AAAGACATCTTGAGTTATAGAAGTAAGATTATTGAATTTTAATTTATTATATGAGTCAAAGTTAAAAAATAGTTTGGGGAATATTACAAAAATAAAAAACAAGATAAGTAAAGCATAAATATTGTTTACAATCCTTATAAAATTTTTATTTATTCCTCCCTGCCATGCCTGTCACACCATAGTTGTTGCTTTCAAAAGGAAGTGAAAAGTCTACATTACGAGTTACTTGATTGAGACCACCTACAGACGAAAAGCTGAACTGTCCGCGTTCAATATCATTGACAGGTGCACCATTAATATAAATTTCGTTATACTTCTGGCTAAGCGCACGATAGCGGAATCGCACTGGCGAGAAAAGAAAGCCTACTCCTGAGGCATAGGCGTTAGAATTGGAATTGATTATGGATACATTCCGTTCCATATTCTCGTCTTCTCCTAGCTGTGCTTCAACGAACGTAAAAGCAGCCTCACCAATACTTGTAGAGTCTACTTGAGCAAATGTTAGTGGGGTATAGCTTAAGGCTAAGAGAGCCGCGATAAGCTTTTTCTGCATAATTAAATAGATTTTGAATACATAAATACTACAGAATGGAACCCCTCAAATGTTGCCATTCTGTATTACTCCTTTCAATACGTAATTAGAGGTATTGAATAACTAATATTTTATTAGAAATCGTTTGTGCGTGTTCGCGTTGTCACTTTAAAATGGATTAATAAGAAGATAGGTGTGGCGTCGTGCCACACCATATCACATCTTCTATAAATAGTATACCGGATTTGAAACAGAATTCTTTCTTTTATTTCTATCCTTTTCGATTTTATCTCTTTGCTCTTCCATCATCTTATCTCTCATCTTTACGAACTCAGAGTTATGCTTTAGAAGTATTTCTATCTCAGACATTGGCATATCTGCTATTTCTTGATAAGAGTATTTACCTTCAAGGATAATCACAATATTATGAAGAAATCCTACATGTTTGTCTCCATCTTGTTGTATAAAGAAAGAATCAACAGCTCTAAACCCTCAACCCTCGTATTATTAAGAGCCTTACAAGTTTGAGAAGCACAAGTCCAGTTTCCTGTAGTTATATTTATTCTTTCTTTTACAAACTCATCTTCTATAGTCTTTTCAATTACTTTAGAAGTAGTTTCCTCTAAAGATAGCATAGCTTCTACCATTACATCTACCCCATCTACATTAGCATCATAAGATTCTTCTAAGAACTCTTCGCTATCCCAGTTCTTATCATTTCCTTCAAATGTATATGTATCTATCTTATTAATATAAGAAAGTAGTATACAAGCAGATATAGTTTTAACAACATCTGGATTTTGTAAGTTATATATGAAATCAAACTTGGTATCAATAGATTGATATTTTAAAGCTTCAGGTATAAGTTGTGCAAATGTTTCACACACATACGATTTAATAGCTTCTCCTAATGCTATATTAGATAGTAGTGATGGGTTATTTAAAGTTATAACCACTCTTGCGTCTTTATCCTTAACTTCTATAATCTTATTAGCTAAAGACTTAGCAATACAAGTTTCAAAGTCATCAGACTCTTTGTATGATAGTTTAAGAGTATCATCTATCTCTTGCATAGCCTTTATGAATTGCTTTTTGATATCAAGCTTAATAGTTCCTTTAGTTCCACAAGTTGCACATTCAACTCCGTATGGTACTTCTTGTATAGCATTGGCTGCTGCTCCTGCAAGATAGATATAAGATAAGTCATCATAAGATATATAGTTCATTAAAGCATCTGTAGTTATATCTTCTCCGTCAGCACATAATGGCGTACTTCTTTCAAGTATAGCCTCTACCACTCTTTTCTTAATCATTATATCTTGACTCATTTGAGTAAGTCTTACAATCTCAGTTATTATTGCTGGTTGATGTATTTCAAATACATTAAGCTTTAGATTTGAGTTAGGTAAATATACTTCAACAGAGTTTCCTCTTTTTTGTCTTGATAGTAATTTCTTAACTTTATTTTCCTTTGCTCTTTTATAAGAGTTTAAAGGCTTTTCTGAGTATTTAACATAAATGCTCTTATCTCCTATAACTTCAGCAAGAGAAGGTTCTCTTGTGAACTCTTCATCTTTATCAATCACTTTAGGAGCTACTTGTGGTTGTGGTTGAGTCGGAGCTTCAATTACTTCAGATTTAACTGCAGTATCTACAACTACTGTATCATCTATTTTATTATCAACTAATTTATCCATAGCATTTTCAGCAATAGTTCCATCTTCTTGGACAGTATGTCTCATATCTCCAACTGTACCTTCAGCTTCATCAGCTTTAACAGCTCTTGCGATATCAAGAAGCTTTATATAAGGTATTTCATCTATTTCTTCATCTGTATACCCGTGTCTTCTTAATACTTCTACAGCTTCATTTCTATCTTTCTCTGTATAAGCCATATAATCTTCAAGTCCTGTATCTAAAGCACTATTTATCTTTTGTATTTCATCTTGGTCAAGATTTGGTATAATACCTCTTTCTGAACCTTGTTCTTGTGCAGTTCTTTGCATATTTAAAGTAAGTGCTCTTGCTTCAGAAATATCAATTACTTCAATATGTCTTTTATTAGGTACAGGTTGTGTATCTACATTCACTTCTGTTGGCTGTACAGGTTGTGCAGGTGTATACTCCTCATTTACTGGTGTAGACGCAAGTTCTGTTAAACTAGGTCCTTTTGGTACATCAGGTATTTCATTTTGTCCTAATGTTTTAGAAAATTCCGCTAAGCTCATTTTGTTTTCCATTTATAATTCCTCCTTGTTTATTTAAAAAAGTTTTTACCATCAACTATATTTACACTGACTTGTGTATCATATCCATCATCAAATAACTGTACCTTTTCTCCAGTTATAAGAGTTATCTCAATAACCGAAATAGATTGGTCTCCAGTTATCTCATCACTTATTGGATATAAAGATACATCAGACACAACTGGATAATCACAATATGATGATATTTGTTCTTGTAATTCCATTTGCTGTCTTGCAAGTTCTTTTGAGTTCATAATGAAGTGTCTTCTTGAATGTAAGTTATAACCCATTTTAGGCATTTCCGGTATAGTACCCGGAACCATAAGTATCAGATTTATTAAAAAGTTTACTACACTTCTTATATCTTCATATCTTTCATTTGTATTAAATTCAGATAGTCTCATAGGGGTTTCTATAACAGACTTAAGATTTAAAACATCGGTCTTTACAACTTTCATATTACACCTCCTATCTTTAAAACATCCCTTTATCGTGGTGTTTTGGAACATTTTTGTAAGAAATAAAGGTTTAATGAGAACTTAACAAGAAGTTCCCTACTTCTATAAGTGTGGGTTGAATTGTTAGAAAGGAGAAAGAATATGAAAATTAAGATAATACAGAAAGCATATAAATTTAGAATATATCCTAACTTAGAGCAAATTATTTTCTTTTCTAAGACTTTTGGTTGTGTTAGAAAAGTATACAATCTTATGCTAGATGATAGTAAAAGGGGTTATGAAGAGTATAAATCGACAGGAATTAAAACTAGATATCCCACTCCAACTAAATACAAAGAAGAATATCCTTATCTCAAGGAAGTTGATAGTTTAGCACTCGCTAACGCATGGATAAACTTAAGAAAGGCATTTAATAATTTTGTAAGGAATAAAGCGTTTGGTTATCCTAAGTATAAATGCAAATCTAATCCTGTTCAAAGTTATACTACCAATAATCAAGGTGCTATTTATATTGATAAAGGATATATTAAACTACCTAAACTTAAATCGTTAATTAAAATTAGATTACATAGAGAAATAAAGGGTATTATTAAGAGTGTCACTGTTAGTAGGAATAGTATTAATCATTATTTTGTATCTATACTATGTCAGGAAGAAATAGAAGAATTACCAAAGACTAATAAAAATATAGGAATAGATTTAGGAATAAAAGAGTTTGCTGTTATGAGTGATAATACAAAAGTAGAAAATTTAAAACTAATGAAGAAATATGAAGATAAACTAAAAAGAGAGCAAAGAAAACTATCGAAGAGATGTAAACTAGCAAAAGATAGCAATAAACAGCTAAAGGATAGTAAGAACTATCAGAAACAAAAGAAAAAAGTAGCAAAGATACATAATAAGATAAGAAATAAGAGAAAGGACTTTATAAACAAGTTAAGTACAGACATTATCAATAACCACGATATAATATGTATCGAAAACTTAAATATAAAGGGAATGTTAAGAAATCATAAATTAGCAAGAAGTATATCAGATGTAAGTTGGAGTGAGTTTATAAGACAATTAAAATATAAAGCTAATTGGTATGGAAGAAAGGTAGTAAGAGTACCTATTTCTTATCCGAGTAGTAAAACTTGTTCAAGTTGTGGTAATATAAAGGAAACTCTAAAACTATCTGAAAGAATATATAAATGCGAATGTTGTGGTTTAGAAATAGATAGAGATTACAATGCAAGTATGAATATATTAAGAAAAGGTTTAGAAATATTAAAAGAAGAAAAAATAAGTTAGAAAATATATTAGGGTAGGGACTATCCGAAGAGCTTGGTAAATATATGTGGCTAACAAAAGCACATACTTCCCAAGAAGCTCCCTCTTTTACGAGTGGGAGTAGTTCACCCGAAAGGAGAAGAACTATGACTGAGAAACAAAAAGCGTTTCATGAAAGAAATAAATATAGGAAGAATATAGGTAATTGTGTTATCTGTAAGAAGCCTACTACTTGGAACGAAGAGAAAGGAAGATATGATAGATTTTGCTCAGATGCTTGTGTTAAGAAGTACGTAGAGATAAGAAATAAAAGAGTTCTTGATAAGTATGGTACTACAAATCTTGCAAGTATTCCTGAGTTTCAAAAAGATAAACTTATGGCAAATAGAGGTATAGCTAAGACTTATACATTTAAAGATGGGGGTAGAAAGATAGTTCTATCTAACATAGAATATCAAATACTTGAGTATTTAGACGGTGCTGGATATACTTCAGAAGATATAGAAGCACCAGCAAGTGTTGTAATACCTTATAGATTTGAAGGAAAGAATCTAAACCACATTCCTGATATATTTGTAAGACCGTTAAATCTTATTATATCAGGAAAAGATGGACTTGATAATCCTAATATGAGTCCACACTTCTTAAAGGATAGAAAGAAGAATATTGCTATCTTTAAAGAGATACTTGATAACTATAACTTTAACTATGTACAAGTAGAAGGAGAAAGAGAAGTTAAAGCACTTGAATCTACAATGATAACTATACAAAAGCTTATGAAGAAAAATGGTAGGGTGGTTATACCACCAAGAATTGATTTCGCTTTATATAGTGAAGGTTTCTTTAGTGGTCCAAAAGTAGACCCTAAACTTAGGAATGTAAACTTTCCTTGCTTTGTACTAGAAAACAATAACGGAGCTTATTCTGCATATATAGCAAGAGATTATGATGGTATTGTGTATTATGTTACAGATAATGGTATTATGCTTGGTATGAATGCTTTAGATAGTAAAAATTATGACACTTTAGAAATGTACTATGCTACTGGAGCTAAACTGAACTATGATTTATTCGCAAAAAGAAATAAAGATGAATCTATGCTATATATAATAGCTAAAGCTATTCTTGGAGAAGAGTATTTAGATTCACATGTTATAAATGACTGGATAAAGGCTTTCGATAGAAAGTGCGTACACGAAAAGTATAAGGACGCACACGCTAGAGTTAAACTAGAAGAAAAGGAATTAGATGATATACTTAAGTATAAGACTATAGATGAGGTGAAGACTAAATGAGCGAAATAATAAAGATGATAGCTGAGTCTGAGCTTTTTAATCCTATTAAGAAAACTACACTGTATTCAGAAGCCGCAACTGAAAAGGGTATGGTTCCTATATATGTAATACTTACATCTGGAGATAGCTTAATGTCTAAGATAATAATGGGATTTACAAACTCAAAATACTCACACGCTACTATAGCTATGAACTATTACGAAACTGTATCTATGGGAACTACTTCTAAAAACTATGGAGTTGCGGTTGAGTCTATATTTGAATTTCCTGATAGATGGAGAAATAAAGAGATGAAAATAACCCGTAGATATATTCCTATAGATATATATGAGAAGATGGTATACAATATTGAGCAATTCAAAATGAATTATAAAAGAATAGATTATTCATTTGGGAAGTTATCAAGATTTGTCAAATGGTTACCACATAAAAGAATAACAAGTTACAAAAATCAAACTTCTTTTATATGTTCCGAATTCGTTGCTCTTATACTATCTAATATAACTGACTTTAATAATAAGCTTAAAAAGAATGTAGGAAGAGGTAGTAGATTCATTATATCTCCAAAGGAAGTAGAACTTAAGATAATGGATACATTTGAGACTATTTATGAGGGTTCTGTATTTAGTGTACCTATGGAATTATTATATGAATCTGATAAGCAATATATTAAGGTTAAGAAAACTATTGTTGAGAGATGTAAGCAAAGACTTAAAGAAGATATGGAAAAACTTAAAGTTGGAAAACAATATGCTGAAAATGAACTTCCATCTATATGGAATTCACCGGCAGTCCTTTCTGCAAAACTTAAGGCTTTGAAAGAAGCTGAAAGAGTGTTCTTAGAGGATACTTGCAACATTAGTATTTTTTAATATATATTATATCAGTGTAGCAACGAACTACAATAATAAAAAATCAAATTTAAGGAGGAAAAGATTATGAACAAATTCATCGTAAAGAAGCCACAAGGAAGAGTGGTGATTGGTAGTATTAGTGAAAAGGTAAATGATATCATTGAGAATGCAAAAAGTTCTCAATTAGACATCGGTCTTACACCAAAGGTTGATGTGAACGGAAAGGTTTACGATTTTGAATCATCGAGAGGATTCATTCGTAGAGAAACTAGAAAGTACAGATTGTTTGATAGAGTGCTAGAGTTAGAAGGTACAGTATATGGTATCGACAAAAATGAAAACACTGGAAAATACAGTGCAACATTTTTCCAACCTGACTTTGCAAGTCCTGATGAAATCACAGGACAAAAGGTTTCAGTTGACGAAGTTCTAAAGAGAACTTTTGAAACTATGAGAGACCTTCACCAATTAATGTTAGATTTAAAGTATTGGGAAATCCCAGCAAGATGTCTTTCAGATGTTGCAAACAACGGAACTGGTGCTGTTGAGTATAAAGGTTTCGTAGGACTTGACTACGCATTTGGATTACTTACAAATGAAGATGTTAAGTTTACAAGACTTATGTCTATGCAATATGAAGCTGGAGAAAGAGATATTGCAAAAGACTTAATCAATATGCTAACTGGAGAAAACTTAGATGCTGCAACTGTAGTACCTACAACAACAGCTGCTTCTGCATTCGTTAGTGGGAACGATATAACAAGCGTATTCACTGACATCAGAAAACCACAATCATTCGGAACAAAACTTACTGCACATGGTACAGTACAAACACCTAAGTTCGCATCTGTATTCGGTGGAGGTTCAGCAAGAACTGAAGCTGGAGATGACGCCATCAAAGGTGGGGCTTTCAAAGGCTTAAAGAAAAAATAAAATAATTTGGCTGGGGTTTCCCAGCCTTTATTTTTAGTTTTCAAGCACTTTATAAACAATTTTTTAAGGAAAGGAGCTGAATATAATGAAATTCAATGATAAAGATATAGATAAAAAAGCAGAAGATATAAACCTTAAAGTATATGACCCTCGTGAAGCTACGAGAGAAATATCAGAGTATTTCGGTGGGACAGGTATCACTAAACATCACCCACAAGTCTTAAAATTGATTAGTGATTATATGACAAGAAACGCAGATGCCTTGTCAACTCCACTTCTTGAAGTTGTAGTGTTTGGAAACGGAGAAAGAAGAAAGTTTTTACAAGCCTATAATATAGATGAGGGAGAGTTTAGAGCATTTGCAAGAACTCACAGAATTTTAAAGCTGGGTTGGGATACACCCAACGACCCGTTATCACTTGCTCTTTTACTATCGTTTCTACATACAGGTAAAAGAGAGTTCTTGGAGTTCTTAGGTGTTAAGTTCTTAACTGGACTTATGTATAAATACTATACGAAAAACGGTAGTTTGAATCCGGGTATAATGAGATTCATTTTGTATGGTGTTAAAGATGGAAAACCTGTAATGTCTCAAAAGTATTTACTTAAGTCTGAAGGTAGCTCTGTAGGAATGGTAAAGGCTGTTATGAGAACGGTTGCAGAAGATTTCATTCAAACTAAATTCAAAAAAGATGAGCTTTTAATAGATGATGTAATTGTCTATATTCTTATGTCTATAAGAACTCGTATGAATCTTAATATGCGTGGAGTAAGAGATTTATATGACCAATACAAGAATGAAAGAATGTATGACCAAAAAGACATATTGAATGAAGATACTAATATTACAGTAGAGAATGAAACTGTTAAAATTGCGTCTTTAAAAGCTTCAATATCTGAAAAGATAAACCGTGGTCTTGATATGAACTTAATTAAAAGAACGAATAACTTATACTATTATGAAGAGTTTAAAGTAGTATATGCTGACCACTTAAATGATGTAATAAACTATTGTCACTATCTAGTAGACTTCTATGCTGAAAAGGCACCATCACTTTCATTTGAAGCAATGAAAAGAAACTTTGTTTCTGTGGTGAATCGTGCTAAAGGTATTGATGATACTTTCCCTGAACAAATGAAATCGGAATATCAAATAAGAGGAAGAGAATGGTCAAGAGCGTTCTCAAGATTCCATATCGTTTTAATATACGATATAATAATAAGAATGGATTAGGAGGGACTTACAATGGCGAATAGCAAAATTGAAAAGTGTAAAGAAAAGCTATTACAAGGTCTTCTTATAGCAGAAGGTGGAAATGTAAAAGATGCACCAAATTATAATCATTATAAATTGTACTTTGATGCAATGGATGATAAGGAATTTATAGACTTTGTAAAAGGTGGAGTAATGAGAGTTAAGGTGCTTCCACTTGAACAAACTTTCAAGCTAGAAGACATAGTTAAATCTATGAAGACTGTGCTTGGTAGAAACTTTGAAGAAAAGGTTACTCTACCATTTATGATGGACGACCCAGATATAGGAACTTTAATATCAGATAAGAAAGTAATGATACTTAGACTTCCTACAATAAAGCTTATGCAAACAGCATTAGGTGAAAATAGACACGCTGAAACTACAACTATGAGAGACAAATCAAACCAAGTTGTAAACCAATCTAAAGGTGCTGGGGTTTCAGATATGGAAGTTGCACAACTTCTTGCAGCAGGATATGATAATACTATTAAAGAATTTTATACATTTAGAGCTGATAATGATATAGCCAAAAATGAAGCTTATTCTAATATATCAAGAACTGGTAGAACTAATATACCAGAAGCTCCAGAAGAAGGTAAAGTTGCTTTAAAGTACATTACTGCATGTTATGTCGGAATGGGTATAGACCCTGAATTTATAAACTTAGAAGAGAATTATGATAAAGTGATTGGGAGGTTAGAAAATGGAAACTAATAAAAATGCAAAGAAAGCAAGAGTATTAAAAGCTCTATCAATATTTATGCTGATAATAATGGCTATGAATTTTATTATGGCTTATATGGTAGCAAGACATTCATCTGGAAAAGAATTAGACAGATTAAGAGAAGAAGTAGAAGCTTTAAGATATGAACTTAAACTTGCAAAAGAAGAAAACGATAGTCTATCTGAAAGAATAACTTCAGTAGAAGTCGTAAGTAATACAAATAAGAAAATGATAGTTGGAACAAGTGATGATATCAAAAAGACTTGGGGAAGTGTTGTAAAACCAACAGTACCTGTTAAAACTGAAGATAAACCTGTTCCTCCTAAGAAGGATACAAAACCAGCTGTAGTACCAGCTAAGAAAGAAGTTAAACCTGTACCAGTATTACAAGATAAGAAAGATATAGACATAAAGAAATATGAAGCTGAAAAGTTCAGTGTTCCTAGTAATAATACTAAGTCAAAGCATATTGAATTTGCACCTAAAGGATATAAAGATGTAGAGACTGATATAATAAGAGGAACTCTTAAAATACCTGATTCTCCACCACTTGCTCTAGGTAAGAAAAAGCTTATAGAGAAAAAGATAGTTGATAAAATAGATACACCTAAAGAAGAGGAAGAAGCTATCGTAGTTATAGAGGAAGAAGAAACTCCAGCACAGAAGCCTAAATCAAATAAGATAGTTAAATATGATATAATAATAGCTAAAGCTAAATCTTATGGAACTGATGTATCTTATCTTGATTATGAGTTCTTAGATTATGTATTTGAAGAAGCTGATAAATATAATGTAAATCCGTATGTAATATTAGGAATAATATCAGGAGAATCTAATTTCTATGCAAGAGCTAAGAATAAGAAGTCATCAGCTACTGGACTTGCACAAATGGTTGAAGGTACAGGTAAATACATACATACAACTGTACTTGGATACAAGACACCATATAATCATGAATCACAAAAAGACCCTAGAGTTAGTATAAAATATATGCTAGGATATTTTAAATACTTAAAGAAATATAATTCTTATGATAGTGCTTTAGGAGAATATTGTGGTTCTAAATCTTATTATTCTAAGACTTATAGAAATAAGTTAGTTAATAATATGGTAGCATTAGGACTAAGTAAAGCTGAAGCTGATGCAATATTAAGAGGACAGATAGTTTAAAGGAAAATGTGGGATTACCCACATTTTCTTATTTTTTGTAAAACTCTCAATTAGTTTAATAAAGGAGGAGAACAATATGGATTATTTAAAAGGAAAATTAGAACTTGTGAAAGCACGTAATGTAGAACTTACTAAAGGGAATAGTGGTATTGTTGAAAACTCAGCTAGAATTATGGAGTATTCTCAAAGACATCTGTCAGCATTTGCAACCGATGATAGAACTAAAAGGTTTATAAATGTTATAATGGGATGGACTGCAAATATACTAAACAACGCTACATCAAATAATATCACTCTTTTAAATTTAGAAGATAATATGAAAGAAGTATACAAATGTATATCTGAAATGGAGAGTGAAAAGAAATGATTTATAAATGTACAGATTATGACTATGTCAGTTTAAAGGGTTATACCCACGATATGGATGTAAATAACTTTAATGTCATACAAAAAGCTAGTTATTTAATAACTGATTGTCTGGAATTACAAACTGATGAAAATGAACGTGCGATAAATAGAATGATACAAAATTTACAGGAGATAATAAAGGCAATAAATGAAAATGACAAGATGAGAATTGAGATAAATAAGATACTTGGTGATTTTAAACAAGGAGTGAAATAATGGAACTTAAAGAAGCAAAAGAACTTGGTATGAGCGAAGAAGAAATACAAGCAATGGCAGAACTTGAAATGAAGATAAGTTCTGATTTAGATAATGAACTTAAGCAGTATCAAAAGGTAAGAGAAAAGAGAGCAAATTTCGATATGAATAGAGTTTGCTATCCTACAGGATTTACCACTGTAGATTTTTTCTTGGGAAGAAATAACCCTTCAAGAGTTAAAGAGGGAGAAATAATAAAGAATAGAGGATTAAGAGATGGGGTACTGTTTACAATAGGTGGTACTACACATAAAGGGAAATCTGTATTTGCAATGAATGTTGCTGGTAATATAGTTCGTCCTTTTATACAAAAAGGTATGCCATCTTGGATAGAATACTTTACTCCTGAAGAAGGGCTTGAAGCTGACTGGATGCAAGTGTGCTGTGGACTTGGTAATGATGCTATAAGAAATAACCTTATAAGAATTACACACAGACACAAAGTTAATACATCTATTGAAGGTTTATTTAAGCTTGTAATGGACTTATATAAGCTTAAGACTGAGTCTCCTGATAAGTTTATGTATGATACAGTTAATATGGACGGAGAGCCAACTAAGAAGTTTGTACCTACTGTACTTGTGGTAGACTCTTGGACACAACTTCGTTCAAAAGCACTTGATATAAAAGACGAAGCTTCAAATACATTCCACGCTAGAAGAAATAATATAAATGGAATGTTTTTGGAACAAATGAGACCATTTATGCTTGAAGCAAATATTATGCTATTTGCAATAGTACATGTGGGAGAAAAGATAGGAATAGATGTAATGTATTTGCAAAAGTCTTATTCGGTATTAAATGCTAAGGTCAATATATCAGGTGGTAAACAACTTGAGTTTGAAACTGAATTTGGAATAGTTCTTGATAAATACAAATATGAAAATGCTCAAAAGCTTGAAGATGATTTAGGACTTAAAGTTCCTAACTCTAAGACAGTTGAGTGTACAGTGTATAAGTCAAGATTTGCTATGCACGATAGTACAACTAAATTCAATATAGTATCAGACCCAAATTATGGATTTAACCCACTTATGTCTTTAATGGTAGATATGATGACAATACATTCGGTTCTTGAAGATGCAGGTTCATATAAATACCTAAAAGGAGATAAGGATAATAAGTTTTATAGAAAGGACTTCTTCCCTAAGTTTATGGAAGATAAGGACTTTAGAGCAAGAGCCTTAGAAGCTTATGCAACAAATTTTGAAAAGTATACAAAACATGTGGACAATTTAGCAGAAGTAACTAAGATGAGAAATATCTTAGATGTAGTTTTTTAGGAGTTGATGATTTTAAATGTTTCATATTACAAATACGAAGAAAGCAAAAGAACGTTTACTGAGAATACTTCTTATTACAATAATATTATTTGGTAGCATATCGTACGTTACTCTTAAATATGCTGAGAAAAGAAAAGAAGAAACACGAAGAACTAAGTCTATAAAGGAAAGGGTAGAAGATGTAAAACTCTTCTACTCTCAAAGATTTAAAGCTGATGTTACACTATCTGCTGTAGATGTAAGAGGACTTCACAATACAAGAGTTTATAAAGATACTACAGGACTTGGATTTTATGTAGAAGAAGAGCCAATATTTGCTTTAGATGTTACAGTGGAAGAAGCAAATCTTAATACATTCAGAGTAATAGTATTTAAAGATAAGATGGTTGAACTTCACAAATAACATAATTGCTTTTTATGAATACATATTATAAACATAGAAGACAGCACATAGGGTGAATGTCTTAATTTAATTTTAAATGACTTGAGGAGGTCAAATTATGAGAAACGTAGTAAAAGTATTGGCAATTATGGTATTAGGTTTAGTATTAGTAGCTTGTGGAGTTCAAGTTCCAAATAACCCAGATGTAACTTATGACAGAAGTAAAGATTATTTCTCTAACTTATTCATTGATAAGATACATGTTATAGAAACTGGAGATACGATTGGAGCAAGAGTTGCTGAACCGGCTGATGTAGATAAGGTTGTAACTGTAATGCAATCAGTTTATAAAGGAGTATCTGTAGGAGATACTGTTGATAGATTAGACGCTATCTATGGTAACCATTTAACAAGCATCGCATACTATGGTGATGACATGAGATTTGGAAAGCACATGTCTGTCACATTTGTTTGGGGGGATGAAGAGGTTGAGCTTACAGTCCCAGCTTCATACGATGACAATAATAAGTATCTAGTTATGCCTTTACAAGTCAACGAAGACATGATGAAAAAGGCGTACAAAATGGCAAAAGACATCAACCTAACTAAAGAAGAAATGGAAGAAGAAGTTGCAGCTCAATTCTTCCAACCTACACTTCTTATCAAAAATGGTGAAGAAGGAGTAGAATATGTCGAATTTGAAAAGGCTACAAATATTGAAGAATACATCAGCCTTACAGATAATGATATAGAAACAAATTACGAATTAGCTCATGATGATGATAAAGAATTCGTGACTGAAATTCTAGTTCGTAATCAAGGTGTGTTCTTACCATTTAATAATATGAGTGAGGATATTGATAGTCTATCAGACGGAGTATATACAAAACTTAAGGCTGACCTTGCAAAGATAGACGCAATGGCTGGAAATAAGATAGGAGCATTCTTATCTGTCACATATTATAAACATGGGGAAGAAATAGCAACTCTATACTATGCACTAGATGAGGAGCTATTTGTAACTGAAGACATATCACTTGAGTTCAAAAATGGTAAAACAAAGAACGGTATAGATGTTCTTCACTATGCTTTAGGGTTATAAAGATAATAGGGTGGGCTTGTCCTACCCTTTTTATTTTTTGTATCTATATATTATTAATATAGAATAAAAGGAAAGGAGTTGGCAATATGAAAGAATTAAAGACAAAATCTTATAGAGAAGTAAAAGAATGGGGTACAATGATAGATAGATTCAATGGTAAGGGAAACCTTATACCACATGAAGGAATGGTATCTAAAAATAGAGGTAATATGTTTTCCAATGCTTCTACTCAATATCGTCCTTGTGAGTCTGGAGAAGTACCAATAGTAGATACTTTGTATTCTTATGATATACTTAAGTCTACTAAGAATAGATTTGCTGATAATGATTATGTACTTTGTAAATCTATTAAGAAGTATATTGGTGGAGTGTATTGTGGTGTAACATCTCATATTTTGTACGACCCGGTAAAAGAAATGTATCACTTTGTGGAATATCATCAGTACGAAGAAACTGGTGCTGGGTATGGTGTTAAGATGGTAGATGATTTAGAAAACTACAAAGAAGGAGACATAATACCTAAGGGTGAGACTATGGTAAGGACAAACTCTTATGGCGATGATATGGAATACAAATGGGGAGTAAATGCCTTATCGGTACTTTCAATAGATGTAAAGTCAGTTGAAGACGCTGGACTTATATCTGAGTCTCTTGCTCAAAAGTTTGCAGGTTGGGCTTATGCTGAACATGAAGAAATCATAGATGTTGATAATGATATCTTAAAGAATGTATATGGAGATGCAACTGTATACAAACCATTTCCATCAGTAGGGGACGCAATAGAAGATGAGATACTTCTTGCAATCTCAAAGCAAAGAGGAGAGTATCAAAGAATTAAAATGAACTACGGAACTAAATCTGTTAATAAGACAGATAGAAAGATATTTGCAAAAGGAGAAGTTGTAGATATTATCTGTCGTCAAAAGATGGGAGAAACTTGTCAAAATACTTATCTTGCTGCACTTATAAGAGCTACAAGAGAATACGAACAAGAAGTCTTAGAAGCTTTAAGATATTACTATGAAAATGATGAAGACGCAACTTTTAGCTATGACTATATTGACAGATTCAATCTATATAAAACTATCTATGATAAACAAGGCGGTTTTAAATACAAAAAGATATTATCCAAGAAAGCTGTAGTTTTAAAGATAATAACTGTAAATAGAGAAGTTCCAGTAGAAGGACAAAAGATTACAGGTAGATGTGGTAATAAGTTTACAGTATCTGATACATTTAAGACAGGTAAATATTATACAAAGGAATTTGGTAATATTGAATATCTAGGAAACTGTCTTGCATTATTTAATCGTGCTATTATGGAAGTTCCTATGGAGATGTATCAAACTTACTTATCTATGATACTTAAAAGAGCTGTAGAGCTTAAGCTTAAGCCTGAAGAAGAGTTAAAGGAAATAATACTTAAAGTTTTATCTATTATGGATAAGAGCTTATATGAAGCGTATAAAGATGAATTTGAAAGCGATAGTGGTTGGGAAGACTTCAAGAAAGACCCTACTATATATTGGTATCAATCAACTTACCATAGTGGAACCACAATAAAGACTTGCTATGAAGCTAGAAACTATCTAAACTCAGTTGGAATACCAGTTAAGAGAACTGCAGTTTATATGTCTACAGCACATGGAGAAAGATACTTAGGAGATGTATTCGTATCTAAGTTATTTATAACTCCACTTAAGCAAGTAGCTGGAACTCAGTTGTCTTTAAGAGCAAAAGGTTCTTATGATACAAGAGGACTTGTTCTTCGTACACAAGAAGGAAGAATAAGAAATACTCCAGTTAGAAAATCATCACTTGTTGCTGACGTACAAGCAAATACATTACACCCTGATGATTTAAAATATATAAATAGTATTACTGAGCAAGAAAGTATTCAAAATGCAAACGCACTTCTGATGGCAATGGGAGTAGAACTTGTCAATCCAAATTACATAGAAGACAAGTAATGATATTTTGAGTATATATTATATATGTGTAGCAAGTAAAATTAATATTAAAAATTTAAGGAGGAAAAATTATGAAATTAAAAGTTAAGAAAAGTGAAGTTCTAACACAAGGAACTGGAACAGCGGCAAAAGCGGCAATGAGAGATGTAAAGGAAGCTGAAGAAGCTAAGAAGAAAGAGTATGAAAAAGAAGTTGAAGAAGTAGTTTTAAAACCTATTTCAGCTGCGGAACAAAAGGCAAGACGTGATATCAAAGTTAATAAGCAAGACTTAGCTTCTTATCAAGAAACTGATAAGATGATTACTGTAACTTTTGATGGTGTACATTTGAATGATGAAGATACAGTAAGAAATGCAATGCTTAACTCACCCGATTTATATGGGTATATTACTAAGAAAGTAAATCCTAGAAACTACCTATTTGGATGGGTTAAGTATAAAGACTTTGTATTACCTACTTATGATTTGGAAGTTGTGTATGATACAAAGCATAAGAAATACCTTGCATATTCACAAAAGTATGCAGATTATGTACCTGTGGATGAATTACAACCAGTTGTACTAAATCATTATAGTTATGGAGAATCAGTAACTGTGAACTTTGATATCTACAAATATTTGAAGTTTGATGGAGTATTCTTTACACCGGGTACTGGACTTAAGTTTGCAACTGATGTAACAAGCTTTGGTTTAATTGATATGTCTCAATTATATCTAAGAAGAGCACAACTTGCAAAGAATATAATTGTACACTTCTTCGTTCCTGTAGAAGAAACTGAAGAAAATCAAAAAGCTATACCTTTAATAACAAATCTAACTGGGTATAGAAATGACATATCAGGTGGAGTTACAGACCTTGTAAAATTCACATACGAATTTAGTCCATCTGAAACAAGTAATTTCTCAACTCAGTATGTAAAAGAGTTCATAGGTGCTAGAGAATTTGCTATTCCGCACGAACTTGTAACACAAGCTAAAACTATCTGTAACGCTATAGAAGCAAATAATGTTACAGCTAAACAACTGGAAAAGTTAGCAGATATCTTAAAGATTAGATTTGATGTGGTAGTATCAGAAGAAATTAGACAAAGCATTAAATTTAATCTGCCTGTCTTAACTGAAAAGAATAAGGCAATTTATGAAATGACAGATATGACAGAAGAAGAATACAATATGCTGGTAAATGGAATAGAGATATCTGAAGGTGTCTATGGATTTGATGAACTTGTATCAGCTTTTAAATCAGGGAATTACGACACAAAAGATGTTCAGTTCATCTTAGATAAATTCAGAGAATCAGTAACTTTAAGATAGTCAAATAATATTTAAGGAGGAATAAATTATGAATAACCTAAAGAAAGAAATGGAAAAATACGTGGCAGATGGATTAAGAGATATATTGGTTTGGAATAACAATAATGAACTAATATACTTATTGGTAGCATTAATGCAAGGGAAAGCTATCATTAAAAGAAGTTATCCTGAACTAGAAACTGATATTGAGTTGGAATTTAAGAATATCAATGGTATTCCAGTTATCAAGAGATACGACGTTGTAGGTAATGAAAACTTACCACCAACTCTTGAGAATATAGTGGTACACTTGCAAGGAGACGTGGAAACGCATGTGGAAAACTTCGTGCAAGATTTGGTAAATATTGAAAATGCTTTATATAGTGTGGTAGGACAAGCTATGCAACAAAACTACGACTTGTCATTCTTAAGAAGTGAAGGACTTACTTATAGATACTTCACTGACCCAACTGCAGTGAATGACGATATAGGACCGTTGAGAATAACTGCAATGATGATTAAAGATGAAGATGGAGATGACATATTGATATTCAAATATTCTACAGATAACGCAATCAATATCGCGTTTAAATCAGATATTGAAAGAACTTCACAACTATAAAGGAAATGGTGGGACTTCCCACCTTTCTTTTTTGAAAGGAGAATAAATGAAGCTGAGAAATAGAATAAGGGAAAGACTATCAATTAACTCAATAAATGAAATGGTAATAGATAGTAATAGAAGAGAGCTTAAAAATATAGTAGTTGATATTCTAAAGACTGTAACTGGGGTTAGACTTTATGGTTATAGAATGATACCAGTTAATCTTGAAGAAGATTTTAAGATGACAAATATTGACTATATGCACAAGACTAAAAATAAAGATGACATTTATATAGATATGTCAGATGATGTAATATCTTGTATGGAATGTTATTTTGTATTATCAGAAGATAAGATATCAAAGCATACAGTTGGATATGGTAAAGCAAATACAAGAAGAGAAATATCAACTCTTCCAAAGCTTGATTGGTTTGATGAGAAGTTAAGAGCTGAGATACTAACATATCCACTTGATATAGTATCACCAAATAAAGATGTTGATATATCTTTGCAATCTCTTCTTATAAGAGTTAATTTGTACATTCCAAGACTTGTTAATAATGTAATAAGACTTAATGGGAACCATTACTTCAATAAGTTCCATATACAAAATGACATAACTCTAACTAAAGAAGGGAAATTAAAATATCAACATCCAAGCTATGTTTCATATATGTACTTTGATGATAGCAAGAATACAAAGAAAACTATATTTGTAACATCAGCATTTGGTAAAGTATACAACTCACTTCTATTCTTAGAAAAAGATGAGAGTTTAACCGAAGCTCAAATAGAAAATATATTGTCTCCTATTGAAGATGATGATGATGAAGTAAAAGATTACTACAGAACTCTTATCAAGAATACAATAGAAGATTTACAATTCTTAGATAGAGAAGACCCTGATGTTGAAAATATAAGAGATACAATATCAGGAAGAGATGTGAGAGACGCTATGTATTCATATATAATAGCACAAACATCTGATGGTAAGAATGAAGAAACTATATCACTTCATACATCTCTAAGAAGTAAGCTTAGAAATGAGATTAAGAAAGGTCTTAAGATTACAGGAAGAAGAGCAAAGAAGCAAAACTTAGAGGATTATCGTTCTAAAGTAAATGTAGACCCAAGAACTGTATGTACTATTATTAAGAATAATAATCAATATAGTATTACAAAGTCTGCAAATGAAGTTGATATCTATAACTTCTTTGGTTATGTATCTAATATAGAAGATAGCGAAGAGTTAGAAAGAGATAGAACTTTCACGATAGCACAATTAGGTATTATAGACCCAATAGGAACTTCAACTTCAGAAAACGTGGGACTTGCTGGTGGACTTGCATTTTCAATACCTGATATACACTTATCACACAAGGAGGAATAAAGATGGAATTAGATGAAAGAGTAATGGATAAAATACTTGCTGATGTAAAGGAAATTGTAGCAGAAGCTGATGGGACTTTGAGATTTATTTTCTACTCTCCTTATTCAGAAGAAGTGGAAGAAGATAAGGATACAGAAGTAGATAGTAGAATTGAAGATTTAAGAAATGTTATAATTGCTAAAGAAAACTATATAACTAAGCTTATGACTGAAATAGAAAGTAGAGATGCAACTATAAAACTTCTTGAACAAAAATTGGCTGGTGGTAGAAATGACTAGGAAAGAGCTTATAATAAGAGCGATAGAAGCAAAGGAAGTAAAGCTTGATAATGATAATAAGTTTATGATTATTCCTAGTGAAGATAGGACTGAGGAAATCTCAGTTCCTATTGATGAATATAATTCAGCACTTATGGATTATAAGTATGGAAAGGATTATAACTTTTAGGAGGAATTATGGAAGTTAAATTAATGATAATGCTGGTTATAATAGGGCTTATAGTAACTGGAGCAAACTTATTGCTTTACTTTCAGATAGAGAAACTTATTAAGTTCCTTAGAGAGTATAAGATAGAAAAGACAATGTCTTTAAAAGCTGACTTAGATAGATTAGAGCAAAGTCTAGCAATGTATGCCTTTATGGAAATGTCGGATAAAGAAAAGGAAGAATTTACAGCAGAAGTTAGAAAAGATATGGAGGGAAAAAATGGGAGATAAATATGTATTATTTACAAGTCTATCAGCAGTAGCTACACTGATAGCTTCAATGGCTTTATATAAAGCAAATCTAGCTAGTAAAAGAGTTGATGACTCAATAAAGAAAGCTGAGCTTGAATTTAAAGAGATTGCTGATAATATTAAAGAGGAAAGTAAAGAAGAAAAGGAAGTTGTAGATGTAATGTCTATAGCTACTCCAGAAGAACTAGCTAAAGGGGATGCAGTTGATGCTTCAAGAACTAGAATCTGTAAAGCTATAGATGATGTGAAGATAGCAATGTTTGATGAAATAGAAAAGTTAGTTCATATCAAAAATAGACTTGAAGCTGATTTGGATAGAGACCCAAGTGATGCTATAGCTGTTGCAAAACTAGGAGAAATTAAGACTCTTATAAAGGTAGCTTCTAAATACTATGAGTTGGAGGTATAATATGCTTGATGCTATAGTATCATTTATGAAAGGTATAATATTTGGTATAGGACTTGCATACGTTATACACTCAACTTATAAGCTTATAACTCGCACAAATAAAGACATCAATAAAGATATTGTAAAACCTGAAAGAAAGGTAATTGATGGAATGGATGAGATAAATAAGCATTATGCTTTAACTAAAATGGAAGTTATAGAAGAGAATATAGCAAAGATAGAAAGTTCTATGCACACAAATGGTTTCCCTGTAATAAAGAAGCAAACTATTAATTCTTTAAAGTATTACAAAGATTGGCTTACTAATAATGGTTTTGCTTCAGAATATGTAAGCAAATACGATAGAAGTATATTAGTAAAGAAGATAGATAAGTTACTAGAAAAGACAGATAAATAATATATTAAATATTGAAAAGGAGTGATTTTTATGTATGGTGGAGCTATAATAATTGCATTACTTGTGATATTCTTAGGATGGTGTCTAGGAACTGTATGGGGAGAATGGGGTCTTAAAAGAGGAGCTGAAGCTGAAAAGAAAAATCCTCAACTTTTACTTGACAGAATATCTGAGGGGGTTTTCAATACACAAAGGCTTAAACTTTTCACAAAAGAAAGCTGTGATGTTATTATAAATGATTTAAGAACAGTTAAAGTTCAAATATTCAATCATTTAAAATATATGAATGAACATCAACTAAAGGACGCAAATAAGCTATCTAAAGATATAGATGCTGAGATAGATAGACTTGAACATTATAAAGCTCATATAGTTGAGGATAGAGCTTATAAACTAGAAGAATTAAGATATTAAGATATATGTGGGGTTTACTCCCCACATTTTCTTATTTTTTGTAAAACTCTCAATTAGAGTTTGTTTTTACGAAGGAGAAAATTTATGGTAAAGATTAAAAGGATAATACTTTCAAATTTTAATAGATTTATAAAGGGAACTAAAAGAACTGATATAGATATAGAGTTCCCACAAGAGTATTCTACTATAATGATAGTGGGAGATAATGGTACTGGTAAATCAACTCTTGCATCTGAGCTTAACTTACTTCCATCTCTTGGAGATGGATATGATATTCTTCAAGGTGAAACTGGAGAGAAGATAGTGTATTTTACTTTTAATAATGAAGATTACAAAGTACATTATATCTATAGACCTCAAGGAGAATCTCATACTTGCGTTGCTGACCTTGCAAAGATAGAAAATGGTAAGCAAGTTCAACTTGTATCCTCATCTTCTGTAACTGAAGTTAGAAATAGAATAAAGCAAATGATAGGACTTGATACTAAACTTGCAAAGCTTACATATTTAAACTCAGAAGAAAAGGGTATAGTTAATATGAAGTCAGGTGCAAGAAGAGATTATATGCAATCTATATCTCCTATAGGAGATACTAAGGACTTAGTAAAGATAATATCAGAAAAATACATTCATGCCAAAAAGACAAGGGAAGCAAAAGAGAAAGAACTAGCAAACTTACCTAGTATTGATAGTTTACACATGGATAGAAGAAATATCAAAAATCAAATAGATGAGCTTACAAATCTTAAGAATAAGGTTAAAGCTGAAAATATCTGTATGTCTGATGAAGAGTTAGAAGATACTATAAATAAGCTCGAGAAACTAGATAAGGACTTTAATATCGTTTGTGATGTCATATCAGCAATAAATGAATATAAGATATTAGGCTCATTGGAAGCAAATGTGTCAGCTAAAGAAAGAGAGCTTACTCTTCTTGAAGGAACTATGTCAGCAACTCTTAAAAATATATCAGAAGCTAGAGTGCAACTTATACAATATGAGAATGCTCAAGATATAGATACAAGTGATTTAAAATCTATGATTGATAATCACGAATTTTTAAAGTTTACTCATGATAAAAAGTATCTTAAATCTCAAGTTGATTTAGATAGATTTGTTTATTCTTATAATACGATTAAAGAGTATAAGAATAGCTTAGATGAAGTTTCTCATATTATAAGTATAGAAGATGTCTATAATGAAAAGAAGCTTGATATAGATAGTATAATCGCTTTAAATAATAAGTTATTATATAGTGTCAATATGCTTGAAATAGAAAAAGAAGAAAACTATGTTTCTCAAGACTTACTTATAGAACCACCTGAAACTTGTCATGATAATACTTGTAAGCTAAGACAAGAGTTTGTAAAGATGAGAGATAGAGTTGACAAGTATGAAAGTATATCTAAAAAGCTTATAGATACTAAAGAGGAGCTTAAGAAAGCTCAGGATAAACTTCAAGTTTCAAATATCTATAATGAAGCTTTAAAGACAGTAGCTCTTCTTAAGAAGACAGCAAGAGATTATGAAGACGTACTTGTGGGTATTGATTTAAGAAAAGACCAAGATGATATAGTTGAAGATATAATATATAATACTAGAGTATACCTATCTTATAAATCTATATCTGATAGATATAAAGAAGCAACGAACACGGATTTCCAAAGAATAAAGGTATCTATTGATAAATGGGAGAAAGAATATAATGAGCTTATATCTAAGTCTCAATCTATTAAAGATACTATACCTAAGGTATCTGAAGATGTTAGAAAGTCTTTATTTTTTGGAATGATAAATGCTGACCTTGTCAAAGAAAAAGATAAGATTCTTCAAGAGACTTTATATCTTCGTGAGCTTATTGCTAAAGAGAAAGAAAAGAAGCAAGAAATGTTTGAACTTGAAATGAAGCTTCGTGATACTGATAGTAAAATAGACTTATTAAATGAAGATTTAAAGAAAGTAGACTTTAATATAAATCTTCATGAGTACATAGAAGAAGAACTCAAAAAAGCCACTATTGATGAAGCTGATACTGAGAAAGTAAGAGAAACTCTTATAAAGCATTTGCCAGTTAAAGTCATGAGAAGAATAATACTAAATCTTAAAGAGATTACAAATTCATTTTTAGAACTTACTGACATTCCTTATAGAGTTCATGATTTTGAAATAACAGCAAAGGACTTTATAATAAGAGTGCAAAAGGATAACTTTGTATCTGAAGATATATCAAAGATGAGTGATGGAGAAAAAGCCATTATGGCTCTTGCTACAACTCTTGCTTTAAATAGTGTAATGATACCAAATTATAATGTCTTTATACTTGATGAAATGGACGCTACATTATCTAAAGAGAATAAAAGAAAGTTTTTAGATATAATAGTTAATTTTGCTTCAGTTAAAGACTTACAAGTATTTGCTATATCTCATAATGAGTATTTCTCATCAACAGAAGCTGACAGCATAGGAGTCTTAGAAATGACACCGGTTGGAGATTTAAAAGTAATACCGTATCTTAATTATATATAATATAAGTGACAATAATAAAAGGGAGGAAAACAAATATGGTTTACGCAAAGTTTATTGAAAAGGATAAGAATATCATATTCCACATAGGGAATAATAGTTTGAATTTTAAAAGAGCAAAGACAAGCGGTGGTATGACAATGGCTACCGCTGTGTCTATTGCAAATGCTATAAATAGAATGATAACTTGGGTTAAACAGAATCCACCGATGTATGAAGACCCAAACGATACAGATTACATGTATCTTATATCAAAGCTATTTACACTTGTAACTAGCTTACAACACAATACGATACAAAAGAAAGTGTCGTTTATAATAGAATTCCAAAGAACCCCTGAAGGGGAAGAATGGAATGCTGTTGCTGCAAAGAAGCATTACTTTACTGAAACTTTAAATGCCTTTGCAAAAGATGAAAGAATATTAGATATTGTAGATAGATACACTTACAATATTGCGGTGGATAATATTCAAGATGGAGATATACAAGATGCAAGACTTACATCATTTGATATCTACACATTCTCAGTTCTATTTACATTCTCAAGAATATTCTACATAAGCTACTTGACTGTAATGGATAATGGGGATTATGTGTCACAAGTTTCAGATGCTTTATTTGGTAGAACGAATATCGAAGATGATGAAGGACTTATAGATGTAATATATCAAAATACTGTAAGAAAGCATTATTCTGAATACATAGGGTCTTTAGATAGAAAGTTTAAAGACAGATTCATATATCAATATCTTGCACCATATATTGATAATAAGCTAAATACAGATAAAACTATAATTGAGAAGTTCTCAGTTGTAGGAGTTAATAAGTATAGTCTGTATCAAAAGGTAGTGTATGAAATGTTCAATGGTATACATAGAATCGTACCATCACTTCCACAAGATGTAGTAAACTATACAGAAACTGGGGAAAAGAAGAATGAAGAGAAAGATGATTTTGACCCTGATGATGAAACTATGAAGCCTGAAGATAGAAAGTTCTACTTTATGAAAATAGCAAAGTATCTATCATCTACTCTTAATAATATCCTAGTAAATGTAATAAGAAACTTCAAACCACCTTATTCTATGAAAAGTGAAGGTGCTGATTTGGGTGCAGAAAAAGATGTATTTGATGCAAGAATAAATGAGAATAAAGAGAACTATTCTTATCTTGTGGATATTAAAGAAGAAGCTGTAAAAGAAGCTTTATCTCTTATAAAGTCCGATACTCTTATTATGGCTCAATCCGTAAATATCTATAAGCACAATCTAGGAAAGCTTATGATATCTTTATATCTTAATATAAGATATGCAATATCAGAACCTGTCAATATTCTCACAATGAATGAGTATAGAACTCTTATACTTCATATATTTGACTTAATCGTGGAAGACTTCCCAAAACTTGCTATGGGACTTTTAGGTAAGATATATTCATCTGTAAATAACGCACAAGTTACTTTAGATGACTTTAAGAAGTACGGAGAGGATAAGATACCAGTTTATATATCAGCAAATATAGATGGAGCACTGAATGCTCTAACACATATCGTTTCTAATAAATATCTATATGCAATAAGAATAGATAAATTGGTTAAGAGTTCTGAAGTTGTTGTAAGAGATGAATTACTTGAGTTTCTAACTGTAGCTACAAACTACTTTAAGCATAAGGAAACTAGAGTATCAAAGCTTGAACTTCACACTATTCAAGAAGATGATATGTGGGACGAAGATGAAGTATTCGCAAATTTTAATTAGGAGGAACGTAGAAGATGAGAGATATATTTTCTATAATAAATATTAAAGATGCTTGTAGAAGAAGAGGATTACCTTATGATGTAATCCTTCCTCTTCTTTTTGGTAAGAAAAGACTTGAGAATTTAGATTTACCAATGGATGAAGTCACATCAAGAATAGCTGTACTTGTTACATATAATAAAACCGATAGAAAGGTTAGAAAGATAGAGTCTACCATAGTTATAACTCTTAATAAGGAATCCGGAAAGGTACTTGTTTATAAGAATAAACTATTTCAAGCAAAAGAAAGATATAGAGTTCCTATAGCAGACTTACCATATTTTAAGAACTTAGAATATCATATAACAAACGTGATACAAAAGAAAAAGACAGGAAAGAAAGCTTGTATGGATTATCTTAAAAATGGAGCAGAAATTGTATGGGACGACTTTGTTGAAAGAATAAAGGTTGACTTACTTAAGAATCAAAGAAAAGATGTTAAGTATACTATGGTGCTACATTATTTCAATAGAGATGATATAGCAGAATTAACTGGTCTTAAGCTGGCTGATTATTACGATGGAGAAACTGATGAAGATGATGCTTGGGTACTTATTTACTATACTGTGCAAGAAAAGGTATCTTATATAAGCTATCAAGTTAATTGTAGTGATTATTTACCTAGAAAATTTATAGAAGATGTCGGTGATGCTATAAATGGACTTGCTGAGTTTATAGAAAGATTGGATATAACTGCGAATATTACGGATTTTATAAAAGAAGTTATGTTTGCAAATCATACAGATAGAAAGTTTATATGTCCGACATACAATAAAGATGTCAACCAATACCTTGGGGATTTATTAGATGTCTGTAATTATAATCATGCTTGGTATAATAAACTTGATAAGCTTTTAGAGATACAATATGAAGAGATACTAGAAGCTTTTAAAATAGTAGGTGACTGACATGAATCCAAAGCAAAAGCTTATAGATATACTTATGAATAGATTTGATGCAAGAAGACAAGGGAATGGTGTGTGGTACACCATTTCTTGTCCATTTTGTGGAGATAGTCCAAATCCACATACAAGACATTGTAATATAAGAGTATCTCCAAATGACAATGCAATGATAGTACATTGCTTTCAACTTAAGTGTCATGCTTCAGGGATACTCACAAGAAAGCATTTAGTTGATATGGGAATATACGATTTAGATATATCAGAGTTTGTATCCAAAAATAAATCAGATACAGAAGCTATGATACACGAAGAAGTAAATAAAGAATTACATCTTGATATAAATACTGATAAGAATAGCAAAGTTCAAGAATATTTTTTAAGAAGAACTAATAAGAATTTAGATGATAATATGAGAAATAAGTATAGAGTCGTAGAAGACATAAAGTCCTTTATAGAACTCAATAAAGATAATATTTCTAAAGAGAGTATTAAAAGACTTACAGAATATATAAAGGAATACAATTATATTGGATTTCTAAATCCTACTGGTACTAATATACTTCTTCGTAATATAGAAGATAATGTAGACAAGAATAAAAGACATATCAAAGTGTCATTTTTAGAGACTTCTAATGTAGCTAGATTTGTTACACATAAACCATACACTGTAGAAAAAGACAATAAGTATGAAGATGATAATACTTATATCTGTATAGCAGAAGGAGTATTTGATATTATAAATACTATGGAATACATAATGCCTGAATGTAATGGTATATGGTGTGCATCTCCAGTATCTGGACAGAGTGGACTTATAAGAGATTTAACTAAATATTATCCTGATAAACATTTCGTGTATGTAGCTGATTATGATGTAGATGATAGAAAGATTAAGGCTTTTATAGAGCCTATAAGATACAGAGTTAAAGACGTAGCTGTAGTTAGAAATAAACTATCAAAAGATGTAGGAGATATGTCAAAGCCTATGGAACTTTACAAATATAATTTATAGTGGTGGCATATAGCCACCACATTTATATTTTTTTTTATCCCTCTGAAGTCTCTGGAGCTGGACTTGCTGGTTTCGGTGGAGTTATCTTAGACATGAGAGCTTGTATAACTTTAGTAAATCCATCATCAATAGCTTTAAAGAAGTTTTCTTTTGTATGTATTCTAAGGTCTATATTTTCCTTAGGAATATCTCTCCAAGCAGCATTAACTCTATATCCTACTTGAACTAGCATACCTCCGAATATAATAAGTTGCTTTACATCATCATAGTTTAGCTCAGCCTTATCTGTATCTGAGAATTGCCATTCAATAGTTTGTCTTGGGTCAATATCTTTTGTAATATCAAGTACAGTCTTAGTTTCAAGAAATCTTGCTCTATCGTTTTCTCTTACTCTTTGATGATGACTCTTACCTTTTCTATCTGTCCAATCAAAACCTACATCAAATCTTTCATCTCTCCATTTATAAGACATTTGAACTATGTATTCGTGTAACTCATCATAAGTTGAACCTTCATACCATTCGTTCTTTGTATCATTCCATCTAGGTTTTAAAAGCCAATTTGGAATAGGAATAGATACTATCTTATTTGTCATAGGGTCAAGCATTTGACCATCTTGTAAGTTGACTTGTCCCGAAGTTAGTTTCTCTTCAGCTGTCATTTCTCTTATTCCTCTTCTAGTTCCATCAAGACAAGGATAATCATACCAAGTATCTGTAGCTATCATAGAATTATCCCAAGCATCGAAGAACTGTTGAGGATTTGTATTAAAGTCTGATAATCTATATGGTTGTGTAGCTATATAGTTACCATCTTGTGAGTATATATGCGTTTTCTCTGGTGTATATTTCATTTAATCCTCCTATCTCATCGGTATTCTAATAGTTATATTAAGCCAGTAGTCGTCACCTATATGCTTATCAAAACCTATAGCAAGACCTTGGAAATATCTTTGTATTAATAAGATACAAGCGTTATGTTGTGGGAACTTAGATTCAAGTGGGTTGGTACCAAATCTACCCATACCTATAACATCTGAATTTTTATCTTTACGAAGACCTTCCATGTAACTATCGTAGTTTATAGATAAGTCATCTAAGTATTCAAGTGACCCGTCTCTATTCTTATTTCCAGTAGGTGTAGCACGATTATTTATACCGTCATATTTTGCAAGCGGTCTAACTTCCGATACATATTGATATATAACTGGAAATCCAAACTTCTTAACTCTTGTCTTTCTTTGTTGTAATTGTTGAGAAGCATTTCTAAAGTCATATTCGTCCATATCAACAAAGTCAGGTTCTCTTTTAGCATCATATACAGATACTTCAGCGTGTTCAAATAGCAAATCAGATTTATTTATACCATCAGGTAATTTAGTTATAAATCTTAAATAATCCATTTGACCTTCCATATATACATCTGGTACAACAAGTAAGTCCTTTGTAACCTTCAAGTTAAATCTTAATGTAAGGACATTTTCTGATTTATGCTTAAAGTTTCCTTTTACATAACCTATATTTTCTATTTTATCTGTAGCTATATCTTCAAGAGTATATACAGAGTTCTTCTTAACATAAGTCAAGAAAGTATCTCTACCCATCTTTAAGTCAAGCTCACGTTTCATATTAGTTTTAGGTAATTCTACAAGCCACTTATCTCTTAATTTTATTCTAGGTTGTCCTGCTAGGAAATACCAAGGAGATGATGTGTTTGTAATATCAGATTCAGGAAGTACCATACGAAGTTGCATTCCACCATCATATTTACTATTTTCTCCAAGACACTTTATAACATCATAATTCTTTAGAGACCCAGAATAAGGAGCGGCTTGAATTGTAGCTGGTGTATCAGCTATAAATCTTATATCTGTAGGGAATATATCAACTACTGTCCATCTAGCATCTGTATACATATCGTAAGGCTCATTTAAAGTTATGATACCTGTACTTGGATCAAATGTCCAGTAGGCTCTGTCATATTGCTGTCCATCTATAAATAGGACAGGGTTATATAGCACGTCAATATTAGATTGAATAGTTATAGCAGTTCTTTGTAATATTCCTGATTGAATATGTACAGCTGTATTCTCTTGAGGAACTATAGAACCCACATGTCCAGTCCTTATATCTTGTACAAGTTTTACAAGTTGACTGAATATATTTGCAGAAGGAATCTTCTCTACATTATTCTCAGTCATACTTTGAGTTATTTGTACTTTCTTTACATATAACTCCAAGTCTCGCATAAGTTCTTGCCACGTTTGTAATCTATCCCCTTCTTTATATCTTATACCATTTAATACCTTTTCGATAATAGCAACAGCGTCAGGATATTCAGCAGCATACTTACCAAAGTTAGCACCTTTATCTAGTTTACCAGCCATATCTTCTTCTTTTATCTTTCCAGATACTTCTATAATATTAGCCCATAATCCATTAGCTATTTGTATACTGTCTCCATCTTTTCTAGTAGCTTGTATCTTTCTTATATGCCATGTCTCTTCTCCACTATCGTCAGCAACAGTCATAACTGTTCCTAGAGGTTCATCAAGTTTAGCTATATCAGGAGTTGCGAGTTGAACCACAAGTTGTCTATTAGATAAATCAGCTTTAGACGCAAGACCTTTTACAGTATAAGGCATAAGCTCAACTGGAGTATCTATATGTATTGCAAACCACATAACTCCATATTTTGAATAAGCATATCCTAGTTCTTGATATATGAACTCAGGATAAGTAAGTTGGAATCCACCATCTACAGTTTGATTTAGATAGTACATTTCATTTGATACAAAGTTTTCATCGCGAAGATTAGCCTTAGCATTTTCTGGAACCTTAATATGTCCAGCTGAATATATTGTAAGCCAGTTCTCATCTATAGGAACTACTATAGACTTAGCACGGTTTTCTAAGGTTGCAAGTTTCCACTTATTATCTGTCTTATCAAAATAACAAGCTGACATTGGTGGTAAACCGTGTCCCGGCTGATGAAATGTAAATGATACAGACTCTTCATTATTAGAAGCATTAAGTGGAACTATTAAATCCCCCGGTGTTAAACCTGAAGCGGCAAAGCTTGTCTTTGTTACTTCTCCAGTATATGGTATAAATGAACCACCATTAGGAGATTTATCACGAAGTATAAACTCTCCATCTATTTGTGTAGGTCTTACCCATACCTTTTCATCTTTATAATAGAAAAGAACTGATAAGTCTACTTTATTACCTATATCTCTTACATAGGCATTATCCTTATCTATTCTGTGATTCTTATAATCCATGTGATACCCGAGTGTATGTCTATTTACTGACTCTCCATTATCCATACCTAAAACCATAGTAGTTTCAAATAAGTAGTTTGTAGGCTCAGTTGGTTTGTCAGGCTTAGTATCCGGGTTTATACAATATACTAAATCAGCCGCTTCATTTGAAGTAAACTTATCATAGTATATTCTTGTATCCTTAGCTCTTTGATTTATCTCAGTTTCTACAGATTCTATTCTTGTATCATGATTTAAAAGTTTAGCTTCTGTAGCTGTTTTAAAAGCTTTATAATCCAAGTATACATCTGTCACAGTAGTTGTAACAGGTTTACCATCAGGTGTAGTTTCTCCTGTATAAATAACACAATTAGCACCATCTGTAACTATACCTATCTCTTTAAACTCTGTATCATTTGTACCTTCTATAGGAACTCTAACTTTAAATAGTCCAGTCGGTATATTCTTACTAGGTATCTTCTTTGCTGTATCTATTAAGAATGAGTGAATAGCCTTAGGTTCAGTTCCTATTGCCGTTGTAGAATTTATATAATTAATTAAGTCTATATATCCTGCACCACGAAGTGGAATAAGCTCTCCTGACTTAACTTTAAGCCAAGCATATCCAGTTTCACTATCTATGACAAGTTCCCCTACCACTATATTAGATTCATCATAATTTTGATGCTTTTTATCAAGTGGTAGAAAAACCATTCTTTTTACATCGGACATAATTATTCTCCTCCTTATTTTAAGTAATTTAACTATTTAAAGTGTTTGTGACTGTTTTCATATGAACATCAAAATATACTATTTATGTGCTATTTCGTGTAAAAATAACATAGTGGTAGTTAAAAATTATTAAAAATAAAAATAAATTAGGAGGTAAATAAATATGGCAAATATATTTGCAACACTATACGGTGAAGCACAAAATGCTATGAAAACTGGAAGTTTATATGGAAGCACTGCTGTTGGAGAAGCATCAGAAGCCGAAGTAATGGAATCTTATATGCAATATGCAGAAGCTGCTATCGGAATGGAAAGAGACGGATATTTATACGCTGAAGCTACTGGTGAATTAATGGAAAAACATGGTTTATCTTTAATGGGAGCTTTCTTCTATGCAGAAGCTGAAGGTGGATTCTTCAAGAAAATAGTTAATGGACTTATCAAACTTTATGAAAAAGCAAAAGAGTTCGTTATCAAATTACTTGGAAGATTCAGAAGCAATAAACAATACAGACAAGATTTAATCTATATTGAAGATGTATTAAAGACTGCTGGAGGAAGAAACTATACTGAAGGAGCTTCTATTACTGCTAAGAAAATTAAGTATAAAGCTATAGGTGCTTTCATTTTAGGTACATTGGGTACTGGTACATTATTAGGACATAAATTTGTCGACGGAGATAATACTACATCTATAGATGCAATTTTAAGTGCAATGAAAGAAGCTGTTAAAAAGTCTAAAGATAAAGATGTATCTAAAGAAACTTTTGAAGGTGCTTTAACTGGACTTAAAAACTTAAGAAGTGCTGGTTTCGGTAATGTTGATGCTTATACTAGAAGTTTATATGCTTCTGTATTAAAAGGGCAAGAAACTGGTGGAATCGACTTAACTAAAACTTCTAATATAAAACCTGCTGAAGCTGTTGCTAAATTGTGGGAAGGTGACGACAAAAAGTACACTGGTGCTGAAATCGGAACTTTAGTTACAGAGTTACAAGAAGCTACTAAAGATTTAAAATTTGACAGAATTTCAAAAGCTTTAGATGATGGTGTCGGACAATATAAAGATAAATTGGATGAACTTAAATCTTTATTGAATGAAGCTGAAAATACTGCAAAATCTATGCAAGGAATGTCATCTGAAAATACTGAAAAGAATGACAACTTCGCTTCAGCAATGGTTGGTGCTTCTTCTCAATTCTCTGAAGTGGTAGCTAACATATCTACTGCTGTAATTACAGCATACAATACAGGTAAAGTACAACTTGATAAATTTATCGCAGCTGTAAAACCATTATGTGCTAAATTAGATGAACTTAAAAAATCATCTAACCAAAAAACAACAAATGATCCAGAATAAAAATATAAAACAATACTCCTTCGGGAGTATTGTTTTAAACTCTGTCTAAAATCGTCTAAAACACCATTTTAGAGTAAAATTAACAATTAGGAGGTAAATAAATATGGTAAGTTTTATGGATACATATTTAGACACACAATCTAATTTTTCAAATGATATAAATTTATATTCTGAAGGATTTAGATATGATGAGCAAGATATGGATTTTATAGAAGGTCAAATAGCATTAAGAGAAGTATCAATTCTTCTTGAAAAAGAAGAAATAGTGAGTAGGATGAATCTATACGCAGAAGCTGCTGGAGGAATACTTGTAGGAATATTATCGTTTATTAAATCGGCTGTAGCTTTAATGATAAAGATATTTCTAGGATTTAAAGGAATATTAATAGCGGTAATAGTAGCATTAATAGGTAGATTTATAATAAAGAAATTTAAAGGTGGTTCTACTTCATATTCTGGTGGTGGAGGCGGAGGAGCTTCTTATTCGGGTTCTGTAAGTTCATCTTCTGGAATACCAGCTGTTAATACAGGAATAAAGGACGATATTTTAAAGCTTTTAAATGATGAATCGAAAGTAGCAAAAGTATTAGAAGCCGCTGGTATAGATTCGGCTAAATTAAAAGAAATTGCAGAGAAAGGTGGACATTCAGCAAAAGCTTTAGAAAAAATAATAAATAAAGTTTTAAATGACATAAGAGTGGAAGCAGATGATGCAAATACATCAGCACTTATTATTCCGGGATACGTAAAACCTGAAGCTATAGTTGCTAAATTGAATAGACTTATGGATATAAATTTAAGATTAGATGGAAGTAGTTATACTAATGTGCTTAGTAGAAATCCATACTACATTTTTGATAAAACTATATTTGATGCTAGAACTAAACTTACAAAAATGGGAATATCACTTCCTACATTTTTAGTAGATTGTATAAGACATTATGATGGTATTGTCGCTGCTTCTTATGTAGCACAGATTGGAATTCTGAATTCTTTAGTGAATGCTTATTCTGGTGTGGGTGAAGTTCGTGTTCAGAAAAATTACTTTGAAGATATTATAAATGAGATAAAAAATGATATACCAGCAGATACTATAAGAAGTATCGAATCAATTATGAGTGAGCTTAAAGAGTATGACGGTAAACAAAAACTAAATGCTTACTTCAAACCTATACTAAGGTCTATTCCTAATAGAGAGAAACCAAAAGACCCTAAAGATTATATAGAGATAGCGTCTATATTATCCGATATAACAAAATCAGTTAAAGAGACTAATAGTATAAAGGAAGCAAAATTGATTGTAAAATCTTTACAATTTGGTGATGATGGAGCTTTAATTGGTTCTGAGTATGGAGAAGACGGTACAAAGGCTATAGAATATGCGTGTATTAAAAACTTCATAAATGTTTTCGGTGACAACCGTCCAGATATGGGTAAACTTAAAACTGTATTAAATAAACTTGATGATTTAGGAAAACACGTTCAAAAATCTATAAGTGATAGTGGAATTGAAAATATAACAACTAAAGATTCGTCTAAAGTAAATTTATCTAATGTAAAAGAAGTATCTACAGTTGCTATAAATATGGTATCATGTGCTGCACAATCTGTCAATATTATGTCTTATTTCTTGAAGAATGAAGTAAACCCAATTCATAAAGTTATAGTTGAAGAAGTTGCGATACTCGCTGCAACTGAGTATACATTAAAAGAAATGGAAAATTATCAATAATATTATATCCTCTCCGTTTGGAGAGGATATATCTATATTTCAACAGTATTATCACTTTGCATAAATGCGTTAAATGCAGAGTCTGCTACTACGTTATATGTGATGATTCCTAAATCATACATAAGTTCTTCATATACTTTACTTTGTGTATTATTAATAGATGCTGGACCTAGCATTACAGACTGATTTACTATAGTTAATATATTTATAGAAAACTCTTGCACTTTCTTTATGAAAGCTTGATGTTTCTTAAGCTCTTCATCTTGCTTAGACATATCTATCTTATCGAAAGTATCTTTTAGTTTCTTACTATTTTCAGTCAAAACGTTGATTGATTTCTTTAGTCTTTCGGGACTATAACCATCGTCATAATTTCCAATAGCATTTTGAGTGTATGATAATATCTCTATCCATGTATACTTTTCCTCAATATCATCATATACAATGTCGTATACAGGAACTCCTATAAGCTTTTTATTTTTAACAACTTTCAATGTAGGATTTGATATTTGCTCAGTTTTTAAAGTAGCATAGAATTTACTCATATTATTATAAGCGTCTATAGATTTAAGTTTAAATTTACAACCATCTAAAACTTGCATAAGCTTTGCTTCATTATTTGTATCAGCGTTATCTACAAACATGCTCATGTATCTTTTACCTAATTCCCCTACACTGTCTTTTGCTCTCTTTGGTAAGTGGTTAACTGTTTCTTCGACCATTCTCTTGTAATCTGCCTGCAATTCAGGACTATCTCCACCGTTTATTGTATACATTATATGAAATTGTGATATAAGTGATATTGCTATAAAGCTATCACAATTTAAGATTACATCTCCAGAAAATTCACCAAGAGATTTTGTCTTAGCATCACTAAATGCAGATTTTCTTAATTTATCATCATACTTGATTCTGTAGAAAGGTTGTTTAGATATAAAGTCTTTATAAGAGTTACCTCTTAACGATACTCCACTTGTTATGCACTTTTCTAGGCATTTAGATAAGAAATCTCCATACTTCTCTTTTGTAGCAAATGCTCCGACGTTACGGTCATCTATTCCAAAAGAAACCGCACTTTCCATCATTTCTAAATATTCTTTTGGTGGTTTATCCCATTCCTTTATATCCCAACGTACATTTGTCTTTTTACTTATCTTAATACAATCTTTTATAATCATATCAGAAAACTTATCGTATCCATCTACACCACGAATAAACTCAGTAATATTCTTAGTTTTATATTTCTTAGCTTCGTTAAGGATTTTACTACGAAGAGATTTATCTTCAGCAGCTTGGACTCTTTCTATAGTTACATTAGTAGTAGAGCTAGATGAAGATGATGAACCTCCACCACCTCCACCACCAGCTGTATCTATATTATCTTTCTTAAAAGCACCTTTTAATTTCTTAAGAAGCCACATTATAAATAGAAGTCCTGCTCCTAATATCGCAGCTTTAAGTCCAATAACGATTTTCATAAGTAAAAGAATAGCACCTACTATGAATGCTCCTACGGCTTTTACATACGTACTAACTTCAGCATACAATGTATGTCTTTCTTTAATGTAATGTAAGTCTATAAAGTTATTAGCTTCATATATAGCAAGACTGCATTCGCAATATTGTCTATATATTTCATTGTGGTCGATATCGTTTTTTGGTTCATCTATCTTTTCATGATACTTTTGTGCATCAAGATATAAGTCCATAAAATTCATACTACCACCTCTTAGTTATTCATCTTCTTACCTAACGATAATACCAACTTTGCATTAAAGCTTGTGAATATTTGCTTTACGTCTGATTCTAAAGTTTCGACTTTCTTACCTTTATCTTCTATACTCTTTTTAAGCTCAGCGTTATTCTTTAATTGAGACTCTAAGAAAGATTTAGCATAACATGCTCTATCCCACATAATATGTACATAGTTTGCTCTATATATACAAGCCATTATAAATGGTAGAGATATACAAGCGTTATCTACACGAATGATAGCGTTCATTAGATTTCCGACATTTCCTGTAACTTGCTTTAATATTTGTGAAGCATTAGCTATAACACCTTTAGCTATAGCAGATGAACTTTTGGTATTTCCTTCTCTTAGATTTTTGAAATCGTCTTTTTTACCTTTACCTTCATAAGTTTCTTTAATTGTACTTAAACTTTTTACACTCTCTCTTAATATATCCTTTGCTACAACTTCGTATGTCTTATAACCATTAGAGTCAAATCCGCTACCGGCTGTAATCTTATATGTTAAACTAGATAAAGGAACTCCACCTTTAACTTCTACAGTAGTTAAGTTCTTACCAACTATGTCACCGTCTTTAAACATAGTCCCCTTAAGAACATTTCCATTTGACTCGAAGTTTTCAGGTTTAAAATCTGAATATTTAGTGACAGCTGTTATTGCACTGACAGCTGAAATAAAGTCCTCTTTCTTTAAAATTCCAGTTAAGTTAGATTCTCCAAAAGAATATATATAATACACAGAAACTAACGGTATTAGGTGTTTAATTGGTATTCCGTATAGTTTATCGTCATCTTTTACGAATGTTGTAAGTCCATTATCAACACCTTGAGAATAATTATTCATATGAGATGGAGCTAGTAAATCGCTGTATAATTTCGCTAATTCGTCTGATACTTCTTTATCATTCGCGGCTTTATCTAAGTTCTCAAGAGAAGATAATGTACGACTTCCACAAGACATTGTGTTTTCTATAACTTTAGTAGCACTATTAAGAATAGCGATAAGAGACTTTAAATCATCTTCTTTGTCTGCTGTAGGTACTTCAAACTTTACTGATATATTACTATGCACTTTAGCTTTATCGTAATATGAAGTCCCAGCAAATCCCATCATATTTAAAGATTTCGGATTTACACTTTCTAAACTATTTTTGTTATCAAAAAACTTTAAGTTCTTAGTTTCTTCTATTATATTACTTAAAACATTTTTAAGTCCAGTTCCACTTACTTTATCATCTCCCAAGAATCTTTCAAAGGCGTCATAAGTATCTATGCTACTTTGATTGTAAAGACTTGGTAGATTAACACCATCAACAGTTGATATTTTTTCTCTACTTATATCATGTGGAGTCTTTATATATGCTATAGTCGAATTAAGTAGATGTCCTAGTTCTTTTAAAACTGTCCAACCTTCTCCTTTATCTATAGGACTATTAGAGCTAGAAGAACCTTCTGTTCTTGTAGAACTTCCTCCACCAGAACCAGCACCACCAGAGTTATTAGCTTTATTCATTTTAAATCCAAAAGGTTTTGCAAGTATTTCTAAAACTTTTCTACATACATTCTTAATGAAATCTATAATAGCTTTCCAGAACTTTTTAAACATAGCCCATATTCTTTTAAAGAATCCTTGTTTAGCTCCATCGTCATCTGATTCACCATATAATACAGCGTCATCATTGAACCCACGAACTAAATCGAAGAATAAGTTGTCTATATAATTTGATGCTACCACAAGCTCAGCTTCAGCGTATGCAAATTCGTCAACTTCAGCTTGGTATAGACCATCGTATAAGATTAAATTATCCATTTAATTTCCTCCTTATGTTATTAAATTATTTAACTAAAGGGGTGTTTTTGGGGGTAACGAACACCTTTATAGATATTTCACAAATAAAGGAGGTGTCTTTAGTTGGGTAATTTATACGATAAAACCGTAGACACAACCAATAAACTTCTAGCAAATCAGAATAGGGGTTATTACAAAAATAATATAAGAAGAATGGAATCAAAACCTATCTTCTGTACATATTATAATATATCAAATGCTGACTCTACTGTATCAAAAGGTATGGGACAAGTAAATGATTTTATATCAGAAAAATCTCCTGTTAGATATAGTAAGATTAATAATGTGCCGATATATGCCTTTAAAGAATTTAATAGGGAAACTAGAAAGACAGATATTAAAGGAATAACTATAGAGCTTGATAATGAAGGGCTTATACCTTCATCATTTAATCCGCTTACTGGAGACTTCCTTATAATAGCTATACCTTCTGGACCTACTTTATTATTTAAGGTTACAGTAGCTGACCCTACAAATGTACTACAAGACCCACACTATAGACTTAGGTATACATACTATGCCGCTTTAAGTAAAGAACCAGAAAAGTTCACACAACTTGATAAGCAGTGTGTAAATGAGTATGATTTTGTACTTACTAATGTTGGAGACAATAAAGCTTCACTTTTAGACATAGGTACTATAGCGTATATAAAAAGATTAGTTGCTGTATTTGGTAAACTTAATAGAGAGTATTTAGAAATCTTTTATGATGATACAAATAACTTACTTCTGCATTCACATGTATGTGAGGATAATCCCGAGCATCCAATAGATATGATTTATTATTCTCCACTTGTAGTCGAATTTCAAAGAAGACTTCGTCCTATAATGTATGAGTTTACAAAGACTTATTCTCAGGAGCTGATACTAACGCATGAGGATATGACACCTTTTTCTTTTGAAGATTCTATGTATGCTGATTTGATATATGATGATTTAACTTCTTTTTTAGGTTTATTTATGAGATTTAAACCTGAGTATTTCGACGAAGATGGAAAGTATTTAACTCTCATGAAGTGGTTTCCTGCTGATAGGTATATGACTGCTCTTAATATCTATAAGCGTCCTGATACGGTTGTTATGTGTGTTGGACTACCGTCTGATAAGACAGCTGAGTATATTATTAAAAACTCAAATAACAAACCATCAAATGTTAGAAAATCTGAGATAGATAATTTCAAAAAAGCATTTGAAAAGAAGCTAGATGCTAATAGTTCTATTATAGCACATATTCAAGATATAATAGAAAATCCAAAAGAGATACTGGATATATGCAACGAAATAGTTATAGAAAATACTTTGGAATACTATATGCTTATGCCTATAGTATTATACTTATTAAGAAATGCAATAGAAGGGTCTCAACGTGACCCATCATATTTACTAGATGACGCTATGGAGGTTTAATATGGATTTTATAATGGCTTTTATAACTATTCCTGAAATAGTTCATTGTATGGATATAGGACTTTATAGAGATAATAAAGATACTATAGCAATAATAGAACATCAGGAAAAAGAACCAGAATATCAATTATAATAAATTAGGAGGTAAATAATAGATATGAATAATACAAATATGTATCAGTTGCTAATAACTGCAACTAATAAAGAACACAGTAACCTTAAAACGTTTGGTTATGGACTTAACTATCCTATTCCAATAGTAAATCCTGTATGGGTTGGAATGGACAAAATAATTGCTGCACAAGCAAGTGGTAAACTTGATATAATGATACACAACGTTGACCCACCTGTACTTCTTACTCATGAATTATTCGCAAAGTTTACAGAGCTTGGATATGTTGATGAAGAAGTAGTTGCTGAAACTCCTCATTCTGAAGAAGAGGAAGAAGGAACTCATGAAGGAAACCCTGAAGATAATTCTCATACTGAAGAAGCTCACGAAACTCATGAAGAAGAAAATCATACTGCAGGTGGAGTAAGTGAGTCTGACGTAGTACCACCTACACCAACTGTACCAGCTACAGAAACTGAAACAGCACCAGCTGCTCCTGAACCTGAAGCTGAAGCTCCTTCACAAGTTGACTTCAGAGTTAAGTTCGTTCCTACTGGAGCTTACAGAGCTGGTAAAAAGTTATTTGAAAATACAGACGCTATGGGATATGAAACTGGTGACCAAGATGTAGCTATACTTGTACAAGTAACTGGTTTAAAAGATACAAACGGAAATATAACTGAAGATAAGATTAAAGTTTTAGCAGGTAACCCATATTCTGCAGACGGATTAAGATTCCCTGTAGAACTTATGATGCAAAATGATAAACCATTCTTCTCTAAAAATTCTAAAGGAATCATTACATTTATAGCTGCTTACAGTGTAACTGACTTAAATGGAATTAATAATATGGGTGTAGCATTACAAGTTAATGGTGAACAAGTTGGTTATGCTTCAATATATAAACATGCTGAAGCAAGTGACCATCTATAATAAATAATAATGACAGGAGGGAGTTATAATGTCAAATGGAAAGTCGCCATTCTCGGCTTTAGCAGACCATGTCGGTACTATACTTACAACTCTTTTATCGGCTTCGGTAATCGGTGTTATATCTATCGCTATAACTGTCTATCAACAAGCTATCGAGGTTAATCATATTAATGAATCTATCCACGATATGCACGTTACGTTAGAAGAGTTAAAGCATAGAAGTGTGAGTACTGATGTTCGTCTATCTGTCATGGAAGACTCAGTTAAAAAACTCCAATCCGATATGGAAGATGTGAAGTACAGAGAGTACAGAAATCTTAAGTAAACTGCATAAAATGGTATAAATAAACATATTTTTAGATGTAAAAAATTAAAAATAAATTAGGAGGTAAATATAAATGGCTTGGGAAAAAATAGGAGAACACTCAATCGGATTCGATATGTTCCATAAACCAAAATTATATGGTGAAGCTGATGTTGCAGCTGAAGCAACTGATGGTGCAGACGCTGTTGTAACTGCTGATGGTAATGCTGATGTAGATGTTACAGTTGAAGGAGATGAAGCTCCTGCAATAAATGTAGAAATACCTGTAACTGAAGACACAGGAGACATCGAAAAAGTTGAAGTTGCTGTTCAATATGCTGAAAAATGCTCAAGATACGCTGAAAGCTTAATTGAAAGCTTAGAAGCTGGAGCTACTGCTGTTATCCAAGACGGACAAGTTCAAGTAGGAGCTACTGAAATAATGCCTGAATCTGAAGAAAAATCAGACGGGGAAGTTACTTTAGGAGATATGAACGAAAACAGAATTGAACCTGAAGCAACTGTTATCGAATCAGATAACGCTACAATGGATGACTAATAATATCTTGTACTGCCTACGGGCAGTACATCTTATTTTCTCTTATTTTTAAAAGCAGTATAATAAAGGAGGGTGATAGTATGCTTACAGTAAATGAGCTTATAAAATATGCTATCGATATAATAGACATAGATAAGTCTTATGAAGAAGCCTGTAGATATGATTATGACACGCAAGATGAGCTTTTAGATGAAATACACGCTATTAAAAGAAAGCTTCTTGATGATTGGTATGAGAGATTTAATGGTAATAAGACTCTTGCACTGTTTACACTAAATCACATTTATGATGTGTATTTTGAACAAGGTGGAGATGATAGTGTTTCTATAGAAAAATTTATATGGAATGATAGAGCAAGACAGCGTAAAGACTTTATGTATGAACTACAAACAAGGTTACTATCTAATTTAGGTTGGGTATCTTTATAGGAGGAGATAATATGAAATTAAGTTTAGAAGAAGTTGAAAAATATGCTGAAGAAGTGATAGGACTGGCTGATAGCGTGTGTACAGTTAAAAACGAAAATGAAGTTGACTATAAAAGAGCAACTGAAATTAAACGTGTGATTTATGATGACTGGTGTAGTAGATTTGAAAGCTTAGCACTAGCTAAGTATACACTAAGAGGAATTATAGCTCACAAAGATGAGTATTGGGAAGACGATACAACTTACTTAGAAGAGGTATTAAAATGCAGAAAAGATGATACTATATATGAATTAGAAGCTACTATACTTGCTGTACTAAATTACACAAATGATGACATAAAATATTATTAAGGGGGAATTAATATGAAAGATAATGTTAAATATACTGCGAAATGTGAGCTATATGAAGAAACTGATAAAGAGTTTAAATTTAATGTATTCTTAAATGAAACTGGGGTAATAGCATTCTCACACGGACTTATTGTTTTAGAGGTAACTTATGATAGAATAACAAATAAGCATTCTATCAATTTATATCATCATGAAGATGATAGTTTGCTTGTAAGTTCTGAAGTTGTAGGAACTGTAGGACCTGCTATAGATTACTACATAAAATACTTATTAGCTGGCAATAGAGGAGCTACAGAGACTTATAGAAACTACATTGATGATATGGAAGAATACTTTATAGCTTGGGTGAATACAAGAATAGAGAGTATAAATGATAGCGATACTGTGGTTGATATGATTAATTGAATGTGAATAATGAGGTGGGGGTTGTTCCTACCTCGTTTTTTTTTTTCAATTATATATAATAAACATAGAAGACAAGGAATAAACTTGAAGTGGTCGAGAATTCCAATGTCAAAATTTATTAAAAAGAAGACTGGGAGGTCGAGAAATATGAAAAGAAATAAAATGCAAGAAACTTTAGAAAGATTAGAAAGAGTTAAGAACTACATGGACGCGTTTCGTGTAGAATATCTATTGATTAATAGTGAATTGGTAGCTAATAATAGTGATAAAGGGTTAATAATTTATAACCCAAAAGATACTAGAAAGACATCAAGATGCTACAATACGTTATTGCTATGGGATAATTATAAAAATAACAAAGTCCACATTGTGGATAATGTTATGAATATAGCTAGATAAAATATTGGAGGGGTTAATCCTCTCCTTTATTTTTTTTTTTCTACTATCCTAATTGCTTTTTTCTAATATATATTATTAACATAGATGACAAGATATATTTCGATGTCATAATTTATATTAAGGGAGGTGCCGTTATGGTACAAGTAAGAGAAGAAGTAATACTTAAAGGAAGAAGGTTTTTAAGTTTCTATCACAATAACCCAGAGTTATTACCTGATGAATACTTTAGAATTAGTGGTGAGAAATTCGTAGTCGAAGTGTATACAGACTGGAGTATACTTTTTACATCTGTTATGGTTAAGCCATCTTTAAGACAATCGTTTGCTGAGGCTTTAATGAAAGGAAGATTCAAGAAAGATGAAGTAATAACTCTTGATGAATATGATGAGCTTGTAAATGATTATAAAGTTTCATTTGATAAATCTGAAGAAGATTATATGCTTTATTATTCATATCTTCTTGCAGGTCTTGTAACTATCTGTGGAAGTTGCTTAGAAGTATACATGGGAGATGATACAAATGATAACTAAAAGATTACAAGAAAGACTACTTAGCTTATACCCTTTCAAAAGGGGTAGTATTCCAGCCACTGATGAAGATATGATTCTTTTAAAGAAATTATGGTATGATTACTTTGAAAATGATGTCTTTGCTAGAGAAGCCCGTAGAGCCGTTGTAGGCTATGCTACAGGCTATGCAGCACAATCGTCTAACTACATTAACCTAATTAGTAAGGAGCAGTTAAAAGACGTTATAGAGCTTTATAACAAGCATCTACATGAACTTGAAGAATGCTGTAAGTTAGAAGTTCATAATGAGAAAGTAAATAAGAATTATGGACAATCAAAGCTTGAGCTTTATGCTGTGGCTTCAATGATAGCAGATTATGTCAGCGATGATAATAAGCCGATATGCAAATCATCTATGTCATTACTATCTAAGTATCAAAAGGATTATTTACTTGAAGTATTCGTAGACAATAAAGACTTGGCGTATGACAGGTCAGTAAATGCAATTACAAGATTCAACTGCGAATTTACTGATAAAGTAAAAGACGGCTTTGATGTAGACTTTGTGGCGAAGCTTATGAATGTATTCTACTTTGACACACAATACTCTACACACTCTACAAGAGAGATACAAGCTATGATTGATTTAGCTGATGATTGGATAGCTTGTTATGTTCCTAGAATACTTGTAGCAAGTTATACAAGAGCTCTTAGAAATACCTTAGAAAGAGCTAAGGGGGAAATGTAATGGATAAGGAAGCTTTAGTAGAAAGAAAGAAGATATGTGATAAACTAGAAATTCGTATATCTGTAAGAGAAAGATATATTGAAGATGGTATATCATTTTATAGAAATCACAAAGAGATATTATTTATCTATATATTAGATAATAAATTAGATTATAAACTTGGTAAGGATTACGATGAAAACTTAGCTGCTATGTTACTACAAAATAAATATGTGGTGGACGCTATAGATGAAGTTCGCAGTGGTGATGGTTTGTTATGTGGCAAAGCTGTTATTTATCACACAGACATATATTGTCTTGTGAATAACATATTTAATAATATCAAAAAGGAGGAATAGTTATGAAAGAAAGATTTGTAGTTGAAATGAAAAAGGAAAAAGCCTTTGAAGATGGAAAACTTGATTCTATAAAGGTGGAAGCAAGAGTTAAACGCTATTTGGAATACGATAGCGAAGAAGAATTATTCATATACTCTAGCACCGCAGATATAGGACGAGCATTAGGGTCGGTCATTATTGAAAGGTACAATCTTAGTGAAGACAAGGAGCTCTGTAATAACGCTTGGAGGGGCGATATCGTTCCTTACTTTGATTCTGACAATAACCTTTATAAGTTCTTAAACGATAGAAGGGTATTTGAAAGACTTATGAAGGAAATGGTAGAGCTTATGATAAGTGCTGACAAAAAGACAGCAAATGTTGAATTTGGATTCTATTGTGGTGTAGAAAGTATAAAGAATAGTTTAATACAAGCAATGGATATGGAAACTGAAATGAAATTAAGGGAGTTATCAAATGATAAATTCCGTAATATCACTAAGGAAGAAGTAATAGTTAGTAAATATGTAATTAATAAAGGAGATGAGTAGTAATGTTAGAAAGAAAGATAGTTGACGGAAAGTATGTAATGGAAGTATTAAATGCTGTTAGTAGAGGTTCAGATACTGAGGATTTAAGTTACGGTTGTAACGAAGCATTTCAAGACTTAGAATCACATTTTGTGAGAAATGTATGTGGTGGTTCTGAACAAATCGCTTGGGATTTCGTGGATGCTTTATCTTATGAAGCTACTGTTGGAAAACCGAACGATATGAACTTTATCATAGGACTTGCACATGCTGCAACTGTATCACAAGATGATAAGTTCTATCTTAAATACATGGGAGTATTACTTTCAATGTACGAAAGAATAAATACAGATGTCCTTGTTGCAAATAACCAATACAGAATGTATGATAATACTGTCGGTGCATTAACATCAAACTACAATGAGGTTACTGTAACTTACGCTTTATGGGTATATCAACAAGCAAGAGATGTATTCTCAGGATTTATAAATACTAATGTTATATCTGCAGATGATGTAGCTGCTATATTATTTAGATATTACCAATCTCAAAATACAGCAGGACTAAGTAATGAGTATGTCATAAGACAAGCACTTGCTGATGGTGACCATATTAAGGCTTTAGTGTACTTAATTATTGTATGTAAAGCTAATGCTTCAGAAGCATTAAAATACTTAGAAGGTATTAGACTATATTCTATGTAATAAATAATGAGGTGGGGGTTGTCCCTACCTCGTTTTTTTTTTCAATTATATATAATAAACATAGAAGACAGGAATAAACTTACAAGGGTAAGAGTTCCAATGTCGAAATTTAGAAGACTGGGAGGTCGAACGATTATGAGAAAATCAAATTTTGGAAACATTGAAAAAGTTAATACTGTGGCTATCACTTTTGCTAGTTGTAAGCTAGTAAAGGAAGAATGGGAAGAAAGAGAACCTAGCGATGTTGGGTTTGACTTTTGGGATGACTGGGATTTAGTTACTGGTTTGTATATTCCTATAACAGAAAACGACATTCGTGCTAAATTTGAAGAAATTCTTGCTGATGGCGACAAAGAGTTCCAACAAAGAAAGGATGTAGCCGACGAGACATATTTGAAAATGGATTTTTATTTAAACATTCATGAAAATCCAAAATACTATGGAATATCAGCCAAGTTCATAAAGGGTCAAAAGCCTATCGTTGATTATAACGATAGAGGTCTTATGGACCCAAATGTTGACCAAAAGGTATTAGATAAAATTGCCAAGTATATGGTGGCAAATAATCTAACTACCGAAGAATAAAATATTGGAGGGGTCATTCCTCTCCTTTATTTTTTTTTTACGTTCCTAACGATTTATATATTTAATTATATATTATTATCATAGAAAGACAATACAATGTGTAGATGTCTTAATTTAACTTTTTATATGACTTGAGGAGGTCGATGTAAATGAAAAGAAATATAAGTTTAACAAAGAACGGATTACCAGCTTTATGGGAGTCTGGTGGAGCAATGACAAACTCTGCCGACTGTATAATGGTGGGCGATAAATTCGCCCAAAGAAAGAAACCTATGTTCATCAGGACTGGTGGGCACCTATCGAATGATAATCACGCCTTGTTTATTTTGAACAAGGGTGATGTGGTTGTGGTTGGAACTAGAGCACGTTCTGACTACAGTTATGTAATATTAAGATTCGTCTCTTGCGAAAAGCTAGGGGACGGAAAGGCAATCGGAGAATTTGACATAGTGAATCATTATTCAGAAGGTCAATGGGATAATGAACTTGACCCTGTGTTTAATGAAATCTTAGACGCAGCTAAGTCTAAGATGGGAAAATACCACTGTAGAAGCACCATATTTGCTTTAGGTCTTAATGTAGTGGCTGACACATTAAGAGACATAAGAGCAGGAAAGATGCCTAAGTTAAATAAAGTTCTTTCAACTACATTTGAGATAATAGATGAATATTTCAAATGTAATAAGGGAAGAGAAAGGGAAGTATTAGAACAATTCGACTTCTCTGACTTTAATGGGGACGCTCTAGCTGCAGTTGTTAGATATGTTCCTTGGCAAATATTAAGAGGATATATCCCTAGTGACCTTAGAAATAGGTATGAAAACTGTAGAAACACAAACTACAGATTTCATTTCATAATACCAAGAAATGGTATTGAAGATGATACCCTAAGAGAGATGCTTTACAACGGTGTGTCTCTTGAGGAAGTTGACACTAGGGATTTTAGTGAGTTATCTAGTGACAAAAAGATAAAGGAATATTTAGGAAGAAAGGTGATATACATTAACTTCCTAAACTTGCCTGAAGGATATAGTTATGCTTCAGGAGACGCAATATTCTTCGGAATGGAAAAGTTAGGGTATGGTAGACAAATTCTACTGTATGACCACTTATCTCATATAGTAGAATAAACAAACGAAAATAAGTCGTGGGCATATAGCCCACTTCTTATTTTTTTTTTGTTCTGAATACAAGCAATTTATATTAAAAAAGTTAAAAGAACTAATCCGGGGTACACTGTCACATTGAGGGATCACTATTAAACCTTGGGTAAGGATTCCATTTTTACGTGCAGCAATTTCGACGCCTCAGCACTGACACCCCTGTCCGCCTATCGTTTACTACGCATACACAACCTCACCCGCTCTGGATTTAACTCGAGTAATATACCAGACGCCGTTTTTACAACATAACGTACGTGTACCAGAAATATGTTGTCTTATTTTCTAGTATGAACTTATACCTTCCATAAGCACTATATCAGATTCAAGTTCTTTTATATACTCAGCTCTATTTTGAGAAGCATTTTGCCAATCATCTATTCTAAGAGCAATATTATCATATCCATTAGATAGACCATCGAGTCCTTTTAGCTCACTATTCCATAAAAGCTCTTGTACATCATATACACCTAGTTTGTGCATCATAATATAATGAGGCTCATCTATAGAATATAAGTTCTTAGGATGTCCAACCTTTATCCTAAGCTCATAAGTATCAACGTAAGGAGAAGCTCCTCTTACATCAAACTCAATCATATTAGGAGCTCTGAATTTAGCTTTGAGTGGCTTTCTATACATCTCCATAGCAGCTTGAGTTTGAGCAGCTCCTAAAAACGCTGACATACCTTGCATATAATAAGATGGAGTGCTACTTGCAATTCCAAAGCTTGAACCATATCCTCCCCCATCAGATACAGGTGGATACATAGTAGAACCATTAGGCATATACATCATACCAGTATCACCTTCTACGTTAGTAACAGCTGGACGTAGATGTCTTATATCTACAACACCTACACCTTCAAACTTAAGTTCATTAGTTATATATTCAGGTATTCTAAATGTAAGAACTCTACCATTATAAGCCATTTCCTTTGTGAACTTTATTTGAGGAATATATATCTCATGAGCATATATTCTTGAAAACCACATACGAGCTGATGCAAGTATTCTCTCAAATAAATCATAATCAGAAAACATAGTTACAATAAATGTACCTATACCTAATTCTTGCTTTATACCCTTTATAAGTTTATTTGGATTCATATATCATCATCTCCTTAGAAATTAATGATAAAGTTTCTAAATCCTTGAGCTTTAGCATTTCTTTCTATTTCTTCTTTAGTAGCATATTCTATACCTAAAGTTTCTCCACCAGCTTTAAATGCTCTTATAGGAGTTATACCTTCAAGAGATGATTCGGCATATAGTGCTGATGTCTTAGGTACATTAACTGTAGATATCATTCCAGCTTTATTCATTTCATTTATGATAGCTTCCATAGAGTATCCTTCAGAATACATTTTATTTTTAAAAGTTTCTTCTTTAGATAAAGCTGTAGCATCACTTGGTTGGAATACAGCGTCAAATGCAACAAGTTTTATCTTTTCTCCACCTTCAGGTTTAGGTATACCAAATCCTCTAAATGATACAGCTATTTCTGCATCTTGCTCTATCATAGCACGTAAAAGCTTTCCATTACCAACATCTATAGTTTCACACTCAGCATACAATTTATCTCCTTCAAAGAAGAAAGCATTAGTTCTATAGCATATCTCTTTCATATTAACAGTTATAAATCTTTCATAATCAGATTTAGAAGGGTGGTCCATTTCATTATAAAATCTCTTACCTCTTATTCTATCATCTACAAATGGGTCAGCTACAGCTTCCACAAACTCATCTTTATTAAATGTAAAACCGTTTCTTGTTTGTCTTCCAAATGTAATACATTCTTGTGTCCATTTGATTTGATTTCCGACAAACTTTCTTTCAACAACTCTACTTCTTGGAGCAGTTTCAATAGAAGACTCTCCATATAAAGTAATCAACTTTCCTGTCATTTATATTACCTCCTAATTATTTTTAAATTAAATTATCTAAAAAATTGTTCGTAAACGGCATTTATTGGGGGCATTACGCCCCCAATTAACACCCGTATTACCTCAAGTCATCACATAAATCCAATATCCCCAAAATAAATATGTAGCACATACTCCCTAGAGTATATGAATATATGTGAGTTATGTTAAAGTATTCTAGTAATGTGTCCATAAACTCACACTCCTTTTACTACCTATATATTGGTTAAAATAAGCCTACTTGACGTATAACGAAGAGTTTTCAATACTACTCTCTATCCTTTGTTTATCCTCTATTCTAAGTAGGTTTCTTTTCATCTTTTTATTATACTCTCTATCTAGTTCATCTTGTGATATGTCGCACATTCTCATAAGCATCTGTATAGATATTATGACATCTACCATCTCTTCAGTTAGCTCTTTCTTATTATCTACATCGCGAACTGATTTAGATACTTCTTTTATAAGTTCACTACATTCTTCCATAACTATAACCTTACTAACGGTATCACTCTTAGCCTTTAATAAAGCATCTATATACTTCATATCTTTATTAAGGTAAGGTGCACATACTTCTATCTTATCACTATGTAAATCCATATTTATTCCCCCTTAAGTTATTCTACGGAAGTGTTAGTAAATCGCTGGGGTAATCCCCAGCTTTTACTAATGTTATTTATTTTTTAAAACCGTCTGAGACTCAAGTTCTTCATTCATATTTTTGTTTATATATTATATGAGTAGAGAAGAACGGGAACGGTGCCATAATATAGTGCGAGTCGCAATACATTATTAGTTAAATATAATCGTCTAATTTTCATATTTATTGGCACCATATATAGGTTCCCGTTCTTCTCATTATATATTAGTTTATTTTTTTTTATAAAGAAAAAAAAATACTGTCCCGAAGGACAGTATCTTAATTTTTTATTAAGGTGCAACTGTATCAGAAATAGAGATTTCTCCAAGAATTGCAAATACATAGTTACAATCATAGTAATCATAATATGCGATTGCAGGCATATGTGGTCTTGAAGGATTTCTGAATGTTCCATCTGTATATAAAGCGTGAGGTCCTTGTTGGAATTCAAATGTTGGTTGAGATTCCATATTTGAGTATGGAACACATTTGATTCCGTCAGCATCTTCAGCTCTTTCAGTTTCTACCATTTTACAAGTTTGTCCAGCTACTTGAAGTCCATATACAGCATATTCATTTGTAAGTCCTCCATAGCTTTCATTCTTAGTGATGATAGGAGTGCTTCTTATAAATCTTTGTACATTTATAGGAGAAGCCCACCAGTTGAATTGCATTCCTGATACTGACTTGAATTTAGTAGCCATTACAGAGTGCATTTCTTTGATTCTTCTTCCAAGTTCATCTATTTCCCATTGTTCTGTAGATGTTGGTCTAAATCCATTTGCTACACCCGGTTTAGTATAGTGAGTAGATGACCAGTATCCAGAGTCTGAGTTTTCAAAGTCGAAGTTAGCAGCTTTCATTGCTTTAAGGTCAGTTAATACTCCATTTAAAGTATCAAAAGCATATTGGTCTTTTGCAGATACAACAACGTCAAATATGATTGATTGTCCTTCTAAAACTCCATCAATATTTTCTAAAGATAAGAAGTTTTGCATAGAACCCGGGTCATAATCGAATATCATGTTGATTCTGTTTTTGATTACTTGTATAATAGGTTTAGTTTCAATATCTATTGAAGCTGATTGTCTATTATAAGCTCCTGACATATATACTTTGAAAGTTACTTCTTTAACTTCAGTTGAGTGAACTATTTTGATATCTCCAGTTGCAAAGTTTACTTCAGCAGCAACTATTGCAGTTGTGTTAGCTCCAGCAGTTGTAGATTTAACTTCTTTATATAATTTTCCCATTGTGTAGTTATTAGCATCTGGTAATACAGAAGATACTTTCATTTCTACTTCTTCATCAGTTCCAGTTCCAGCGTCAGCATATTTAACTTTAATGATGTCAAGTTGAGGAACTAAAGAAGATTCTCCTTTTGTACCTTTGTTAGCTTCTGTAAATATATTAAATGATTTTTTAGTCATGTCAGTTAATTTATATTCAAAAGCTTCTGAACCAGCACTTCTTAATTTTCTCATAACTTCAGGATTCTTTAAGCAATGAGGGAAATCATATTTTTTACCATCAATTACTACTTGTCTTGTAAGCATTTTTCTTGGTGGTAATTGTTCAGATACATATTCCTTTGTAGGCATTAAGAATCTTGAGTTTTGTGATAAAGTTTCTAAATACACGTGTGGTAATATAGCAAGTTGGAATGGGTGATATTCCCCAGCCATCATACTTTCTGAATATAGATTTATTTCATTAGCAAATCTAGTATTAATTGTATTAATATCTGCAGCTGCTATTCTTTGCATTTCTGCGTACAATACTTTACCATTTGTGTCATTTCCAAATTTTGATACCGCAACATCTTGAGTTATTTTTGAAGTTAAAGCATCTTGGAAACCTTTTATGTTCGCTTTCATAGATGCAGGTGCTGAAGGTGAACTTAAGTTTACTGATTGATTCTCAGCATAAGTTTTAAATCCCTTTAACACTGCTCCTACACCTTCAATAGCTTTTTTAGTCTTCGCAGTAACATTTGAAGCTTTTAAGCTAGTTCTTATTTGTGTAGTATTCATATTTATTTACCTCCTAATTTATTTTAAATTTAATAATTTTTAACTACCACTATGTTATTTTTGGCTTTTAAACGCCCTTTTATTGAAGTATATTGACATCTTCTTGGATATGAGATAGCTTTTTATTTAGAGTCACAAATGCAAGTCTAAACTCAACGAAAGTTTGGAATCTTATAACCCAAGTGTCGTCATTATCGTCAACATAGTCTACAAGTGCTTGGAGCTGTGTTTCGTACTCATCTATAATAATATTAAGAACTGTAGCCTTATCTCCTGTAGCGTCTATATCTTTTAACTTTTGTATTAAGTCTTTATATTGGTCATATAAAAGTGCAAATGACTTATTAAGCTTTCTTGCCTTTCTTCTAAACTCTGGTGTATCCTCATCTTCCCCATCAGCAAACATATTCTCATCTTCGCTTCCTTCTTCTGAATATCCAGCGTCAGCATCAGTTTCATCATCCATAGTAAATTCATTATCAGCCGTTTCGTAATCTGGTTCTTCGTATTCAGGTTCTGGAAGTTCATCCTCAGTTGGTTCTTCAGGAATATCATCTAAGTTACTCGTAGCAGTTTCAGCTTGAACTTCAGCTACATCAGTTTGCATATCCTCAGGAAGATTAAATATAGAAGCGTCAAATCCATCTATATCTGCTTCCCTATAAAGTGTCTTTTTCTTTTCTTCTTTTGGTTTTAAACTATTTTCTAATTTACCTAAGAAATTCATATATTCCTCCTTAAGCTAATTTTCTCTTTCTAGTTACATAAGTAAGTTTTGCTTCAAGAGATTGCTTAATTCTCATAAGAGCATACTTTTGCTTTCTATCATCAGATGATTTAGCATCATTTATTTTCTCATCAATTATTTCAAGCTCATCTTTAATCATTCTCATAACACGAGTTCTTACTTTAGCGTCGTGTATCTTTTTAAGCTCTCTTGCAACTCCACCACCAAGAAGTGCTATGACTGGATTTGCAACTACTAAGAAGTATATACCAAAAGTTGTAGCTCCACCTACAAGCCATTGCATACCATTATCTATAACTGGTATAAACTCATCATTTATAAGCTTCTCTCTTAAATCATCATCTTTAGCCTTTCTATATTCAACTATAGCTCTTCTTAAAGATGACATAATCTTCTTACCTTTTTCAATTATTTGTCTTGGTATTCTCTTAGCTTTCTCAACAGCTCTTCCAACCTTTTCGGAAGTATCAGCTTCAGCATATTCTCTTTGTCTTGCTCTTTCATCAATAACTTCTATAAAGTTATCGTCCATATAATGTCCAGCATAAGTAACTTGTCCAGCGTCAAATATTTCAAGAGTTATAGGTAGAGTTTGGTCTTCAAACTTAGGTGCATATAATCTATTGTCATACATTACAATCTTTTCAGATGAGGCATTTATCATTTCAGGGTCAAACTTATCAAGTATTATCTTATTACTTGTAAGATTTCCAAGAAGTGTTCTATTTTGCTCATCAAAGTATATTCCCAGCCCTTGAGCTGGTACAAAGTTTACAATTCCAAGTCTTGCAAGTTGAGTTGCAAATTCTTCTACTGGTAATACAAATAATTTATTGTGTTGTATTAAGTTTGTAAAATATAATGAATAAGCTTTAGAAGCTATACAGATATCTACAAGTCTTCTTGAATCAAGTACATACGTATCTCCCGATTCTATCATTGGAAGTTCTATAAACTCAGCTTGTCCATCTCCTGATATATGAAGAGCAAAGTTAATATTCTTTGCAAGAACCACATCATTTGAAAATATAGGAAGTATATAATGAAGTTGATGAAGTTCATTTCCATCTATATTTTCATAAGTTACCATTTTAATTACTGTAAAAGATGAACCATAATCTTCAGGAATATAAGATACTCCAAGCATTGATACTTCATAAACTGAATACTCTCTTTCTAAAGATTGTAGAGCTGACGAGTATATGCTATCTATTTCAATAATCTTATCAGTATCATATAAGATTGTATCTTCTCTTAAGTTATCAAGTACATCTTCACATAACTTTCTTGATTCAGGCATAGTTTCTAATCCTTTAATATTCACTCTAGTCTCTTTTGAGAATATTGCTTCAAGTATTATATCAGAAACTATTACATCTGCCATAGTAATAAAGCTATTTCCTGTATAGTTATCATCACTTACTATATTATAAGGTACTCCTTTTTTAATATACATTTGGTATCCCCCTTTATTTAAAATTATTATATTTGGGTGTTTGTGGGGTATTTATGAACTGTATTTTAGATAATACATTTAGGAGGTTTAAAAATATGCGAATACCAGATTTTAAAAATTTAGAATTGAAACATGTTACATTTTCTAAAGGTTATGACGACAAAGATACTTTAAAAGATTTTGTTAAAATACGTCATTATTTTGATGAATTAGAAGATTACGAGATATCTATAGATAAAAGGAAAAAGAAGGAATTTACCGAAAAAGAATTAGATGAAGGTATATCTATAGAAATGAATAATAAAGATATGGCTTACTTCCTTATATTACTTAACGGTAAAGACATAGGTTTTACATCAATACGGTATTCCCCAAATTTAGAAATAATAGCTTTATTCATAGATAAGAAATTTAGAAATAAAGGTTACGGTGCTAAGGTAATTCGTAGATTGGAAAAAATATTATGGAATGAGAGACATAAGTCTAAAGATAAAGGTATTCAAATTGTCACAGGTATTAATAACTATAAAGCTCAAAAATTATATATGTCTCTAGGTTATACGGAATACAAACGTAATGAACTGTATGTGTTTTATAATAAAAAAGAGGAGGATATTTTATAATATGAATACAAATATATTAAGACTTATAGCAGAATCACAAAAGGAAAGTATTAATGAAAAGAAACTGGCTAAAGCTAGACAACTATGTAAAGAGGTTGAAGAATTATGTAAGAAGTATGATATGAGTTTCTTCTTCGTTACAGAAGGAGCTTCTATTACAAGAAATAAAGGAAACGATGCTGTTCGTAATGCAAGAGAAGCACAAGTTAGATGGGAGAAAGAAAATAGGTTTGACCCTGATGAAGATTGGGATAAGAAATGATTTGCACCATTTTAATTTTCAATTATATATAATAAACATAGAAGACAGACAATAATATGAATGGCATATTAGGTCAATGTCTTAATTTAAAAATTATATGACTGGGAGGTCGATGTAAAATGTTAAGAATGTTAAATGTATCAAATCACGTTATGGGGTTAGACCAATTAGAAGAAATCCACAATTTAGGATACGACCTAATTGAATTACCTGAAGATTTAAAAGTTAGATGGGGACAAATGAAACCTGAAAATTATGGTAGAGTTTGTAACGATATAATCGCTTGGGCTGAAGAAAATAATATTCAGTCTATGCACTTAGCTGGGTTCGCACCGGCTGTAGTTTTAATATGTGCAGATATAGATAGAATACCTTTATACTACGCTTACAGCGAAAGAGTGTCTGTTGATATTCCGCAACCGGACGGAAGTATCAAAAAGGATTCTAAGTTCAAGCACTTAGGGTTCTTTAGATACAAAACATTCTAAAAATATTGGCTGGGTTAATTCTCAGCCTTTATTTTTTTTTTTTATTTTCTGCGTTCCGTTTACAAAACCGTCCCAAACACCCCTTTAGTTAATTTTTATAATAAAACAAGGAGGTTTTTAATATATGAATAAATTAGAAATGCTTAAAGAACCTTTGCATTTTTTAGGTTCACAAATATATAAAGCTTCTGGTATTAAGCTTGATTTTACTTATTGTAAAAGAAGAAGAGATAGATTTAATCCAGAAGAACCAAGTGAGATGATAGACATATATCCTGCTTTTCTTTTTTATATAGGTAATAATAGTAGAAGGGAAATAGGACATGACTATGAGTCAGCTTATAAAACTTACGAAGCTATAATTCAAGATACAAATATTCCTCTTGATTATCCTAAAGTAAATATGGAAATCAAAGTTGAAACTAGAGATGAGAATGATGAGCTTGAAGAAGATTTAGATTTAGCTGAAGCTCTAGCAAAAGATTTAAGTGCAGTTCGTACACTTCATGGAATTGATAGACTTATAATAGTAATTGATGAGTTATATCTTGATACGGTTAATGATAAGATTAAGGCGGAAACTATAGAGCAAAGACTTTTAAATGAAAAGATAATGCAAGAGTTTACTCCTCTTATCATAAAGTATCTAAATGACTTCGGGAAACTTGCAGCAAGAATAGGTCAAATACTTCGTGCTAATAGACTTATGACACCATTTATAGAACTTGTAAGAGCACATGATGGTAGAATGAGTGAAACTACAAATGATTACTCTGCTATAGAAAGATGGAGAGAGAAAGGTGAATATGGTAATAGAGCTCACGCGTTAAGACTTGCACTTTGTAACCTTGTTATTTATGAAACTATAAATGACGCTATAAAGGGTAATACAAAGAATATTAAAGCTATGGATACAACTCTAGCATACATTGTTAGAAATATTCTAAATACTCACATGACTACAAAGTTTATGAATATAGAAGTTGTATTAAAATCTATATTGGGTAAAGGACAAGTTGGTTCTCCATTTGATTTTATTCTAGCAAGAATAATGAAAGCTTGTAATAATGGATTTATGGAAACTCCTGAAAACTTTAGGTCTATGGAATATGCGTTTGAAGGTACAGTTGAGAGAAACTTCAACTATGGCGAAGTACAACCTAAAGACATGACAAAGATACTTGCTTCAAAAGAGCTTTTAAAATATGCTGAATCTTGTGATATCTTAGAAGCTCTACAAGCTAAGATAGACAAGAAAGAAATAAGAATGTATGCTGAATCTATTACATTTACAGAAGATGAGATAGAGGCTGAGATGATGAAAGTTACTAATATGGCAAGAGAAGCGTCTATTGTTAAAATAGATATGGAATACATCACAACTAAGTATTCTAAAAAGGATGCTATTAATAACGCATACATTGTATTACAAGAATGTCAAGCTTTAAGAAGAAAGCTAAAGACTAAAGAAGCACAAGATGCAATTAAGATAGTTATAAACACACTTCAAAAGGATATCGAGGAAACTCGTAAGTTCGACCATAAGAAATCAAGAATGACAATTAATATTGCTTACCCGTCTGGATATGAGGGATAATAAATGGCAATGGATTTCAATAGATTTTTAGATGATGTTGAAGACCCACAATTTTCCAATTATAAAAGAAATGTATCCCAAGATATAAGAGAATTTCTATCTCAGGAAGAAAATGTAGATGTTAGATTTGACGCTGAATCAATTCGTATAGCTGAAAGTCTTGTAGCCATGGACCATGTAGGAGATTATGAAGATGATGACCCTGCAAGGTATGCTTATATGAATAAGCATAATCCAAACGAATCTGTTCTTCCTGAAGATACAGATACTCCTAGAGCAAGATATGATTATAAAGGACAGATAGATGTAAACTTTGATATTGAGAAGAATGCTGTAATACATCAAGACAGAGAACCTAAAAACACTATGGATTTGATGTATGATGATTTAATGGCACAATTCCCAAATAAGCGTCCACCAGTTCAATTTAACTCAGGTAATGAGTATGCAATCAACTTTGCTAAAGTGCTATTTAATTTAAAAGTAAAGAGGTGGTGGTTGCCACTACTTCTTACTAACCCAGCACTTGATAATGTTGACCCATTCTCTCCTGATTTAACTCAAGAGCAAAAGGAAGCAATAATACAAGAGTCTACAACTAATCTTATTTATTACTGTCGTGAAGTAGTTCGTATACCAACACCAGCAGGTCCTACAAAGATGAAGTTCCATATTGGTTCTTTTACATCTATGTATTTAACTGCAAATGATATTACATATTATCTTGAACAACCAAGACAAACTTATAAGTCTGGTACAGATAACGCACTTGTTGGTTGGTGCTGGAACCTTGCTTGTCGTAATTCACAAATGGCACTATTTGCCAATAACTTACCAAAAGCTAAGGATAACTTACAGGCGGTAATAGATATAGTTGAGCTTCTTCCATCTTTTATGCAACTCTTTAGATACAAAACTAAAGAAGATTCATCTGGTAATATTCAGATAATGGATTGTGAAGATTACTCAAAAACTATGGAGATACACCATAAGCTTTGGAATAACAAGATATACGCTGGAACAACTGGTCAAACCAAAGAAGGAGCAATGAAAACTGGACGGGGAAAATCGCTTGTTAAAATAGGATTTGACGAAATAGGTTGGTCTAAGTATAACTGGTTTGCATACGGGTCAGCACAACCTGCTCACGAAGAAGCTGCAGCAAACGCTGATAAGGTTGGAGCACCTCATAATATTACTATGACATCTACTCCACCTGATGCTACAACTAAAGAGGGAGAATGGCTATATAAGCTTTTATTTGAAGATTGCGTTAAATTCAATCTTGTAATGTTTGACTTATCAAAAGAAGAGTTAAAAGAGTATATGAGAGCAAATGGAAATAAGGATATAGTCTTTTGCTCATTTGCTTATAATGAACTTGGATTTACTCAAGAATGGTTAGTAGAAAGACTAAGAAAGCTAGATAGAGAAGTATTCGATGTGGAAGTAATGCTTAAATGGAAAAGGGTTTTAAACCGTTCTCCATTCTCAAGAAGAGCCTTAGAGCTTATTGAGATATACACAAAGAATACTATGAGGAAAGAGATAATACTTAATAATAGATTTGTATTTCAAACTTATCCGGGCTTTGAAGAAGCAAGACTTAAAAAGATTGTAATAGGAGTCGATATAGCAGGTGGGGGAGGTACAGATAGGTCTGACTATTCTACTATGGTTGGAGTAGACCCACATACTACTAAAGTATTATTTACATTCAGAAGTAATACTGAAGATACAGAAATATTCTCAAAAATAATAATTGACTTCTATAGGCAATACACTCCTAACGCAATAATAGTAGTCGAAAGAACGGGTATTGGAAAGGGTGTTGTAGACAAGTTAAAACACTGTCAAGATATAGTTGATAACCTGTATTATGAGTCTACAGCGTCTAATGCTTCTTATTATATTAACTCAACTGATGGTAGAATAACTAAAGGACAATATGGTTTAAACAACGACCACAATGTTCGTGAAACTATGACTAAGGAAATTCTAAATACTAGAGTTAATAGATATAAGACATACTTTAATTCTCCTGATATTGCAAGAGAGCTTATGAATCTTACTGTAACTGGTTCAGGAAGAATAGACCACTTACCCGGATATCATGACGACGTTATAATGGCATATCTTATGGCTTTATATGTACTATATAAAGATATGGATATGGATATTAAGTTTGGTATCATGCCACCGAATGTTCCAGATGATGATGCCTTATCTTATAATAAACTAGATGCCTTTGACATAAAGATAGACCCATTTGAGGGTCTTACAAAGGAAGAGGTTGATTTAGAATATAAAAAGATAGACGCATTAAATGAGGGAACTTTCAGTGGATTTAAAACCCTTGAGGGTGACACGTTTAAAAGAGCGACCGATAATTCGCACTTTGTTTCTATGGCTGAAGGTTTATATGATAATTCTACACAAAATGGCGAAGACAAGGAGATTACGATGGGAGCACACGATTACTTTGGAAACGGTAAGAGAGTGAATCGGCTTAAAGCGAAATCTCGGAGTCCGTGGTAGAGAAAGGAGGACAAGATGTTATATCCTTTAAGATTGGTATTAAATTTACTAACATTTTTTACAGCGTCGTTTTTGCTATTCTACATTTATGTAAGAACATGGCAAGGACAGGCGTCTGTAACTTTTAAAGTGTGTAGTGTATTCATTACAGTAATGTACATCCTAAGTTTACATAGTATAATATTTACATTCGCATTAATAACAATTTTAAATATACTTACGACATATATATTCGTAGTGTATAGTAGATTCTCAAAATTGTTTACCTTATCTCAACACGATGAAGATAACATCGCTAGAGTATTCTAAAGAATCTGGATAAAGTTTAAGGTGCGGCATTACGCCACACCACAACTTTTATATTTTATAATATTATATTCATTAAATGTGCAATCCGACACGGACTCTCTTTTTCATTCAGATATTAGACCGATTATCTCTCAATAATCAGAATTTTCAATGTATCTCTTAATTTTTTAGATTCGTAATGCGACACGCACAAGAATTAATTCATGTTATATTTATTGATTTTAATAATTCAAAAATTTAGTTTAATAAAATTAATAAAAATAGAATAATTCATCATTATCTTATTTTCCTCAATCTACAAGTACGACACGTACAAAGCTTTATTCTTATTATTAATTCCGTGATTTACTAGAATTAACTGAATATTATTCACTGTAAATCGTAATATGTTATTATACGTATTACTGGAAATAAAACTTGAAATATGACATAATGATTTATATTATATCTTCTTTTCAAATCGTGTATACTCGTGTAATATTAAAGATTTGCGGTACTGGGGGAATCTCTAAAAAGATCCTCAAATCTTAATACACTATATACCCATAGTTCCGTACACACTCTCTCCTTATACACCATATATGTATCTATTGAAAGTTATTTAGTTGTATGATTAATCCTCATACCTATCAAAATTAACATTTACTGGAGCTTGAGCAATTACCTTTTCATTATTTGAAATTATTACTCTTCCTTCAGAATCTATAAACTCTGAGTAGTTAGTCTTCACATAATCTTTTACACCAGTTCCGTTAATATCGTTTCCATTCACGATACCTCTAAACCGTTTGCCAATGGCTAACATATCATATGCGAATTTAGTCCGCTTCACTATTAGGTCTTCATGGTTCGATGTAGGATACGAATTAATCAAGATAGTGTTAGGCGAAACTTTATTTTTAATGTAAGTATATATTTGTGCTATAGTATATACAACTACTTTCTTTGCAACCGAATCTACATAATAGAATCCTCTAAGCAAGAAGTCTTCACTTCCACCATCTACAAATTTATATAGTTTATTATCTTTTAATTCGCAGATAAATAAGTTATCATCATGGCTATCAGGAAATACAGGATTTATTGCAGCTCCAAGATAATTCCCTTCAAGCATATTCATAAGCTTATAAGTTGATATTAAATGTCCGCCATAATAAGTCTTAGAATAATCATTTATATACTCTTTTTTGGAGATATCAGTTATTGTCCCTACCTTTTCATCATAGACATCTTCAGCGTGTACTATAACCGTTACATTAGCTATATCAGCCACTTTCTTTTTAAAGAAGATAAATAAATTATTATTGTAATTTATAATCTCGTAAAAGTCTGGACGAATAAAATGTCCATCTATGAATAAGTGCATTGACATATCAAGTCCTGCCGTTTCATATAAAGGTATTAGGTTTAGCTCATCTTCTATAAGATGTCCTTCAGCTTTACCATACTTTATAACCTTATCAACTACCAAATCATATCTTCTTGTAAATAGTGGCTCTACTACAGCTTCTATCTCATCTTTATCAGCATAGTCTTTAAGAAGTGCTTTAGGTATAGTTATCTTAGATACTCCAAGTCTATCATCTCTTTTAAATCCTGTATGGAAGTATTTCCCGTTTACATATAAAGAAACTACTTGCGAATATCTATTAGGGACAAATACAACATAGTTATCCCCATCTTCTACAAGCTCTGCTGCATTTCTTATTCTTGTGTATTCATCTCCTATCATGCTTAGAGCAAATTGCTTTGATATACTTTTAATACTATTGAAGTATTCGCTATCATTACCAAAGTCAACAAGAAGTCTTGGGTCATCATTTGCTATCGGAAGAAGTGAAGCTCTTGAACCTTTAACAAATCCTTCAAGTTCAGGACTATATACACAAGAGTATATAAAGTCTTCATATAAAGTGTCTAAGTCCTCTTTATCGTCGTTTGCTGTATTATAAAGGACTAGAAGTTTAGTAACTGTAGTACCTGCTCCTATTTCATCTTCTAAAGCCTTTATATCAAGTACAGCTGAAGTTTGGTTCCAAGAAGCATAAGTTAGATTTCTAAATTCAAATCCTTTCTTTCCACCTCTTTCGTATACTATAACTCCAATAGATGATAATATATCATTTGGATTATTAACTTCAATTATAGCCGTCTTATTAGATACTGTATTTCCAACCTTAACTCCAGTACCCACTTCTAAATCTCCCAGACATAATTTATAAGCGTCTAATGCTTTATTTTCTGAGAATACTTCTATGTGCTTTAAGCTCATTTCCATATAAAGATTTTCAAATAGATGTAGAGCTGTTGGACTTGGAGTATCTATAAATCTTACTACATCATTTCCTGTAGATATAATAACTGTACCTGTAGTTAGAATTGCTTCTTCTTTAGGAATTACTATAAAGTAAGATTCGTCTACAAAGTAATACTTTGCACCTTTTTGTCTTAAGTATTCTTTATACTCTAAAAGACGATTTCCGTCTTTGAAGAATATTTGATATTTACCAAAGTCTGGAGTAAATTGTAACTCAGGTATTTGATAAACATTGTACATTATCTCAAAATGTCCTTTACCGATATTATCCAAAGTATCCAAAAGTTATAGTGTTGTTTTTTATTTTTTTGTTAAAAAAAAAAAAAAAACAAAAACGCCCCGGTGGATGGGGGGGGGTTTTGACATATGAGGTTTTAATCTATCGTAGAAGGTAGTCTTTCTACCATCTACAGAATCTATAAAGGCTCTCATTATAAACCTCCTTATAAAGATTGTAATACTTCTCTTGCAACTGCAATACAGTAAGGTTGAAGTTCTGTCTTAATAGAAGAGCTTCTATAAACCGAATAGTTATTATAATATCCTGAAGCTAGTGCACACAAGTATGGCACATAGTCAACTGAGAATACATTTGGACTTCCTAAGATTATCGAAACTCTTTGTCTTATAAACTCAACTGATACTTTATCTTTTAAAGCAGTAAAGTTTCTCTTAAGTATTTCTACAAGACCGTGGAATGATTGCCATAACTCTTTTGGAGTTTCCAAAACTAATTGGTTTATAAATGCCTTTTCTGTATCATTTTCTATCTTAGCTTGATTCATTGCACTTTCATGTACATTCTTATCAATACCGAAGTGATGATTTAACATAAATCTTGCACAGATATATTTAAGATACTTAGCGTTTGCTCCACTTGCAAATATTGAAGAACCTGATATACCTATAGTTAATATTTTTGTATATAGTTCAATAAGCAAATATCTCATTTGGAAATTGGCACATATCTTTGTGTAGTTTATGAGAGACTTGTAGATAGCCCAAGCACCTTGACAAAGACCAATTAAATCATTTACATTTATTTTAAACTTACCATCTTCTTCTGTACAGTAAGATGTAGCATTTACTATAACTTGTACAGCTCCTGATGATTTATCAATAAGTGGAGCATAAGGAAGATACATTCCTACAGCAACCAATGGATTATACTTAAGTACAATCTTTTTCTCATTTATTAAATTCATAATGTCTCTTTTGAACATCTTGTTCGAGTTTGCTTCATATAGTAAAAAAGCTTCAGGTGCAGACGTTGCATCAACATCACGACCAGATATAAGCTCAGCTACTTTACCTGATAAATTATCAACTTTATCCATCACTTTCCATAGAGAAGATAAGTCGGAAAGCTTCGCTTGATTAGTTCTAATCATATATTTTAAACCTCCTAATTATTGAATTTTTACTAACAAATTTTTGGGTGTGAACCCTCGATTTTTAACTAAAGGGGTGTTTGGGAGGACTTTATGAAGACACTAAGACATATTAATATTTCAGACTTACACTTATCAGTATATAGCGAACCTACAGATTACATAGAGGAGCTTATGCTTATAATTGATTATATAGATAAATTAAAAGAAAGTATTGATGTACTAACATTTGCAGGAGATATATTTGATAGAGTATATCCAGCAAATCACAAGGTAATACAAATAGCAGTTGATTTTATGACAACTATTGCAGAAAGAGCGAGACTATATGATTTTAAAGTATTCTTACTTAAGGGTACGCTATCTCATGACAATACACAACTTGATATATTCTCATCTCTTGAAAGTTCTAACTTTCATATTGTAAGAAATGTGGAGTTTATAGATGTAGAAGGACTTTTATTTAGATTCATTCCTGAGTATTATTCAAATACTTATGAAGAACTATATGAAGAAGCTTTAACTACTAAAGCTGATGTAACTATATACCACGGTTCGATAGAGTCAGCTATGCCTTATGCTAAAGCTTTAAAAGCTGATACTCATAAGATGGCACAAGTTATAAAGGATAGAGATATAATAGAAACTACAGGGTTATATACTGTATGTGGACATATACATAATAGAATAAATATTGCAGACAATATCTGGTATACAGGTTCTTTTTCATCTCATTCATTTTCAGACGCAGGAGTCAAAAAAGGTTTTGATGATGTTACAGTTGATTTAGATACTGGAACTTTTAATGTAAACTTTATAGAAAATAAATACTGTAGAAAGTACATAATCTTAGATGGTACTGAGATATGTAAATCAACTGTCAAGAAAATGAAAGCTTTCTTTAATGATTTAAAGCTTGATAAGAAAGCTAAAGATATTATAAGAATAGATGTTGACACTAATTTATATAATGATGAAGAATATAAAAACTTATCTTTTATAATGTCATCTTATAAAGGAATATTTCAATTTAAAATAGAAAGACAAGTTAAAACACAAGAAGTTAAATCTATAGAAGAAGATGCAGAATATGTACTGTCTCCTACTATTCCTTTAACTCATAAGATACAAAAGACAATAGAAGAAATATATGAAGTTAATCTATCAGTAGATAGAATAAAAGAGCTTTTAGATATTTCGGATATTCAAAAACCCACAATTAAGGAAGGAGTACAAGTATGATAATACCTATTAACTATGCGACGCTCACATTACTTTTTAGTATAGTACCGCATTTTAGACATAATAATGAATTTTTAGCAAACTTAAAAGAAGCTCTTATAGATTTAAAAGTATCAAGAAAAGATACAAGAGAGCAAGATATAATAAAGTGTATAGAAACTATGCTTAAATATATACAAGATGGAATAGCACTAGATGCGGAGGGACTTATTCGTATATCATCAACTGATGAAACTGTAGGTTCTGATGTGTATGCTAAATACTTACAAGCTACAGATGATAATAAGAAGTTTATAGCTTCTCTTGTAGATTTCTTATCAGTAAATAAAGTAGCTTTAAAGAAGATGGATAATATTATATCGAAGCTTACATTCTTACAATCTTCTCCTACGAATACTGTAATGAATGAATACCAAGATATAATAAATGATTTTAAATCAGTAGCGATAGATATTACAACTAGAACTACTAAAGCAAATAATAAGACAGTTAAATTCTCAAGAAGTCCTAAGGGACTTGATAACATAATTACTCAGTTAAGATATGAAGATTCAAATGCTTTATCAACTGGTATTCCAGCACTTGATGATTTTATGGGTAAACTAAAGCCAAAGAAACTATATGCAACTATAGCTTTATCAGGAGGGTTTAAATCTGGATTTCTCGAAAATGTAACTTTAGGAGTTGCTAAATCAAATCCAAATGTTGATAAGATACCCGGTAAAGAAAACTGCGTACTTCATATAACTTTAGAAAATGATACTTTACAAGTATTTAAAAGATTTGTGGATTGGCACATGGAAGAGAAGATGTTTTCAAGAAAGCTTATAGATATGCCTGACGCTGAAGTTACAGGAATTGCACATAAGTATATATCTCCACAAAATGATAGTGAAATGGCAATAGTAGTTCGTGAGTTTCATAGATACGATATAGGACCTGATGATTTAGATGCACTTGTAAATGAACTTGCAAACGAAGGTATGAGAGTTATGCTTATAGTTCTTGACTATGCTGACTTACTTGCTGTACCTATAAATAGAAATGATACAGATGATAAGTCTAAAACTGATTTAGTTAAGAAGTTTGAAAACTTAAAACTTGCCGCTCAGAGATTAAATGTTCCTATAGTAACAGCTGGACAATTTAATAGAGAAGGGGAAAGAGTAGCACAAGAAGTAATAGGAAGAAGAGTATATCCAAGCCCACTTATGGGTGGACAACTAAACGCTTCTCATGTTGCTGGTGGATTTGGACTTAAGTTCCATGTAGAATCTTTACTTATTCAATTCAGAGGAAGATATAATAATGTAACTATGCTTCACATGCTTCTTGATAAGGATAGAGATAATAATAAAGAGATAAATGAACTATCAACAAATAACGGACATAAAGGGAACTTAAGATTCTTTAAGTTCACAAAGAATGGATTTAGAATATCTCCAGCTCCCGAAGATGTCTATGATGATATAAGAGATGTAATACCAGATGACCCTAATTCAATACTAGGAAAATTAAATGAATTTGATATGATGCAAATACCGCCTGAAATGCAGGCAAAGCTTGACGCTGACTTAGAGGAAGCTAGAAAATTAGCTCTTGGTGATATGTTACTTCAAGAGCAGATAAAGAAGTAGTAACTAGCATAATCAGTATTTTAATATATATATTATATAGGTGTAGCAGTACAATTAATATAAAAATTTAAGGAGGAAAAATTATGAGATTGAACAACAAAATCAAAAACGGAAAAGGTGGATTTACAAAGATGAATCCAGAAAGGGTGTTTCTAAATGAGAAAACAAAAAGAGCGTCACATTGGAATGACCAATGGAATGCTACAATTAACGCACTTGAAACTTATCTTAGTGAGCAACAAGTGAAGTTCGCTGACCCAGCATTTGTAAACCAAACTGCAAATTGGTTTGGTGGAGAAGAAGCTAAGATTCCGGAAAACTTAGCTAAATGGTTGAATGAAAGAGGACAATTATCTGAAGGTGCTGAAAAGTTCAGAAAGGTAGTTGACAAAGCTACATATAATGAAATGCAACAAGTGTTTCATATTGATAAAGTAAGAAAACTTCATGAAGTCGACCAAAATAACGAAATATCAAGATATGCGGTCGATATGTTTATGGCAGCGAAAGTTTTAAAAGTTGTAGCTAATAACTTTGATAGTTTAGTTAAGATTATCAAAGATGCTGCAAATGAAAACTTAATTGAAGATGTGGTATTAAGAGCTATCGAAGATTTGGGTATCCAAATTGAGGAAAAGACAGAAGCTCCTAAATTAAATCTAGTAATGGATGAAGAACCAAGTGAAAGAAAGCCATTTAAGAATAAAGCTTTTGGATTTGGAGTTAAAAGTGAAGAAGATAAAGTATCTGCATTTTCTAAGTACCAAGATGAAGATGAAAGATATTATGGTGGAAGCTCATTCGGTGGAGGTAAGAAGCTAGGAACATTCGGTGGTGGTTCTAGTGGATTTGGTTTAAATAGCGGTAGCAGTGGAGAAAGTAGTAGATTTACATTTGGTAAATCGTCAACATTTGGAAATTCAAGTGGAAATGGAAATAGCGGATTTGCATTCGGAAAGTCGGCGTTTAGTGGTGGAAGTAGCGGAAAGAACTGGGAAAAGTCGCCAATGTTTGGAAGAAGATAATAAATTAATATAGTATAATAAGGAGGAATAAAGATGTTTGGAAAAGAAAATTATGGGTTTGGAAATAATAGAGGATACGATAATGAGGCTGAAAACAGAAAAGTTCAAGAAAGAGTTTTTGAACTTGCAAATGGAATGGTAGAAGCTTATCAATCTAGCTCATCAGCCGAAGAGGTAGCACAAACTTATGAAAGCTTAATAAGAGAAGCCGGATTTCAAGTATTAGGTAGAGGACAAAACAGAATTGCCTTTAGAGTAGAAGGTTCAGCATGGGTTTACAAAGTACCATTTAGAGAAGTAGGGTTTAGAGATAACGCTATTGAAAGATACAGCTCATCAGTTGTATCAAGTGATGCTACAGCATTTAAAGCATTAGGTGCACATATGCCAATGGTATCTAACTTCTCTCTAGGTAATGGGTATCAAAACTTTATGATATGTGCAGAATACATAAAGAATTTGGAATCTAAATCTGGGGAGTTCTTAAATGACACTAGAGACGCTGCAATATATGCTGCAGTTGAACACTATAAAGAAGTATCAGCAGTGTTAAGAAAATTTAATGAATACTTCCATATGAACGACGTTCATTTGGTACTGTCTGCTGAAAACTTTGGAGTTAAGAAAGGAAGTATAGCTATAAGAGACTTAGGATACTTCGTTCCAAGAATTGGAGACTTCCAAAATGTTACTATGACAAAGGGTAACAAGGACGTTCAAATTGGATATTATACTTTAGATAACATTGCACTTACTGCTGAAGAGTCAGCTGATGTTCACAAAAGAATTGATAGATTCTCTGAAACTATTGAATCTTGGGCTCCGTATGATGAAGAAGGAAGATTACTTGTTAAGTCTGAAAGAGACTTATATGATGCTACAGATTGTATTCAACCGTTGCTAAAACAATTTGAAGACAATTACCTATAAGATAAAAATTAATAGAAGGGGATTTACCCCTTCTATTTTTTGTATTATATATTATAACTATGAGAAGAACAAGGACAAGTAAAAAAGAAGAAAGTCGTTAATCATAATTATACCTCAAATATATTATATATAGATAAGGTCTAAGTTCTTCTCGACTTTATTTTTTTTATGGTTCTCTTTTAGTAGTAGGATAGAATGTATCAAAGTTAAGTCCTTTAAATTTAACCGAAGTATCGTGTGATAACTTAAGTCTCTTTTGTACAAGCTCATGTTGTTGCTTATTAAGTTTAAGACCAAAGTTTACAGGTTTATCCCAAACGTCTAGCATTTCATAAGGTAAGTCTCCTGCACATTTTGAACATATCATCTCACCTTTACAAGTAAGTACAGAACGCATTTCCATTTCTTTTCCAGCATATTTGCTATAATTGCTATCATCCAATTTAACTTCCTTACCACCATCTATTACCCAACGTCCAATATATTGTATCTTCTTTGAAGGGTCTACATATATCTTACAATATACTTTAGTTCCACAATCAGAACCATACTTATCAAGTCTTATTGTACGGAATACATAGTTCATCATCTTGGCAACAGCTCCCCCAACTTCAGTAGCCTTACCTCTTGAGTACCCACCTACAAGTCCCATATTAGAAGCATAAGATAAGTCTTTCTTTTGCAGTCCATCTTGAAGTGATTCTGTAACAACTCTAAACTTATTAAAGTCACTATCTTGCGGAAGCGAACCTGCCATAACTGCCATTGTTTGGAATTGGTTTCCAAGTCCTAGAACTCCACTACCATAAGCTTCCATTGCAGGATCATCAGCATACACTTCTTCAACTTTCTTTAAAACTCCTCTTGCAACTTTATCTGCCGCAACTGGGTCATCATTTTTAAGTCCTTCTTTATTTTCTTCTATAAGCTTTTGCTTTAAATTCTTAATATCAGGTGTAAGACAAAGCATACCAGTTGATAAAGATGGGTTTACAAATGAGCTCATTCTTAATGAGAACGACTCGTATCTATTTATACATCTTTTGTAATCATCTATAGTAATTTCTTTTGCTTTAATCTTAACTCCTATTTCTGTAAGTATAGAAGCTAGTTTCTTTTTAGTTAGAACTTCTGTAAGAAGTGGTATCTTACATTCTTGGAATAAAAGCTTCCATACAATGAATTGTCCTATTGTACAGTAATAAGTCTTATTACCGGCAAGTCCGTATGTTCCACCTTCAAATTCCATAAGTTCTCTTATATCATTTTCTTTCTTGAATTTAGTTGTATCTCCTATTCTTAATTCTTTAAATAGGAATGTCATAGTTATATCATCAGGAGTTGCAGCTTTAAGTTTTGCAACAGTTTCAGATTTCGCAAGTTTTGCACCCTTTTGGAATACTGTAAATGAATACAGTGCTTGTTGAGCGTCATTTCCAAGCTTCTTCATATTCTCAAGCTTCATATCGTAATATAAGTTTAAAGAGTTTCTCTTTTGCTTACATTCTTCATTGGCTTCATCTGAGAACACTGGTCTTGCAACTGTCTTATCTCCATCTAAGTCTCCGTCCATTCCTGCAAGTTGTAATGTAGATATCTTTTCAGATTCTATAAAATAACCTGACAGTTCCTTCTCAGCTCTTATTGCATTTTCTCTTATATGTAAATCTCCATACTTATCTATTATGTAATCTATATCAGGGTAATAAGGATACTTCATTCCATAAGCTTCAACTTCAACCGTTCTTAAAGTCGATAGTACATGTATAAGAGTAGGTATTATATTAAAGCTATCCATTGTAGGATGACGTGTTACCATCATGTGTCTTTCGGCAAGTTCAGCTTCTTCGTATGCAAACATATAAAGCAAATCAGTTATAGTCATAGCTCTTGCTTTTTGCTTACCGTTTACTTTATATTCCATTATAAGAGGTTCTCCATCAGGAGTTAAAATAGGATTAAGTCTTTCAGATATAGAGTGCAAATAAGTATCTCTATATTCTTTCATCTTCTCCCCATCATAATACATTTCCTTTTCCATTAATGAAAATTGAGAACCATTCTTTTTTCTCATAGGAAGTTGCTTTAGAAATGCTGACATTCTTCTTGACATAAATAAAAACATTCCAGCACTTATAGATGTAAGTGGAAATCCAGTTTTATCAACATTTACCTTTTCATCATAGAACTTATCTCCATCAAATTCATGTCCTGATAGAACTATTAAAGAACCGTAATCCACATGCTTTGATAGTGCTCTTTTTCTTTGAAGTCCATACTTACCACCAATTATAGCTTTTAAGAAATCGTATAGTTGTACAATTTGCAGTTGTATTTGATACATAAGTCTATTGACATCAAATAACTTTACATCTTTATTATCCTTAAGTAATTTAGCTTTATTCATAAGAGAACGATATAAAGAGTTAAGCTCATCTATACCCATTTGTCCAGCTCTTATATCAACGTCTCTAAATGCTATGGGTATGACTATCATCTTATCTGTAAATAAAGTAGTCTTATCGTATTTTTTAAGTACAGCTCTTACATCTTCTTTAAATAAAGATAAATCTTGGTCTTCATCATTTCCTGAGTTTATATTATTAAACTTAATCTTTTCAAAGTTCTTATAAAGCCACTCAAGTCCAGTATATCCTGTAGGGTCAGGCTTTAACTCTCCCTTATCTGTAATAGTATAATAATCAGTACCTGCTATTATTCCATCTATCTTTCTAAAGCTTCTTTTAAATATTCTTTTATAAATAACTGGGTGCATAAACTTTCCATTTAAGCTTATATATCCAAATAGTGTCTGTCTATCAAGAGTTGAAACTCCAAATATTCTTTGTGATACAAGTCCATTAGGGTCTGGAGAACCGTTTGCCATAAAGAGATTAGTTGAAGTAACCTCTTGTATTTTAAGCTTTCTCACAAACTCATCAAATTTAATCAGTTTCATTATAAATCTGTAACCTCCTTACCTTCGCTCTCAGCAAGATGTGCAAGGTCATATAAATCATTAGGGTCAATACTAAGTAGTGCTGTATAACCTTGCTCTTCACGCATTTCATATATTTCTCTGTCATTTCTATTTTGCATATCTAAGTTCTTCATTGATTCTATTGCTACCATAACTTCTTTAAAGTTTCTAGGTTGTATACGCTTTAGAACATCCATAGCTTCTTTTGGAATCTTTTTACAATTTGTATTTAACTTTCCTCTTACGAATAACCAGTCTCTTTTCCTTGTAGCCGCTCTATTATCTTCTATTGCCTTTTCTTCTTTTACCTTAGTCATTTGATACATTACTCTTTGATAGTAAATGGTAACCATTCTTGATACTAACTCTTGCAAGTTAGCATTTGTCATATAGATATTCATAATATCCCTTGTATCAGGTGGCATATCATCAAATATCTTTTTGACAATCTCTTCCATGTCTTTACTACGTGGAGTACCAAATCTTGGTACTATTATTTCTGAGAATATATTTTCTTCCAGTGGCTTTTCAGCATTAGTATACTTAAGTTTTATAAATGGCTCAGTATATGCTGCAACCATACTATCTAGTGTCTCTATTACATCTCCATTAAAGTTAAGCTTTGTACTCATTCTTAACTTTTCTCTTTCAAGTTCAATATTCTTATTAAGCTCTTCTTTTCTTATTTCTAATTCTTTTTCTTTAATCTCAAGCTCTTTTAGAGTTCGCATCTTATCAAGATGTAACCTTTTAAGTTCCATTCTTTCACGAAAATCAAACTCTCTTGACTTAAAGATAAACCATAGGACAAAGCCTACTGCCGTAAATGTTACTATATTTATTATACATATTAAAAATATTATAGTTAAATCCATCTATGTTAAACCTCCATTTGTTCTCAATTTACTAATTAAAATGTTCGTAAACTCGTTTGTAACGAACACTTTTATGAGATTTAGAACTAACAAAGGAGGTTTATAATGCTAAGAATTGACGACTTTTTAACTGATAATAGAGACATTCTAAACTGTCTTAAAACAGCAGTTATTAAAAAGCAAAAGGAACTAGAATACTATGACACTGAAGAATCTCGTGTCAGATTTAATATATACAGAAATGCTAGAAATCAAACTGATAGTATTTATGAATACGATTATGAAGTAGAAGAGTTCTTCGCTGTAGGATATCTAAATCATGATAATATAATAAGAATGCAAAGATTTCCAAAAGATATAAAGTTATACTTAAGTGAAGAGCAGTGTGAAAAACTTTTGGAGAATAAAAGAAAGTATGTACTTTCACACTATATTGAAGAGAATGAGTATGTACTAACTCTTATGGGATATCCTTATCAAGAAGAAGACTTTTTATATCTTGGATACCATATAGACGGTATAAGAGATAATATACCAGTTCACCGTATGAGCCAAGGAGAAATATCTATCTTGACTAATAAAGGAATACTAAAAAAGATTATAGAAGATAATCCTGATAAAGAGTATCTTAACTATATTACAAGAAGAATACCTTTTTATGTGACAAGAACTACAGAAGCTTTTGGACTTTTATATATTGATACTACAAAGTATAATGTAGGATATAGAGTTGCTGAAGTTTATGAGTATATGAGAATTGCTTATATGAAAACTCAGTATAATGAATACTATCATGACTCTTATGATTACTACGAACCGTTAACGGCAACTTATCTTATCTGTGCTACAATGTATATGATACTTGCTGAAAACCCTATGAATATACTTGAGTTCGACTTCACATCAGATGAGATACTAGATAGTCTTTATAGAACATTCTCAATTCCATATGTTGCAGATTTACCTAAATCTGTACGTATAGCATTTGCTGAGAAGATAAATAGAGTCTTAAGATATAAAGGAGATAAATCATCAATACTTAATATTGCTGAAGCTTTCGGTATTAAAGATGTATACCAATATATCTTATATAAAGAATATGTAGACTTTGAAAAAGGTTATGACCCTACTAAGTCTTTAGAGGAAAACTACAAGCTATCATTTGTAAGAGTACCGATTGGAGCTAAGGATTTACATAAGTTTATTTACAATATAAGAGAAGGGGATACTAAAGCTAAGATTCCTTTTGATGAGTTTGTATCTGGAGATAGAAGATGGGGACTTGGAAGAGATAAATTAAAAGAATATGTAATGAAAGAGAACTTCTCATACGTTACTACAAAGTATATTGGAGTTGATAGTGTCGTATCACTTACAGAAAATGCTTTTACTCAATCTGAGTTCTTATCATTCTTATTTGGTAATAAAGAAAGACTAGGGGATTTTAAACTTACTCTTACTAAAGCAAATTTACAAGCAAGTCTATGGGACGCGTTTGTATATTCTATGGTACTTATTATGAATAAGAATGGTTATGAAGATGATATAATAAAAGACCCTGAGGGACTTGTTTATATCTATGGTATAGATAATCACTTTAAACTGACAGAAGAAGTTGCTGAAGCTTTCAATTCAAGAGTTCCAAGAGATATGGAATACTTATCTTATTATAAGACAGTAAATGAATCTATGTCAGTTGTAGATTTCTTGGATGTACTTTTACATAACAGAAATGCTTTAGGAGTTTTGCGAAGAATGATAAGAGAAGAGAGCTTTGATTATGCTATTATGAAAGAGCTTATGAAACTTGAGCACATGATAGGTACTATGGCTATTAATCATTACTATGGACAGATTAAAAATTATGATAGTTATTCAGATTATCTTGCCGTATCTAATCCACCTTTATATACACACTTACAAGCGATGAAAGTTGGTGGACATGTAGAAGATGATATGAATGAGGAATTGCTATCAGTAATAGAAGATTTATATAATTACTGTAATCCTTCTCATACGGCAGCAAGAGATAATCCTTTATCATTCCTGTCTAAGATAAAGGAAGATGAAGCTCAAACTATTAAAACGACAATGTTTAAGATGATAGCATTCCTAAAAACTTATACAGTTGACTTAAGAGTATCTGAAACTTCGTATGTATTTGATGATTACGAAAGAATATTATCAGAAGTTCTTATTAAGAACCACGTATGGCTTTGGGATAGAGTTACTACAACTACTTATGAAGAAGCTACACAAACTGTAAAGATGTTAGGATTCCATTCATATCTTGAAGTAACTGATTTTATTCACAGAAAGGGAGTAAGAGATAGAAGTAAGGTTATGTATCCACCTTGGGTTACAGTTCCTAATACAGTCGAATATCTAAGACCTGATATGAATGAGATTACATACGATGATGGATTCCAAAGATGGTTTAAAGAGTATGACAATGATTATATAGATATATTTGAAACTGTACCGCATGTGCTATATAAAGTACATGAAAGAGATAGAGATATAGAAATTCACGACTACGCTTTTCAAAAGACTTTTAAAGAATTTGAGCATGAATATGTAGAACCTTTAGAAGTTTTAAATGATAAGTACAAATGGTATTTCTGGGATAGATACTCAAATCTAGGAGTAAAGGATACTTTTACTAATAAAACTAAACTAGATATTCATACAGATACTAAGGTTTATGATACCATAAGATGTCGTGAAACTGGTCGTTTACAAACAGACATTGTAGATATATTAAAAAGATAGGAGGAAGATAAATGAGAAAATTAGACGATATATTATCATTTTCTTCATCTTTAGATGACCCTAAACATTCAAACGAAGTAAGAGGTGTTCTTATAAAGAAAGAAGATAATGTAACTCTACCCTCTGGTAGAACTCTTTTCAGAAGAACTAAGTCTGGAGAAAACACTATGCTTATTGGAGTTACTCAGTTACTTGCAGAATTCTTAACTGGTAAAAGAACTAATAAAATACAAGTATTAACTTTAGATGAAGATTTAAAAACTACTATTACACCTACATCTTCTATAGTTAAAAATGAACTTAACTATTGTGGAGTAATGCTATGTAATGGTGGAGCAGATGGAGCTGTTGTTAAAGCTGTTAATAGATATGCTCCGGGATTTACTGCTGCTACAAGAATACCTTGGAGAATGGTAAAGAAAGCTTCTGATGACCCTAATACTTTATATCAAAACTATGCTGGAAGAAGTGTAGAAGGAAATGATGTAAAATATTATCTAAAGAAATTAAAGAAGATAGATTGGGTTAATAGAACTGTAGATGGGGAACAAAAGTTGACTGATAGACCAGAAAACTCTTTATCTGGTTCAGTAGCTGTTGAAACTGTTATCCAAACTGAGTTTAATATAACTCTTCAAGATATGGCTGAATATTATAAATCTATAGGTGAAAATGTAAGAAGAAAATTCTCTACTATTTGCTTATTCATTGGTAATACAGTAAATGTACAGTTAAACGGTTCTACTTATACAGACCATAGAAACTTATTAGTTGCTAACCAACTAAATATAGAAGAAGAGTATTTAAAACAAAACAAAGAGGCAGAGTACGAATATAACGTGCACTTCAGATAATATGATTGGTGTAGGGGTGTCCCTACACCATTAATATTTTTTCGTATATATTATAAACGAAGTAGTACAATAATATAATATTTTATGGAGGTAAAATTATGAAAAAAGAAGGTAAAGAAGGATTAGTTTATTTTATTGGTGGGAGAAGCGATTATTCAAAGGAAATAGTTTTTGAAAATGCTGAAAAATGGGACTTCGTTGTAAATAGAACTTTACACGATGAACTTACAAATGTAGTAGATAGTGATAGTATCGAAAAATGGGTCGAAAATGTTGAAGAAGTTATAAAAGAAAAGTTATCAGAATATGGTCCATTTGTAGAACTATACATTGATGTAGAAGGTATTGGAACTGTATGGTTAATACCAGCTATAACTCACATTGTAAGAAGCATTTATGATGATGAGGAATTCTCTGGTGTATTTATATCATTAATAGATTTTGATGGGGATAACTATACTTGTGTACCAATCAAGAAATTTATCTAAGGTTAAAATTGGGGTGGTGAAATTCCGCCCACTTTATATTAATATTAAAATTTTAGGAGGAATAAAATGTCAATTAAAAATGTGAACGTTGAAAATGAAGTACCTATGTGGAAGAAAATTGTAGTTGTTGGGCTATATAATGCAATTAATTTTGACCCAATAGATGTGAAACCTGACGGAGGTTATATTATAGATATCCGTCGTAATACTGAAGCTGGGATATTTGGAACAGTAGTGCATCATGAATCAGATACAGTATATGACGTACTAGAAGATTTAGTAAGCATTATAAAAGCTATAGCTTTCCCTAGAAGAACTATGTATGTTCTTAATGGAAAGACAAAGGATGTTATAATATCTTTAATACAAGATTTAAAAGAAAAATGCCCAGTAGCTTTTTCTAATGACTTAGCTGAGCAATACAGCCGTGTATTGAATTTACTTAAAACTGCAAATACTTTATTTGCAAGTAATGAAGTAATGACTTCTAATGAAGCTACACGTAGAATAAATATAATATTCAATAGTGTGGACAAAGAAAATCTTGCCAAACCTAAAGAAGAAGCACCAAAAGCAAAAGAAGAAATGCCTGTTACTAATGTTAGAACTAAAGAAGGAGTATTCATTCCAGATGATGTAAACCCTAAGAAAACATTCAGAGCTGGTATGATACTTGCGAATATAATACACGTCACAGATGTGGTAGATGGAGAATATTGTGGTAATATGAGAATGCCTGTATATAAATACATAAAAGGGGTTCTAAAGGATGACCATAGTGGAAGACCTTTAGTTCTTTGTAATGAAGATGCTACAAGATTATACAGAGAGTTTGTAAGACGTGGTGAAAGAGATGTACATGGCAAACTATTATATACAAAAGAATTTGGTAATTTCTTGGCAAATGTTATCCCTGTAGATGAAAAGGAAGTAATGAAAGATATAGGAGATGACGGTTGGGATGATGTGATGTTAGCTGAAAGATGGTCAGGAATTAAAGCTCCTGAAAAGAAAAAGAATGCAGTTATCATTACAGCTAATAATAAATTAGGAAATCATCTTAATGTATTAAATACCAATAAAGCTATAGAGTTATTTGGAATAGACACTAACAAAGTGGCAGTCAATTCTCTTATGAGTCTACTACCAAATGTGACTACTAAGATAGAAGAAATGCAAGGACTTTATAATATAGCAAAGTATATAGATGATAATGGTATTGATATTATCTATATAGATACACTTACTATAAATCCAGATAATACGGAGTTCTGGGATAGAATTGTAGAATTAGGAAAGATATTAAAACTATGTGCAAATAAGCACGCCAAATACATTGGTGCTGATAGAAAGGAATACGTATTTCCTATAAAATAAAAGTATTGGCGGGGATTTCCCAGCCTTTATTTTTTACGTTCCGAAAACTGTCCCAAACACCCCTTTAGTGAAAAATATAATGTAAAAAGGAGGTTTTAACATGGATGACGAGAACAAATTACCCGGGGGTAGTTTAAGCGATGTTACTACCGATGCGTATAATAGGATACAGGATTCTGTTAATAATAACATAGTAAATCCTATATCAAATGTATATTCTGGTATTACAAATACAGATTGGTCAGAAGTTGCATCAGGAGTTAAAGATAACCTTTATGCAAGTGGAGCAGACTTTGTAAATAATGCTATAGGAACTGTATCTGAAAATATAGATAATGCTATTAAAACTGGAGTTAATAATGTAACTGGTATGGTTGATAACTATGTCAATAATGCAGTTAGTAGAGTAACTGAAAAAATAAATAATAAATTCAATTCAACTTTTGGTAAGATAGAAGCAAAGCTTAGAAAAGGATTATTCGGTAAGATAGATAGCTGGTTTGGAAATCCAGTATTAAACTCATATAAATCTATATTCGGTGGACTTCCGGGTAAACTCGGAAGTACGCTTAAGGGTTCTTTTCGTAATAACCCTTGGATTAATTTCTATATAGATGGAAATAACTATGTTGATAGACCCGGACTTACAGGTGGTACTGGTGGAAGTACAGGTGATTGGGATAACGCATACGGTGGAATCAATAGTGCTGCAAATCATGGAGGCTGGGCAAATCGTGCTAACTCAACTGGTGGTGGAGTAGATGGACCTGCGGCTGCTGCTTGGAATCATAGATATGGCGGCGGTGGAAGTAACGGCTACAATAATGGACGTTCTACGGGAGATAGACCGTATGGTTCTAATACTTATAAGAATATTCCACAAAGAGGAAATAGAAGTGAGCATACAAGTCCCGGAGATATGTCTTTATATTCAACAGCAGCATTTAAAGATATAGCTGAGCATATTAAAAATACTTATGGTTTTACTTCTAATATAAATGAAGGAATGCACTTAGAAAGAAGTTTTGTAAATAGATTTGGAGTTACTTTAATTGACAATACTCTTGCTCATACAAGAACTCATATATTTATAGGTAAACCTACTTGTCGTGTACTTGATACAAAATCAGGTTTAGTTCCTGAAGACTTAGGTAAGAAAGATGCGGACCTTGCAATGATTATAAATCAAGACACATCTTTATATACTCAGCTTAATGGTAGAATACCGGGAGCTACTCCTTTTATGACAGCTTTGCAAAATAGAGTAGTTGGAATATCATTCCAAGATGCAACTTTATCAAAAGCTGAATCTGCTGCAAATATAAGAGGAATAAGACAAGAGTACCCAATATCGTTTGCTGAATCCTTAGTTAATGTACCTATAACTTTAACCTTTGCTATGGATAGAAATGCTGAAGCATTTAAGCTTATAAATGTTTGGGTTACTTATATGGAAAAGGTAAAGGAAGGAACTTTATCTCAAGAGTATGAAGATTCTATGTATAATAGAATGAGCTATACTGCTCCAATATTTGTATTTGTTACTGAAGAAAATAACCACGATATTATATTCTGGGCAAAGCTTGTTGGTAACTATCCTACAAGTATACCTTTTTCTGTATTTTCAAACCAAGGCTTAGTTAATAGAGAAGTAAGAGAAATATCAGTTTCATTCAGTTCAGCGATGTTTAAACCATTTGACGCTTATGCTCTTATGGAATTTAACGATATGCAAAAGACAGCAAATAAACAGTTCTGGGCTGACTATGTACCAATAGCTGATAGAAAGCTTGAATACTATTGGACATCAGGTGCTACAGTTACATTAAATGATGATACAGGTAAATTCAGACTTAACTATTATACATCATCTGGTGGAACTACAGCAACATCTTCACATTCAGGTGGTGCTAGAAATGGAGCTACTGCTGGTGGCGGTGGAATTGCTAGTGTTGCAAAAGCGGCTTATTCAGCAGTAAGAAAATATATAGGTAAATAAATAGCAGGAGGAAGAGATGGAAGAAAAGAAGTTTATTTCAACTAAAGAAGAATTTCTAAAATCTATGGCTGTAGTTTTAGATACTCTTGGTATGCCACCTGATAGAGTTAATGCTCTATCTACCGCATACTATCAAACTCAGGGACTTGGAGAATTATATGATATAGTATCGTATTCTTCTTATGTATCGTCAAGAGAGATGTTCCCTGTAACAGCTCAGTTCAAAGACTCTTTATTCAAATGGAATAAAGTTGCTGATGTATCATTTCAAATGGCAAGAGCTTCAATGAGAAGATTTGCGTTTACTATGTATATAGAAGATGTACTTAAAAATGCCGAAATGATAAATCCTAATTTATATAGATATACTATACCTCACACACTTGAGGTTAAGATAAATGAATTTGTGTATTCTCTTGACTATGATATACAAATTCAAATATATGACCCTAATGGTCGTATGGCGATTACTGCAAGATATGATGTTGATAGCTTATATAACCCTATATCTCCAATTAAGAATCCGAATATAAGAGTTATTAAGCAAAATAAGAATATGGTTTTAACTCTTGACTTATATCAATATCAAAGAAAGCTTGAGACTTATAGATATGTAGATTCATCAACTGACGTTTATCCTATAACATACGAAGACCAGTTAATTGACTTTACACCTTATTATAGAGCAGATGAGTATACATCTACTGTAAAGAGATTACAAAAGTCAATGTATTATGATAAGTCAATTCCTGATAAGCCTACAATATACTATGATTTAAACCAAAATAAAATAACTCTTACAAATAGAGGATATAGAGGAAACTTTGTTCCTGTAAGAGATAGTATAATTGAGCTTTCAATGTATATTACAAAGGGAGATAAAGCTAACTTTGAATATATTGGAGATAAGATAGTTCTTGAAGATTCAACTGGAGAAGAGTTACCGTTTTATATAACAGCTACTACTGAAATGAAATATACAATAGAAGGAGCTAATGAAGATAACTTAGAAACTTTAAGAAGAAAGATAATAAACTCACTTCATACAAGAAACTCTTTAATTACCGATTATGACTTATCACTTCATTTCTCACAAAGAAATAATAAAGCATATAAGGTTATTAAAACAAGAGATGACTGGAAGATGAGAGTGTATTCAATATTTGCACCACTGTATTTCGGTAAAGATAGAAAGTATCTAATACCTACAAATACTTTAAATGTACAAGTTAAGTTAAATGAACTTATAAAGAAAGATACGCATTATAAGATACCTGAAACTACACACTTGAGGACTGGACTTGGAGATAGTGTTGTATACCCAAGAGCAACAGCTACAGGAACCGATGCTTTTGATTATATGCTATCTCTTGCACATGTAATAAATAGAATTAAAAGAGTAGTTGAAACTTATGAGATGTATATAGCAAGAGATAATCCTTGTGAGTTTGAATATAACTATGATAAGGTAAAATATAACTTCATGGTTAATAGACTATATATTAATCGTGAGCCTAATAAGAATATTAAGCTATCTTTTAATTTACTTACAAATCTTGCTTCAGAAGATAAGAAAGACTTAGTTATATTTCATACACAAAATCCAAGTGGTGGTATAACTGATAATGGACAAATAAAAGTAAATGTAGCCTTTCAATCTCAAGATGGAGCATACATAGGTTATGTACCAGCTGTCATGAAATCTTATGAAGAAGGAAATGATATGTATAGATTTGAAGCTGAGCTTGAAACTGATTACTTTATAAAAGATGGAAGACTTGATTTGGCTTTATATAATAATGGAGTAAAAGCTAATGTACAATCTGATATTAAGTTTAAAGCTATAAAGATACTTGTACAAGATGATGGTAATAATAATAATGATAATAGTGCACATAGATATGGGGTTCCTGATATATCTGGTAAAGCACTTGTAAATGTATTCTCAGTTAATGATATAGACTTAATAAAAGAATATACAGATATATCTGGAATACAAATAGAAGATATAGATACAAATACAATAAAGCTTATGTCTATACCATTATTTGGATATAAGTTTGTAGAAGATAATGGTTACTCAGTATTTAATGAAGTGTATGCTGAAATGGATTATATAAATACATTATGGCTACAAACTCAAACTAACTTTACAGCAACTTTAAAGTTTGTAAATACTTATGGTTCGGCTAAAAACCACGCTATTGGTAATGAAAATGCAAGACTTGATAAAGTCAATGTATCATTTGTATTTAAAGTAGGACTTAAGTATAATGCTACTAATGATTTGGATTATGTAAGGGATTATATAAGAGATTACTTTGCGAAAATTGATTTCTTAAATGATGAGACATTCCACGTGTCTGATTTGATAAGAAAGGTAAGAGATGATATAACTGATGTAACTAAGATAGAATTTGTATCTATTAATAGCTATAATCAAGACTATCAATATCTATATGCAGATTATGACCCTAATGACTCAGCTGTCATACCTGAGATAGTTAATATTGAATATAATAAAGAAGGGGAGTACAATATAGTTTTAAATAAAATCTAAATGTCATTAACACCGACATAGATTATTTTAAGGAGGATAAGTAATATGGAACAACAAAGAAAAAACGCGGAAGAATTAGTATCAACTCATTTTCACTCAGTGGTATATTTTGCAAAAGAAGTAGCAAATTGCAAAAGATGTGGAATGCAACTTTTTGAAAGAGGACTTTTAGTTGCAATGTATAGAAGAACTGAAGAAGGACCTTTTGAAAAGAAAGCAGAAAAGACACATTTTATTTCAAATAATGATTTTGAAGATTTAGCTTTAATGCTCCGTCAAGCAAGAATAAAGATGAATACAAAATCTCCATTTGAATTTGCAATAGCTGGAAAGGAAAGTGCATTTGGAATATTCGGTGTTGAAGATACTGAAGGTAACTACATTTGTGGGCTTTCAATTTATGATGTAGTGGAAGGACAAATAATACAAAAATCAAAGCTCGTTTGTCCTTTCTCAAATTCAATAAAATTGAAATCATTTGCAAGTGATGGTACTATTGAAGATATGGTTAGAAGTGGAGCTACAACTGAAACTGAAACTATACTTAATAAGATAAATGCAATCCTTGCTGGAACTTCTACTATAGAATCATTCCACCAATCTAAACTTGCTAAGAAGTTTGCAAATGGAAATGCCAATAAGAAAGTGGAAGTGAATGAAGAATACATTCCAGATAACAAGGCAGAAGATGATTACTGGAGTAATATTGACCAATAATGAGTATAATGGCTGGGGAAACCCAGCTATTTACTTTGACCTAAGGAGGATAATATATGGTAGCTACACTTAAAAATGATTTGATTAGAAATGTTAAACCTACAGGACAGAATTCTAAACCGAAAGATAGTAAACTTATGAAAGAGAGTAGAAGTAAGAATAATCTTATGCAAAATGTAAGGGGGATGAAATGATTAATCTATATGCTGAAACTGACTTAAATGAGAGGGTAACCGTAAGAATAGCTGAACTTCCTGACGCAAATACTTGCTTTAAATTCCATAAGGCTATATACGACTATCACCAAGAACATGTGAATTTCAAATTAGAACCTTTAGGAAATCTTATGGGGAAAATACAAGCTGATATGAAGTCTGGAAGAACTAAGACTGTTATTGCTTCATCTAAACTTGGTAGCTTAAAAGAAGATGTAGGAATGATAGAAATAAGAATAGACAGAATGGCAACTCCTGTAACTGCTTATATTACAGCTGTATGGGTTGATGAGAAATCAAGAGGTAAAGGAATAGCAAGTATTATGCTATCTGTAGTAGAAGCTATGGCTAAGAAAGATGGTGCTGATATAGTATCTTTAAATGTATTTGATTTCAATACAGAGGCTGCAAAGCTTTATGAGAAGAAAGGATATAAACAAGTAAAGCGTGACAGGTCTTATAGAACTACTTATGAGAAAAAGCTGTAATAACTTCATTTTATTTTTCAATTATATATAATAAACATAGAAGACAGGAATAAACTTAATACGGATTAAGAATTCCAATGTCAAAATTTAGAGACTGTGGGAGGTCGATGTTATTATGTTAAAAGAAAAATTAAACTCAGAAGTTGTAAACGGAATGGAAATACCATTTGAAAAAGAAATCAAAGCTGGTTATGCTGTAGCGAAAGCTAAACATATCCATTCTTGTGAATGCAAAAGAAGAAGAGAAATAAGAAATAAAAAGTTTAACAAGGTTCGTGTATTATATTGGAACCTTATGATGTTATTGACAGGTATTGTTGTCGTGTCAGTAGGAAGAATCCTATATGACGTTATAAGAATCATTAAGATGTAAAAATATTGGTGGGGTTCATTCCTCACCTTTATTTTTTAAAGTATTTCATATCAGGGGAGGCGTAGTTATGAAGAAGTTATTAAAGCTTTTCTCTAACGGTGAATTCCAAGTTATCACTGTTGGTTTAGTATTTATGGTAACTGTATTAGTTATCGTAAATAGATGAATTATAGGGGAGCTAGTTCTCCCTTATTTTTTGTAACCTTTCTATAGGAGAGTGATAGTATGAAGTTAAAAGACAAACCCACACTAGGAAATAAGATAACATATCAAGATGAAGTCATAGTAGACCTTATAGGAGGTATTACAAATGCTATAACTGAGAAGATAGATGATATGCCTTTTACAGAGGGTATGATAATATTAAGCGGTATAATACATGGACTTTTAGATTACAGAGAAGAATTCGTAAGAGAGAATGGTAGATTTGAAAATGAGTGGGATATTAAAAGATATAATTACTTAATAAGACTCATGAATGATAAATTTGGTTTTGATATGCAAGAAATATGATTGGGCGTAATACCCAATCAATTATCTTTATTTTTGATTATATATTATAATCGTGAGAGGAGAGATTATAATATATTAAAATATAGCCGAATAGTGAGAGTCTCAATTTACTTAATAGTTGAAATTATTTATTTCCTATTACAAATACAGAATCTCTCTTCTCTTTTTTTTTTATTTTAAATCTTGTCTTTTATATGTATTTAACAAGTCTTCTTTGATACCTTCAGGAATGTTTGCTATTGTATCAGGAACTAAGTCGTAAGTTTCTTCAGTTTCCGATAAAGCATATTGCATACCACCTGAGTTTACTACACTAAGTACCCCGTGATAAGATGGTGGAATTAAAGCTTCTTCTGAAGCAATCTTACCTGTGTCTTTATCATAAGTTCTAAGCCAACCTATCTTCTCATTATCGTCCCAGTGACATTTAACTTCAGTATTATTTATAAACTTATTTCTAAGTCCAGTTTGAGCAGCCGCGTATGAAAATCTATTATCCATAGCGTCATAATCCTTTATCTCAGAATTACCTTGTAAGAATTGAGATGAATCAGGTTTTTCTACTTTACCAAATAATGAAGTAAATCCAGCTTTAGCTTCGGGAACTCCTGAATACTCAACTTCTCCATTTTCATTTCTTTCTTCTACTTCAGGGTAAGTAGGTTCAGCTTCTCTAGGTATTGTACTTGTAGTAGAACCAAGTACAGTTCCACCATAAGATGGAATAGCTGCAAGTGCTTTAGGTTCTCTATTCATTTGAGAATCTATAAGTCCAGCAATAGATGCTTTCATCATCGTATTACCACCTTTCACATCAACAACCTTACCAGTCATTTCATGTACCATCTTTTGCTCTTTAAGTTCTGTATCCTTAATATCTTTTATTGCACCCATTATCATTTTAATAGCATTCATCTTGGTTGTGTAAAGAGAAGTTCTATTTTTTGTAGATTCTGTTTCTATTTCTACTTTCTTAGGAAAGGCTTCTAGTATTTCTCTAGTTCTTCTTTCAGACTTCTTTATTTCAGTATCTATCTCTTTGATAAGGGAGTTCATTTTAGCTATATAAGGTTGATACTTCTTTTCCATTTCAGACATTTGCTTTTGTGAACCGTCATAGACAACCTTACCGCCGAAATATGAAGTAGAAAAGGTATCAGAATTTTCTCTAGTTTTTCTAGGAAAAAGTATCATAAATAAAACCTCCTTTTTGATAACTTCTAATATCTTCGTGTTTTTGACTATTTTGTGAGGATACGAAACCGATATATAGAGGTGATTTAGAATGAAAGATTTATTTTATAATTCATATTACGATAAAGAAAATGATGTTTATAATTTACTTATGTATAATACAGAAACTGGGGAGCAATATGTAAAGAAGATACAAAAACCTAAAGTGTCTGTATATACTGTAAAAGGAGAAGTACCAAATTACTATAGAGAAACTATGAACTTAAAAGACTTAGATGAACATAGAGTTTCATATAAATGGAGAGGATTTGAACTTGCAAAGATACTAGGAGAGGGAGATAGTTTTAGAAGAGCTTTGAAAGAAAGAAAGATAAAGTATGACCATATCTTTTTGGATAGAAGATGTATAGGTTCAGACTTACCTATAGAAGACTTAACTATTATGAGTTATCTTGATAGTTTAGGTTATGAAGAAAAAGATGGAGTTAAAGATTATAATGACTTGCCACCTATTAAGAATATCAAGAAAGGTTACTACGATATAGAAACTGATGTCTTAAATATAGATGAAGAAAGATTACAACCTATTATTTGTAGCACATATTATGACGCTCATACAAATACAGCTTCTGTATATTCTATTATAAGAGATGACTTTAAAGGACAAAAGGATATAATAAAAGATGAAGCTAAATTTGTAAGTGACTTTAAAGCAAAGCTTATAGAGCATATAAATGACGCTCAAATGGGAGAGAAAGCAAGACAGTTACTCGCTCCTAAGTTTATAAAGCTTGTAGAAGAGATGAAAGTTGTAATACATTGGTTTAAAGAAGAAAAGAAGATGATAGAGTTTTCTTGGCATGATATGATATATAACTTCAAGCCGATGTTTTTAGGGATATACAATGCTGTATACGATATAAGACATACTGAGTATAGAGCTGAAGAACTTGGTATAGATAAGTCAAAGTTATTCTGTCATAAAGATGTAGGTAATACATTTTATTTTAACTACTTCAATGAAGACCCAAAAGCCGCTAAAAGAAGACATAATTATGATACAGCTTCTTACACAAAGATAATATGCTCACAAATAACTTATTTCGGTCTTCGTCCTCAAGACCAGCTTGAAAGAGAAAGCCTAGACGCTGTTGCTAAGTTTGAACTTGGATTTGGTAAGTTATCTTATGCTCATATAACAGACTTCATTGGAAGACTTCCTTATTTAGATTTCATAACTTATCTTATGTATAACATGATTGACGTTATTGATATGGCTTTTCTTGATATGAAGACAGATGATGTAAACTCACTTATTACTAGAAGATTTATTGTAAGAACTGAATATGGAAGAGTATTCTCTCCAATGACATCAGTTACTAATACATTCTATCATCTATGTAAGAGAATGGGTTATATTATGGCAAATGATGTTAATAAGCTTATTATGACAAAGAACGAATCAGCTGAAGCTATAATGGAGAGACTTCGTGAAGCAGATGAAGCTATTGAGTCAACTTATGATGTACTTACAAATAGAATACAAATAGCTGGTGGACTTTGTTCAGACCCAAATAAGTTTAAAAAGAATATGACACCATTTTTGGAAGATTTAGTAAATAATAAATTCTTAAGATATGTAATGGATGCTGACGCTGTATCTATGTATCCTATGATAATAGAGCATACAAATGTATCTAAGGATAGTTTAGATGGTAGAATAGAAACTGTAGATAAAGATACAAATAAAGTAGAAAGATGCACTCAAGCACTTATATCTAAAGAGCTTGATGAAATAGGAGAGGCTTTCTTTAATCTTCCATCTGCAAAAGAGATAGCTTCTAAGTTTTATAATATTGAAGTTAATATTCCTAAGATTAAAAAGCATGAAGATGGAAAGCTTTTACATCTTGATGATGATAGATACAAAAAAGCTGAGATAGTGAGAAAGATACTTGCAAAGCTTGATAATGTAAAGATAGACGCATCTGATATTAAAGCTGGGATACTATCTACCTTAGGATATTTTCATATAAAAAATAATATGTCTAATATGCTTATAAATGGTTCTTTGTATGAGATAGACTTTATTCCTGATAGTAATTTTAAATATAAATCTTTAGGAGATTTATTTACATTAAAAGATGATGAAGATGGATATATCTTTAAAGTAGATGGTAAATACTATTCTGATATGTCAACTTATTTAAAACCACATAGATTTCCAAAGCTTGGTATATATGTAAAAGAAAGACTTCCTAAGGAAACTATAAATCGTATTCAGAATAATAACTATACTATTGAGACTATAGAAGTTGCTGATAGATTTATAGATGCTACAGGAAGAACTCATATATTCTTAACTGATGAAGATGTATATGTATCAGTATACAATAATAACTTATTTGAATTTGAGTATTCTATTAAAGTACCTAAGTTTGGAGAATTTAAAATAAGAATACTATCAAAGACATTACAGTACAGAAGATAAAAAAAATATAAGAGGAGACAGAACTATCATATAGTATGACACATACGAAGTTAATTTTTATAAGGTTTTTAATATATTTTTTTTTAATTAGTTCTATCTCCTCACATTTATAATATATAATAGAAAAAAGGAAGGGTGTAGAACTATTATATAGAGGTAAATATATGGCAAATATTTCGACAGGATGTAATTAAGATACGGGCAGTTGCCCGTATCACAAACACCCCTTTAGTTAAAAATTAATACAAAAGGAGGAATTATAATGCCGCTTAATAGAAACGAAAATGATGAGCAATATGCTAAACTTCGCAATAAGCTTACGAATAAAGTATATGGTATCACTCCTGATTTATCTACAATGATGGATAGTTCAGATGACGTCGGATTTAACTTCGGTGGTAACTCCATTCAAAATACAAGTGGAAATGGAAATATTATAGATGCTAAAATAAGAAGTGGTAGAAAAGAGACAGACTTAGAAACTAAGTTTGTTGAGACTATGGAGAAGCTTGGAGAAAGATATGTAAACTCTATGCCTTACAATGAGAGAACTAGACTTATCCGTGAGTCAAACTATATGCTTACTCAGATGCCTCAACTTCATACTACATTTCTTAATCTGACTAAGTTTATATTGTCTCCTGATAACTACTCAGAAGATAAGATAATACAAGATATATATTTAAAGACAGATAGTGCTTTTACTCAAGCTGATATCGAAGCTATACTTGAAGAGAGAGGTCTATATAAGCACATAAAAGATTGTATACTTGCTTCTCTTGAAATAGGATATAGAAATATAGAGCTTATGCCTTTGCAAGATGTAGCAAATAAATTACTTGATAGAATAGATGGGAAAACTAATAAAGAAGCAAAGCAACTTATAGAAGGTAAGATGAATAATATAAATGGTACTAGAACTCCAAATATATATGCTTCGGCTCAAACTAATCTTGATAAGTATGATGTGACATTTTATGGAGAAAGTGAAAACGGTACAGTTAGCAAAACTGTAATACCGGGTTCGTTTGTTCGTATGTATAGAGAATGCTTTACACATGGAACTATAGCACAAAGAAATGAACTGTCTTCAGTTGTATATGATGCTGTAGACGACGCTTTAGGACTTGGTAAATATAATAATACTTATGAGCTATATGCTGAATCTTACGCAAGACCATATAATACAAATGAAAGACAAAAGAGAATAGAGATGATGGCATCTCAATTCTTCTCAGAATCTCCATATTCTGTAGGGCATAGAGAATATATACTTTCACACATGCACAATAAACTTATGGGTAAAAATAACTATGAGTCTTTCTTTACATCTCAAATTGATAAGACAAAAGCAAAGTCTTTAAGAAATGCTACATTCTACGGAGAAGCAGACGATGCTACAAATGCTGAGTTTAAGAAGGCTTTATCTGAGCTTAAGAAAAGTGCTAAATCTAAAAGAAAAGCAAGAATAAAAGATATGGCTGGTTGTTATATACAAGAACTTGATGATGAAAGAACTCACCCTGTTATAGTTAATAAAGAGCTTATAGGAGTTTACCATATAGATACTTATATGGATTATGCTTTAAATAAAACACAAGTTCATAATATAAATAACGTTATAGGTTCATCTAAGATATCTGATAGTGCTGACTATAGAGATAATCCCTTAGTAAGAAAGGATATAATAGAAGGACTTTCTAATATATTAAAATCTCACATGGATACAAACTTCATAACTGAGAATAGAAGAATACTTGGAAGTATATTAAAAGTTCTTGAAGAGCATGACATGTATCAATCACAATTCAGAGTAAGATTTATACCTAGAAAGTATTTAGTTCCATTTCAAAATGAAGAATCAAATAATGGTATAGGAAAGTCTAAACTTTTATATGCAAGAATACCTATTCTATTCTGGACACTTTTGCAACAAGATAAGATGATGACAAAGTTATTCTACGAAAAGGATAAACTTGCTATAAAATATAAAACTACTTTTGCTCAATCTTTATTTAATGATAGAGAAGATGCTATGGAAATATTTACAGATTTATTCCCGCTACCTTCTGAGCTTACAGACTTTACAAGAGTACATCAGTCTATGGCAACTATTGGAAGACTTTTAATACCAGTTGATAAAGGTGGAAATGAGCTATTCTCTATTGAAAGAATAGAGGGACAAAAGTATGATACTTCAAATGATGACTTTATGAAACAGCTTGAAGATATTATAGAAAATATTATAGGTTTCCCTTTATCATCTTTAAACCAAGCTGAAAAGAGCTATGACTATGCTACATCTATTATAGCACAAGATGGTAGACTTACTCAGATGATAACTGACTTACAAGCTCACTATCAACCTATGGCTTCAGAACTTGCAACTAAGATAGCAAGATATGAAACTGGAGAAGATGATATCTATGTTGATATTACATTCCCAGCACCTAAGCTTTTAACTTCTAATATCAGTAACGATAATGCTCAAAAGTTCAATGAAACTGTAAATAATATGATTAATATGTATTATGGTGAAGAATCTGAAATACCTTCTGAAAAGAAGTTATTTATAAAAAGAGAAATCGTTAAAGAGTTATTCCCAGCATACGACCATACTGATATACTAGAAGCTATAGAAGAAAAATGGAAGGCACATAAGGCTACATTTATGGATAGTTTAGGTACAAATGGTGGAGAAGAATAAATATATATTGGTGGGGTTTATCCCCACCATAACTGCCGTTTACGAACATTTTCTTAGTTTTAACCTGCAAAGGAGGTATAATAAATGGCTGGTAAAAAAGAGTCTACTTATATGTATAACGCCAAAATGAGTATGAGAAATCTTGGTAATGATTTAGCCTCATCTTATTTTACGAATACAATAAATACAGCTTCAGATGTTAAAAATGGATATCAAGAGGTTGTAAACAGCAAAAAGTCTTCCGGCTTTAACGGAATTAAAAATAGATTAAAACAAACTGCTCTTTTTAAATTTGCTTCAGATTTAACAAAGAATGCGTTTGAAGGATTAAGAACTGGTAAGTTCTATAAATCGGATGATGATTTATTTGGATTTGATGAGTCAGCATTTGACTTTGATTTTGATACATCTTCATCAGGTGGAGATTTCTTCTATGACGATAGTGGGGATGGTACCCCACAACAGGCTAGTTCTGAGCCTGCGAAGTCATACAATGGAGATATGGCTACATTTGGTGCTGTTGGAAAACTTGCAAAGTCTATGAGCGGTGCATCAAAAGCTTCTTCTAATGCTGTAATAAATGCAACTGTAGAAGGTTTATTTAAGACAGCTCACTCTATAAACCAAACTATTGTATCAGCAACTGCTGATTTAAAAGCTGAGGTTATAGAGCATAAAGGATATTTAAAAAGTATAGCAGAGACAGCTAAAGAGCAATTAGTACAACAACAAAAACTGGTTGCACTTCAAACTGAAATGCTTACTGAACATAAAGCAATGAAGGAAATGTTTTCTGATTATATGCTTCCTAAGATTAATAAAAAGGAAGATGAGAAAGAAAGAGGAGTTCCTGAATGGTATAATGCAATAAGAAAGGGAGATATGTTGACTGCAGGTAAATCTGCAGCGGGAGAAGCTTTCCGTGCAATAGATATGGAAAAGACTCAAGGTGCATTTGGACTTGCAAAAGCTATGCTACCTATGCTTCTTATGACTATGGGTGCAAATCCATTTAAGTTCATTAAGGACTTCGTTATTGAAGGTAAATTGAATAAATGGTTTGGACTTGATAAGTTCTCTCAAAAGATAGAAAGAATGGTAGGGTCAACTCAAGACTTTGCAAATAGACAATTTCAAACTATGAGCTTATCATCTAACGCAACAGCAAGAGCTGTTGGTAAAGCACTTATGGTTAAACCTGAATCTTTAGATAAGGTTGCGACAGACAAGTATGATAAGTCAGGAAAGGTATTCTTTGATGGTGCAACAAGAGAGGCTATCGTCAATGTAATCCCTACTTATTTATCGTCTATGGTATCGCTACTTTCTGGTAAAGAAAGAACTGTATATGATTATAATAAAGGTGTATTTAAAACTATATCTCAAGCTAAGCAAGAGTTCCAAGATAATCGTCCTAAGCTTGATTATGAATATGAAAGACTTGCTGAAATTCTTAAGAAGAATATGAAAGACGACGATAGAAAAAATCTTGACGAAGAAAGATTTCTAAAGCTTACAAAGTATATGATGGAGAATATGTCTAAATCAGGATACGATATAGCTACACTTAAAAATCATAACTATAATGATGCTAAGCTACACATGGATTTAAAAGATGACCAACTTTCAGAGTCAGATTTTTATAAAATTAGAGATTTGATGTATAAAGCAGAAACTAATAAAGATACAGCTGATAGCTTCTGGTCTATCAATAAGTCTACTAAGAACTATGTCTGGGATAGAAATAATTACAATGTGGATTATGCACAAAATGCACGTATGAATGGTGGAATAGCGATGTTTAACCGTTCAGACTTACTGGACCAAGGAGCTGTAGTTGGATTCGGTGGTGGTAAAGGTAAGAAGATGACATACAACTACCAAAATCCTATGGCTGGAGAAAACATTGTAGACATGTCAAGAAAAGACGGTAAAGTAGGAAATATATTTGGAACTACAATGTCAGATGATGAGATTGCTCTTACAAGAGAATTTATAAAAGACAATATGGGTTCTCTTCTAGGTTTATTTAAAGCAAATATGGCAAATGCTTTAAAAGACTTAGCTGATACTAAACTTGGTGACAAGTTAGGATTAAAAGAAAGTGAAGTCTATAAAAACCTTATGAAGACATCACCATACGAACTTGAAGCTATTATTGGACATCAAAGAAAAATTGAAAGAATAATATCAGGTAAACTTGCAACTGAAGTATTCAATCAAGAACTTGACGATTTTAATGTAACTGAAAAAGATAAAGAAAGAATGGCTGATGTTTTAACTGACCCGACTCTTTCTGAAGACGAAAGAACTAAGAAAGCTAAAGCTATATTATATGGCTCATCTGAATTTAAAAAGAAGCTTGAAGAGTTTAAAGGTAAGTTTAAAGACAAAACTGGTATAGATATAGACGCAAAGGTAGAATCTGTACAAGATGCTATAAATGACGCTAAGATAACAGCTACTGATGTTGCAACTGGTGGAACAGCGACAGACATTGGAGAAAAAGTTGACAATGCTAAAAAGACTATAAAAGATTATGCTACTAAAGCTGGAGATATGGTAAAAGATGCTACAAGCTCTGGTGTAGCTAAAACTAAAGAGTTTTACGAAAAGAATAAGGAAACTATTTGGAATGTGTCAAAGGCTGCAATGATAGGTGTTGCGGGTATTGGTATCTTTAAGACTTTAAAGAAATCAATGGTTGGGCCTTTAATTGGTATGACAGGACTTGCTTCTCCCATAGCATTAGGAGCTATTGCACTTGGTGCTGGAATATACGCTTATAAGAATAATATATTCGATAAGCTATTCGGAGATAATAAGAAAGCAAAAGAACTTCGTGAAAAAACTGGAAGAATTTTAAAATCTACTTTAGTAGTAGGTGGAGGAATAGCTGGTATTTCGGGTATACTTTCTCTTGCAACTCCATTAGGATTTATAGGTCCAGTTAATGCGGCTCTTGCAGGACTTGCTATATCAATAGCTGGAGAATCGAAAGGATTTAAGAAATTCTTATTTGGAACTGAAGAAGGTTCATTCTTGTCAAACTTAAAGACTTGGATGATAGGAGATAAGGAATCTGGTAAGAAAGGTATACTTACAAAGATGACAGAAAAGGTTACTGGTTTCTTCTCAAAAGGATTTAAGTCTATGGGAAGATGGTTTAAGCTTGATGTGTGGGAACCACTTAAATCAACATTTAAACCAATAAAGGACTTTATGTCAAATACAGCAACTAAGATACTTGGAAGCTTTACTGGACTTGGAGATAAACTTACTGGTTCATTTACAGCAGACTTCGTAAAACCTTTCTTTGCTAAAATGAAAGAAAAGGTTATTGACCCAGTTGCAGGATTCTTTAAGAAAATATTTGGTGGAATATTTGGTTTCTTAGGAAAGATAATAGCAGCACCATTTAAAGGACTTAGAACTCTTATTACTGGACAAACTGACAGCACTGTATTTGCTAGTAACTACGGTTCATCAAATGCTCAAGTTGCTGAAAAGGCTGAGTATAAAGCTAACATGTCAGCTAAAGAAAAATTATGGAATGCTAATAAATATAAATCTCTTACTGAGATTATGGCTGATAGTACATTATCTGATAAAGATAAGAAAACTCTTCGTAAGATGAGAGCGAAAGAAGCCATGAGAGACGCTAATGAAAAGGCTGCTAAAGAAGCTACGCAAAAAGCAAAAGAAGAAGATGAAAAGGATAAAGAAGGAAAATCGGGACAAGGTATCTGGGATACAGCTACTAAGTATTATTTTAATCAAAATAAAATAACTTCTAAGATATTCGGTGCGTTTATGGGTAACTCAACTCTATGCGGACTTGCCGCTCTTGCCCAAGCAATATCAGCTGTACTTGATACTAAGGTAGAACCTGCAATGTTCGCAAAAAGGTCATTTGGTTGGGTAGGTTCAAGAGACGGTGTATCGCCTGAGTTTATGCTTGAAGTCTGTCGTAAGTTTGGTATAGGTGCAAGATACATGAAAAATCCTAAAGCTGAGACTATGAAGAAAATCTTGAAGAAAGATACTATAATGATAGTCGAAGTTGATGATTTTGAAACTGACAATCTTCACTACTTAGTGGTAAGAAGAATTGAAGGCGGAATGGCATATTATTCTGACCCAGCAAGAAGAAAGAATATGGTTGTATCTGTAGATGTACTTGAAGCAAAGGCAAGAAGAGCAGTTTATCTATATAGAAAAGCTGATACTTCATCTCAAGTTGCAACTGGTGCACCTAGTGTTCCTATAACTAAAGAAGCAGAAGTAATAGACCCACAAAAGATGGTAAACGAAGCTAAAGAAGCTCGTATGAATGGTATAGTAGGAACAGTAAAAGATTTAATAAATAAAGCAAAAGGAAATGTAGCAAATGCTAAAGCCTCTGACGCGGCAGATGCTGATGAAATACTAGAAGCCGATGGTTCTAAAGTTAAACCCGGTCTTATATCCAAAATAAAAGGTTTATACAATTCTGCAAAAGATAGAGTTGTAGGAGCTGCAACTTCTGCGAAGGAGAAACTTCTAGGAGCTACTTCTAAAAAGAAAGCGGCTGAGTATATGACTGGTAAAAAGTCAGACTTATATATAATGCTTAAAGATTGGAAGAAGAAGTACCAAGAAGACGCTATAAGACTTAAAGAAACGATAGAGCTACAAACATCATCTCTTGCATACAATGCTGAGTATATCAAAAGAATACTTGTAAAAGTTCATGGAGATATACCGGGATTTGGAGATAAGGATATTAAAAATAGACACTTCTCAAAACTAGGAAACTGGTTTAAAAGACAATGGAGAAGAGCTAAAGCTTTACCGGGTAAAATAATGTCTTTCTTATATACTAAATTCTTACAACCTATATGGGACGCTACTAAGAAAACATTTGGAGCATTCAAGTTATTCTTATGGAATTTCCCTAAATGGATATTCAAACAAGGTTGGTCTAAGATAGTAAAACCAATGTTAAGTCTTGGTTTTAATATGATTAAAGGATTCTATGGAGCGTTTAAAAACGTTGTAGGTTTCTTTAAAGATATAGCTGTAGGATTTGTAAAGGGTGTTGGTACAGTATTTAGAATGGCAGTTAAAGGTCTATTTGATAGTGTAGTATATACTATAACTCATTTAAAAGATATTATGACTGGTGTAGGTAAAGCTATATGGACAGCTGTAAAAGGTGTAGGACACTTTATTAAATGGGGGGTAGAAGCTATCGGTTCTACTATTAAGTGGACGGTAGAAACTATAGGAAAAGGTATAGGTTGGCTTATAACAAAAGCTGTTGACTTAGCTGGATTTGTAGGTAGGTCTATAATGGGCTTATTTGGAATGAAGCGTAAGGCTGCACTTCAAGAAGTCTTTGTTGTCGGTGGTACACTAGATAGCGTAAGAGTTGTTGAAGTAGTTAAAGCTGTTGGTGCGGTAGATTTAGAATATACTGAATCTTTAGAAAAGAAATTAGGTCCGGGTGCCGGTGCTATACAAAAGGCTATAAGGTCTGGTAGAAGTGCTTGGGAGAGAATGACTGGAAGAAGAAAGTCTCCTAATATGAAATCTGGAGAAGAATATGCAAAGATTGATAAGAAGCAAGATGCTGAAGCTCAACAAGCAATCGCTTATGTTGATGGAGAAGGTAAACCAGCTGAAGAAAAGAAAGAAACTTCTTGGTGGGAAAAACTACTAGGAATAGGAGCTTTAGGTTTCGGTTTATGGAAAAGTGGCATATTAGGTAAATTATTCGATGTTCTTAGTGGACTGAAGGATAAACTATTTGAATTCTTGGGAGTTAAAGATAATAAAGAAGAAGATTTCAAAGATAAACCTTCAAGAGATAGACCCGCATTTGGTTATGGAGCTTTTGGAGATTTAGTTGAATGGAAAGACCAAATTCTTGAAAAGACTGGTGTTACTGGTTCTTTAAATAGAGACAGAGAAAGAAATATGGCATATTCTTCTTGGACACACTTAGGTTTAAAACTTGGTACAAAAGTTGGTGTTACTCAACTTGCAGTCAAAGGTGCTAAGAAAGGATTTAAAGCTATATCTTCTCAAATCTTAAAAGAGATTGCAGAATTTGGAGCTTCATCATTCGGTAAGAAATTATTCGGTAAAGAAGCAAAAGGTGGACTAAGTAAAGTATTTAAAATGCTTATGGAAAAAGCTACAAAAGCTGCTGAAAAGAAAGTAGCACAAGGAACAGCTGAAGCCACAGTAAGAACTGCAGCGTATGGTGCACCACCAGTAGGTCTTTTGATAGATGCTTTATTCGCACTTGGTAACTTTATCTATGGTATGTGGAATGCCAAAGATATAATGGGACTTACTAAAGTATCTTGGAAGATGAGATTTGCTGTAGGATTTGCGTCTGCTGTTTATGATATATTCTCATCAAAGTTAGTTTTCGCTTGGATACCAATAGTTGTACCACTAGAGTTTCTAGCTAGAAATATATACTACTATTGTATAGCTAATGATGAAGAAAAAATAGCCTATGATAAAGACCATGCTAAATGGGAAGAACTTAAAAAGGCAGAAGACGAAAAGGAAAGAAAAGCAAGAGAAGCTCAAGAAAAGAATATGAAACAACTTCAAGAAACATCTAAAGATTTTGAAGATGGTTTCAAATATACTGATACTGGATTTTTCGATATAGATACAACTGCTATAAAAGCACCTAGTTTATCACAAGCTGAGCTTGATAGAATGAATGCACAAGTTAAACAAAATACAGTAAACGCTGAAGCTCAAGAAGCTGAAAGAAATAAAAGGTATCAAGAGAATAAAGAAAAGGCACGTAAAGATAGAGACGAATCTGTTAAGAGAATGATATATACTGATGACGGTGGAAATGTAGTAGGTGCTGGTCCTCTTGCAGGATATGGTTCTATAAGTGTTATGACTGAAGAGCAAAAGAAGAAACTAAAAGCAGGAAATAATATGTTTAACAGAATGGTCGGGAAAAATGTTGGTCCTAGTCCTATGGAAGCTGCAAAAGAAGCTATCAAAAATGGACAAGACCCGAATGCCGCTGCAAAAGCCGCCGCTGACGGACAATCTGTAATTGCAGATAATGTAACACTATCGGCTGGTAGTGACCCACTTAGTACAGATGCGGTGGTTCAAAGTGCAGACTCAGTAGTATCTAATATTCGTGATTATGAAGCAGGACCATCAAATGCTATGACAGACGCACTAAATGCTGCGATGTTTGGTGAAAATGCAAGTTTCATTAAGAACTTAAACCTTACTGCTCTTGCAAGTAGTATCGGTGGTATGTTCGGAATAGATATGTTTGGTAATAGTTTAAACTCTGGAGATGCTGGTGGTACTGATGGTGGCGGTATGCCAAGTGGAGTTGTGGATTATGGTAAAGCAGACACAAGTGGAGTAAAATCTCTTATGTCTAAATATTCATCGTATAAGCCACAAATGGTTGCAGCTTGGAATACTGCTAAAAACTTATTTGGACTTAATACAGCAAGAGACTTATTTAGAATATCCTATTCTGAATCTGGATGGAATCCTACTATTGTAAACCCATCACAATATCCAGCGGCTGGACTATTCCAAGTAGTTCCGGGTTCTCGTGTTGAATGGGGATTTGATGGTAGAAACGATAACCCAATAAACCATACTCCAGAAGACCAAGTTATCCGTGTCGGAAAAGCAATGATGAAAAAGATGAAAGAAAAAGGTAGAGACCCTGTATATAAATATATGTATAGAGCTCTACATTTACCTGTCAGCGTAAACCAAGATGACAACTGGTACTACTATGGTAAAAATGGTCCTCGTCCAAGTTGGTATAAAGCGAACAGTGCACTTGACTTAGATGGCGATGGTTATGTGCGTAACTGGGAAGTTGAAAGACATGGTATGAAGAAATGGGCGTCAGCTGATGCTTCTGCAAAACTTTTAGGTTTTGAAGGATTCGTTGATGGTTCATCAGCAACTGCTTCTAAGAGTAGTGCTATAAAACCACCTACTACAACTAATATCTTAGCTAAAGGTATAAATGACGCTCTTAAAGAAAAATCAAGCGACAAAGATAACGGCAACGTGAAAGCTGGATATGGACCTATGCGTCATGTAAATCAAACTTCTCCAAAATGGAATAAACTCTCAATGGGTGGAATGTCATTTAAAGAAGCTGGTTGTGGTCCTGCTGTTATGGCTATGCTACTTGATAAGCTAGATATTAAATATGATATGGCTGAACTTGTAAGAAAAGCTGTTGCTATGAAGCAAGGACCTATGGGTGGAACACCTATGAAGTATTTTAAAATTGTACTTGCTGAGCATGGGGTATCATCTGCTATACTTGCAACAAATGTTGTTAAAACATTCATAAGTGAGCTAAAAGCAGGTAAATCTCCTATACTTCTTACGGTATCATCAACTGGCTCTCCTCACTTTATAATAGGTAAGGAGATAAAGAATGGAAGACTATACATCAATGACCCAGAGAAGACAAGTTCTGATGCTATTACTCTAAACGATATAAGACTTCGTAAAGCGAAAGCTATACTTGTTTATAAAGTTAAGGGTAGCGTAAAGAACAAGCTTAGAACTGCGATTGATGTAGTTAAAGGTGGATATGGTGCAGTTAAATCCTTTATAGCTCCTAAGTTTGAAGGATTCGGAAATGCTAGAGAAGCTATTTATAATGTCGTAGAGCGTATGGTTAAATCTGGAGCTTACGGACCTGCTATTATAAATAATACTACTAGCAATAATTTTGATGACGCAACTAAGGTTATAAAGGCTGTAAAACATGCACAAAGTAGTAGCAAGAACGTAACTGATTTATTATCATCTATTGACTCTAATATAGAAAAGATGACCAAATCTGGAACTAACGAACAAATTGGTGATGGTAGCATACTATCTTCTATCTTAACGGAAGTAAAAAATACCAACGCTTACCTTGCTAAACTTATTGAAGTTATGGCAAATGCTGTAAGTGGTGGCAATTCTAAACTTACTGTAAATGGTAGAAATATTATGACTACTGTCGGTGGAATACCACAACCAGTTACGAACGGAGTTTCACCTGACACTGTCGATTTCTATAGAACTGTAGATAGAATAGTAAGAGGTCAGGCATTATAATATAATTGGGGTGGGCTAGTCCCACCTCATTAAATTATTAAGTAAGGAGGTATAATATATGTACGAAGAACAAGAGCTACCAGCTGGAACAGGCACTGGGAAGAAATCTGGTGGAAAAGGTAAAGGTTCAGGTGGCGGAAAAGGTGGTGGAAAATCATCAGGTGGAAAAGGTTCATCAAAAGCAGCAGCACATGCAGCGGCGGCTAAAATACCGGGTTCAAGTGCGGCAAAACATGGTGTACCTAATGCTCCACGTGGTGCAACTGAAAGCGATATACCAGCAAGAAGTAAAGGAGATGCAGAGTTAGTTAGAAGATTACTTGCTAAGGATTTACACCATTACTTATCAGAATCAGCAATGGGTTCTCCTTTAGGTATAATGTCAAGAGATGAAAGATTTGACTTGAATGCTCTTATGGGAGCACCATTTAAGTTCTCAGAAACTGATGACCCGCCTCTTCCGGGTACAGTTGAGTTTGGTAGAAGTTATGCTAAACAATTCTTGTCTTGGGGACAGATAGTTACATTCTCACCCGGAACAGCACTATTCTTACCCGGAGTTTCAAAAGAAACTAAAGAAAACTTTGCTGGTTCTCAATCAAATACTGGAGAGGGAGCTGATGCTACAGCTGATATAGAAGGTTTGCAATCAGCTATATTTGATAAGAGTGGTGGGAAACTATATGCTTTCACTCCAGCAAAAACGACATACTTTGCATACGTTAATGTAATATGGAAGCACTTATGTATGCTCGCTGGTATATCAAATATGAACAGCCAAATCGCAAGTTATGTTACAAACGGAGCGACATCTGATATTGCTCATATAGACTGGGGTAAGACTGTAGACGTTGGGAATAGTTTACACAGAATACTACTAGAGCAAACTGGGGTATCTGGTGGACAAAAAGCAGCAAGTGGACTTATGGAAAACTTTAAAGCTTGGCTTGGGGATACTTCATTTTTAGCATCTCTTGATTCAACTCAAGCTTATATTCCTTTCTATCATGATGGACCTATAACATCAAATGATGCGTTTGATAACCAAACTGGAGAGTCTATGATAGGACAAAAGATAAATGAATTTGGTGGAGCTGAACTTATGAAAGAACTTGCGTTCCTTACAGGGAAGTCTTATGAAGCTATAGCCGAGCAAGCTGATGAAGAAAATGCGAATCAAACATCAGACGCTAAATCTATAATAAAAGGTAAACTATGGGGTATAAAGACTATAGTACCAGATATATGGAAAGATGCTTCATCTTCATCAAGAGAGCATACATTTACATTTAGATTTGCTTGTGCCGAAGGTTCGATGGAATGTTATGCTATGCAATGTCTAAGACCACTTGCTCATCTTCTTGCAAATACACTACCTATACATAGTGTGGGAAACTTTGGATTCTCAGCTCCACTTCTATGTAGAGTATACGCAAGAGGTATATCAAATATAGACGTTGGTATGATTACTTCTCTTGCAATACAAAAAGACCCAAAGAGTGTCGCTGCAAACGGAATTATGACAGATATGACAGTTACAGTTACAGTAAAGGATTTAACACCTATAGTTGCACTACCACATTCAAGAAATGGATTTAGAGCACAAACAGCTGTAGGTTATATATCTGTACTTGGTGGACTTGCTGGAGTCAACGCTACTATGTTTCCGTGGCAAAATCTTGAAGTTAAAATAGGACTTGAAGGACTTAAAACTTTATTATCACCTACAGCAAATATAGCTGGGTTTGGAAGATATGTGTCTGATAAGATAGGAGCAATAAAGGTCTGGTTTAGAAATTAAGGAGGAAAGATGCTTAAGTTTTCAGGAGCGAAAGCTAAAGAAAGAGTAAACTATACAAAGGAAAGGTATACTCCAAGTTATATAGAAAAGGTTCCTCAAAGTGAAAGATTATTTCCATACTTTGATGAAAGGCTTGTAATTACCGTACATGGAGAACCGATAGCAGATTCTCGTCCAAGATTTATGAAAGAAAGAGATGGAACTTATAACCCTCATAAGGCTTTTCTTATGAGGGTCTTTAAATCTGTATATGAACAAGATGAGCTTCTGCAAAGAACTCTTATAGAAAGACCTCTTGGTATGAGAATTAAATCCTTTGTAACACCAGAAAAGAAAATTTCAAAAGCTATCGGAGTTGATATAATTGATGAGAAATCGCTCTCTATCAAACAAAAAGATAACGATAACATCGAAAAAGTACACTGGGATGTAATGCAAGATGAAAAGTATTCTGTCATTTTAGATGACAGATTAGTCGCTTTCAATGAGACAATACAGATGTATTCTATAGACCCTAGAATAATTCTTGAGATTCATTATCCAAGTGACGAAATGCTTAAAATGCAATCTAAATACTTTAAACCGTATATAGAACATATTGAGCGTCTTGCAACTTATAGAAAGGCTAGAATATATCCAAAGTATATATTTACAATATCTAATACTAAGATAGCTAAGTTTCCAGAAGTATTCTTTAATAACATATCAAAGTGTGAGCTTACTGGGAAACAAGTCGAAAACATTTTGCACCTTTATAAAGCTGAAGAAATAAAACTTCTTATGGAGTATTTAAAGGCAAAACCTTTAACTAGAGATAAGAATGTGGCTTATATAAAGGAAGCAGTTGTAAAAGGAACTTATCCTATAACCATTAAAAAGAAGAACTTAAGGAGGCTTAAATAATATGATGGATAAAAATAAATTACATTTAGTTGCCTGCTATGCGGCATCTATTTGTGTTGATGATAGTTACACAAGATGTAAAGAGGCATTAGATAAAGATAGTGTAGATGAACTACTATCTGATGCTGTAGTTAAAAGAAGTTTGATACTAGCTTCTATTCCTGTAGTAAAGGATAATGATGTTATTAAAGCTGTAAAGAATGATGACTATTTTATAAACAGCTTTAAGTTACAAGTAAAGACACTTGTATCAACGACTAAGTTTTATAATTAAAATTAAAATATAAAGGAGGATAAAATGAATCCAGAAGCTTTACAAGATATAAAGGAAATAGCTTATAGAAACGCGGATAGTGAATCGTATGCAGTGTTTTTAGCAACTACTGTATGGAAAGCTATTCCACAAAATATTAAAGATAAACTTACCAAAGATAAAGATGGTAATGTTGTTGTAAATGATGTAGACGCTTTAACTATATTACAAGGAGTATTACCGAATATTATAGGAGAAGAGGAACTTAAAAATCTGATAGAATCTACTTATAAAGATAAAGATTTAGATTTACAAGAACTTTATGATTTAATGACTTTTGAAGAATTGAAAGATGTTGTTAAAGAAGAAAAGGTACAACTAATAGCGGAAGCTGATACTGAAAATGAAGTTAAAGACTCAACTAAAGATTTAACTGATATATTAAATAAAGATGCTGTACCTAATATTTTAAAAGTAATAGCATCTACAGTTCAAAAAGAAGTTAAAAAATCTAATGAAGAACTTGAAAAAATTGAAGCGGATGAAGTGTCTCTTATTAATACTTCTAAAGGAGAAGAGGGTAATGGAGATGATGATGTAAATGGAGCTTTTAACGACAATCCAGATGAAGATGGAACAAATACTAACGATGACCAAAGCCAAGTTACCGACAATACTAATGATGATGAGCCTAGCAATTCAAATGATAATCCGGATGCTACTGAAGGTTCTGGTGAAGGTGATAACCAAGAAGATAAGACAAATAATGATAAGCCGACTTCGGAAGAAGAGAGCCCAACAGCAGGAGAAGACGGAGAATTATACTCAGAAGCCGTCAGAGTAAAATATCATACAGAACTATACAAAAACTTAGTATACAGAGTTAAAAACTCAGTATCTAAATATGTATATAATTCTCTTGCGAATGGAGAGGATGTAAATGAAAGAACTAAGCTATCTCTTGCTATTGCTTCTTATGGTATTATTACATTTGGTTATTTACTTGACTATCTAAATGTAATGGGTGTACCCGAATATGCAAGTAGAGCAGAAGCTGTGCTTTCTTATTCAAAAGAAGGAGAAGGTGATATTTAATGCTAGTTAAATTCATAAGAGAAGATAAGAAGAACTTAGAAACTATAATGGAAGTTATAGGTATTACAAGAACTTCTCTTGATACTAAAGAGAGAAGGCATAACGGTCAATTCAACCAAGATGGAGAAGCGGTATATGAAGAAGTAGATAAATTTGGACAAACTACAATATATTCTTATTCTGGAATATTCTGTACTCTTGATTTGGAAGATAGTAAGCATAATGCACTTGCTCAAAAATTCAATGGTTCTAATGGACTTATAGAAAAAAAAAAAAAAAAAAAAAAAGAAAAAAAAAAAAAAATTTGTTTGGGGGGGGGCAAAACCCCCCCCCCTTAAACTTAATTTTTTTTTTGTATTCTTTTCAAAAACAGCCTTTTGAGGTGGTTTTAGTGAAGATTACTAAGTTTACAACTTTTTATAAAATAGATTTTGATGAGAAGAATAGGAAAAGAGAACTGTATTATTCTCAAGATTTAATGAACGCTTTATCAACTATTAACTATGCGACTGAAGAACAAGAACCGTTCTGTTATATACTAGGAGAGAAGAACTTAAGAGTTCCTAGAGGAGTTGGAGATGCTTGGCTTATGAATAAGCTTGGAGTATATGGAACTATACATGAAGGTCCTATATTTCCTTATGATAGTACAAAGTATTTCAATATTAATAAGAAACCTTTTCCTGAACAAATGAAAGTTATATACTTATCTTTAAAAGCTTTTAAAGCTGGACATACTCAGGTTATAATAGATATGCCAACAGGACGTGGTAAAACATTTACAGCAACAGCTATAGCGTCTGAATTAGGGTGTAATATACTTGTACTTGTAAAGACTGAAGTTCTTTTAAATCAATGGGCAGGAGAGAAGGGTTCATTTGTAAATCATACGAAACTTCGTCCTAGATTTATATGTGCAATGAGAGGTTCTAAGTGGTTTATGTCAACTTATGAAGAAAACTTAGGATACAAGATATTTGTAACGACTCATGCAACTCTTCGTTCTATAATAGACCAACAAGGTTCTCCATTTATTACGGAATGGTGTATAAAGAATAGAATAGGACTTAAGATATTTGATGAGTTTGATACTGAAGTTGATAGTATGCTAAAGCTTGATTTTATAACTTCAGTTAGATATAATTTGTATTTATCTGCAACCACATTTAAAAATGGACAGTATGATGATGCGGCTTTTCAAAAGATGATAAAGGATATACCAAAATATGGTAAAGACTTTTATGTAGAAAAGCCTAATAGAATAGCATATATCTATGGCTTTAAATCAGAACCTACAAGAGAAGATAGAAAGACTTGCTATAACTATAAAGGGAAGTTTGTTCCTGATAAACACATGGCTCTTAATATGAAATCTCAAGGTTTCTGGAATACATTAAGAGATATAGTTAAAACTCACGCTATGCCTATATATGAAATGGATAAAGGACATAAGATAGTTATAATGTGTGGAAAGATTGAAAACTGTAAAATAGTTAAAGACTTTCTAATTGAAAACTTTAATATCCCTTTAAAGCATATAGCTGAGTTTCATAGTGAAGTACCTAAAGGAGAAAAGGAACTTGCACTTACAAAGCCTTTTATTATATCTATTACAGATAGTATAGGAAGAGGTCTTGATATATCCAAAATTAAGCTTACAATAGATATGGAAACTTATGCTGGGGGCTCTATATTCAAACAAGCTACAGGAAGAAATGGTCGTGTTGGTGGAGAGACTGGTATTTATATCAAAGCTATAGATAAGTCTTTTATGGACACTATAAGATATTATAAGAAACTACATAGATTCTTCGATGAAGAATTTAAAATGTTCAAAGAAATAAATATATCAAAACATCTGGAAGGAGAAGATAGAAAATGAGTATAAGAGAAATAGTAACTACTGCTTGGGATGCAATTATGAAAACTGGAATATTCATAATGATACTTAACTATGCTGTATTTCGTAATTGGTACAAATACAAAAGATACAGAAAAATCAATAGACAAGTGAAGATGGAGTTCACAAGACGTAATGGTTGGTACATATTTGTAATGATATATGGAATACTTGCATGTATGTACATGTATGCTAACTGGAGATGATAGTATGGTACATAATGAAAAGTATTTAGTTTTAGATGATGTTGTGTATTCAACTACACACATCTTACTAGAGCTAATGGCTAAAGTATATCTGAAATTCTATGAGAACTCAGAACTCTTGGAAATGGCTAACGACGAGACTATAAATAACTTTGCATCAATTACACATATATTAAATGTGATATATCAAGATGATAGACCTTATCTTAAGAACTCACTATTTAATATAGCTATGACAAGACCTGTTGATGATTATATAGTTGTGTCTGAGGAGCTCTTAGACTGGCTTTTAAGCCAATTTAGTAGTTTAGACGATGTAATTGTCAGGTCATCACCTATAATGGCTTTAGTGGGTGCACCAGAGGTTATATGTGTGTATCAGCCTAAAAACAAATTAGAAAACTTAGCTATAAGAAAGCTAGGACTTAATAAGTATGTAGATAAGAATAGTCTTATAGATGATATAGAATTCTTTAAGCAACTTGATGAACTTAAAAAAGAAGCTAAAGACGATAGACCATCTATACTTACAGCTAATCAAAATGTACTTAATAATTACGGTGAATACTTCCCAATTCTTGCACCAGTTAATTTTCCTTGGTTTCCAAAGAATACAGTTGGTGTTGTAGAAGTGTGGGGTTTAGATAGTTTTAAAAGAAATAATGAAAAGGAGAAAGAAGAAAATGGAAATTAATGTAAAAGACAACTCAGTACAAGAAGTAAGAGAAGAAAAGAAAGAAATACTGCTTGAATCAAATCATGCAGAAGTAAAGCCTGAAGTAATATCTCATATACTTCATGATATGGCACAAGTTTTAGAAAAATCATACGGACCTACTGGAGCTTCAACTCTTATGATTACAGGAGATAAAGAAAATGCTATGGGAACTATGACAAAAGACGGGTTTACTCTACTTTCTAAAACTAAATACTTCCACCCATTACCAGTAGCTTTAAAGAAGTTACTTTTAAATTCAATGCTAGGAGTTTTAAAGACTGCAAGTGATGGTACTACAACTACTACACTTCTTATTGATAAAATGTATGCTTCAATGCACAATAACTTTAAAGGAATGAAAATTCCAGCACAAGTATTTCAAAATATAGCAAAAGGTGTAGTTAAAGATATAATAGAAGAAATAGATAATATTGCTATGTATGGTAAAGCAAATATTGAAGATTTATTTGGTATAATAGAAACTACTACAAATAATGACGAAGAACTTGCTGATACTTTAAAAGAAGCTGTAAATGAAGTTACAGATGGTGGAAGATATCTAAACGATATATCTTTAACTTTTAAACAAGATGGAACTGTACAAGGTTCTAAATATGAAATAAAAGAAGGGTATACAATACCAGCTTCTCCTATAGGATTTCCTAGAGCTGTACTTAGAAGAAAGGTAATTCCTATTATAGTTAATAGCAATATTGGAACAGGAGAGACTATAAGAGCTCTTATAACTCTATATACAGCTTTAGGTAGAAGCTATGCTCAAACTATTAAACAAGGTGTGGATATGAACCAATTACCGCCAGTTCTTCTTATAACTTATAACTTACAGTATAAAGAAGTGCTTGAAAGAGAAATGGTTTTATTTGCAAACCAATTAAAAGAAGAATTTGACCTAAATTATGTACCTGTGTATATCTTAGAATTTAACTATGATGGTTCGCTTATGTCTTTAAATGAACATAGAGACTTTGAATACTTAATAGGACAAACTCAAGCCTATGAACTTGATAAGAAAGTAAAAGATATATTCCCAGATGACACAAATCTTCCTGAAGAAAAGAAAGAAGAATCTGTTGTTAAATATGTATTTGATAGATTCATTTCAGGTAAGATGCAAACTATAGATGCTATTATATCTAAATCTTCTACAACTTTATATAACTTCAATGAAGAACGTAAGGAAGAGCTTAAGAAATCGTTAGAAGAAGAAATAGAAGATAATAGTTCAGATAAAGAAAAGGTAGAACTTCTACAAAGAAGACTTAGACGTGTATCTGGTAAATATGCTGAAATAACTATAGGTGGGGAAAATAGCTGGGATATAGGAAGAAAGGTAGACGCTATTGAAGACAGTTTAGGTGCTATAAGAGCGGCTATATCATCAGGAGTATGTGGTGGAATGTCTACACTTATTATGAAAGTGTATAATAGAGTTGCTCATAAATATAGAGGTAGAACTCATCAATTTGTAATACTTAATGACATATATAATGCTTACCATAGTTTATTTGATATACTTCTTACAAATGCTGGAGTACCACCAAGAACATTTGAGACACATCAAAGTGGTATAATACAACCTGTAGGATTTATTGATAGTCATTATGGTGTATACTTTGATATAGATGAACTATTAAAAGAATTTGATTCAAGAAAATCTATAAGATTTTCGTTCGATATACATTCTATATTAAATGCTATTACTAAAGGTAAAGAAGTTAAATCTGCTGACCATATTGCTTTCCATGTACTTAATAGTATAGATGGAGAAAAGAGAATACTTGAAGCGTCAGTTCAAGCTGTGCTATCGCTAATTTCTATGAACCAAATAACTATGCCAGACCAATATGATGTAGCAGCTTATACTACAAACACATTATAAGATAGGATAGTTAAATTACTTAAAATAAGAGAGAGTACGAAGATTAATACTGGGCGTAATGCCCAGTATTTCTTTAATTTGTGATTTCTATATATTTGTGTAATACTTCTACAAGTATAGATGTATTACCATCATCAGCAGCTTTATTGTAAGTTAAAGTAAGAACCTTATTAGTCTTATTAAATGAAAACTCCCAGCTAGATTTATGTGATTTCATTGTATATACCATGAATGTAGCAATATCACTTAGAACTCTTGCTTCTTCATTAGTATCATCTAATGTAAATGTAAATGTATTAGCTCCAGCATTTATATTTCTTTTAAATAAACTTCTTTTCTTATATAAATACTTTTTAACATTTCCATTTATTTCAAGTTCAGCCTGTCTTGCAACTATTAAACTATCTACTCTTTCAGATAACTTCTTAGTTACTTCAGCAGAAGCTACCTTATCATTTCCACCTTGAGAGACAACTGTTGTAATATCTTTCTTATTAACTGAATTACTTTGTACATACTTAAGTGCTTTACCTGTTGCTATATCACTATCAGTTATATTAAGTACACCACGGGTATTATCAGGTGTACCATCTGATATTGTACCTTTATTTACAGAAGATACCTTATACACATGTATACCTGCTGTAGCTGTTGTAATCTCAGTATTTTTAGGAAACGCTGTAGGAGCTTCAGTTGATGCGAAATACATAGATATATCTCCGGCTGAAGTCGCACTAGGCATATTACATACTAAGAACTTCTCTCCATCTTTAATATTTGTAAGTGCTGATATTTCAGCTTCACTTCCAAGAAGAACTGGTATCTTAGTCCAGTTAATTGCTCTTTGATTAGCACTATCTTGAAATCTATTAAGTATATCGAGTGCTACTGGTAGTTCGACAAACTTAGTTCCATTCCAATAATGAAGTGCTGTTTCTGTATCATTTAAGAATGGTACACCAGTACAGATATTTGCATATCTTGTAACTTCATTCTTATTCTTTGGGTCATTTGATAAGTTTATCGTAATCTCAACTGAAGTAGCATCTCTTGTAGTAGAGATATATCTCCAGTGTAATCTACCTTTACTATCGGTTGCTGTAAATCTATTAACTCTTAAAAGCTTCTTTTCATCAAAACCATATATGGCTGTAATCTCTGATTTCATTTGGTCTATATGGTCAAATGAATATAAATCATCGGCGTCAGTTATAAACGGTCTTAAAAGTCTTATATCCTTTAATGGCATTATTATTAACCTCCCTTTACTTATTAAAATTCCTAAAAAAATGTTTGAAAATGAGTTATTTGGTGGGGATAAACCCCACCATTTAGCTATAGCCTTACAAAGATGACTACCAAATTAATGTTTATAAATTTATCTTTCATATTGCTTCCCATATAACTTCTCTATTGCTATAACTCTACATACTTTACCATTATGGTCTTTTACAAAGAAGTCATTAAATTCTATATCTTTTGTGACTTTAGATATATCAAATATATCAAGCCAACAT